AAATCTGCATCTATAACATCAATTTTATTATCAATATATTCGGTTCTTAAATAGTTTAGGATCTTTTCAACTTCAGTCATATTCTCTTTTATATGTCATCCAAGGTTCATTAGATGATGTAAAATGTAGTAATTGTTATTATTCATATAAATATACCATGAATATAAGTTAATGATTTATACCTACTATTGCATCGGGATATGCAATAAAATAATCATGAAATTCCTTTATATTTTTACATCCCATATAAGATAATGATGATCTTATACCATAATCAATATCTTTAAGAAATGGAGCAAGTTTACCTTTAGGTTCAATTGTAATTGATTTGCCTTCTGGGTTTTTATATGTAGTTTCACCATGAATATTTTTTAATTCTTGTGTAGCATCATATGAAGCCATTCCTCTATAAACCATATCTCCTAAGATATATTTATTAGGAGATTCATCAAATCCGGCTAACATTCCACCTAACATAACTAAATCTGCACCAAGTGCTAATGCTTTTGCAATATCACCACTTGTTTTAAGTCCACCATCTAACATTATATAACATTCATTTTCAATCTTATGTGGAACTATTTCGGCTAACATATCCACAGCACCAAATGAAACTCCAGTTGCTAATGAAGTTGTACAAACGGAACCCGTACCAATTCCAACTCTAATTATATTTACACCAATTTCTCTAAGATAATTAAATCCTTCTTCGGATGAAACATTTCCTGCTATAATAATATGCCTATTACTATCATATAATTTACTACACAAAAAATGTTTAATAAATTCACCAGTGTTAATATTAAATCCATTAGCGGTATCAAAACATATCCAAAGTGTTGTACTAAATGTATGTTTATTATTATTAAATGTTTCTATTAATGCATGTAATCTTTCTTCTGAATCATTATTAATACCAACAGCAACACCAATGTTAACACTCTCAGGTGGATGGAAATAAAATGCAGATGAAATATAGCCAGTTTTATCAAGAGCAATTTTTAATTCTTCACATTGGTTGTCTATGGTTTGGAATCTATGTATAATTCCAACTCCACCTAACTTTTGCATTTCAATTGCCATAGTACTATTACATACAGTATCCATAGGTGAAGCAATTATTGGTAATCTTAAATTTGTATTACAAATTCTTTGTGATAAATCAATATCACTTCTTGATTTTATATATGATAATTCCCTTGGTATTAAACCAATATCATTTAGGTTTCTACTTTGATATATTTTCATCTATTTTTGTAACCATTCTCCAAATAATATAATAAGTGTTATAAATCCTATAATTCCAGTAGGAATTGAAAACCAAAGTGGAACTAATTTTTCAATAACAAATCCAAAATAAAACATTAGATATATTAAAGGTATACATAAGTATAATCTCCAATGATCTTCCCAATGATCTTCTAAACGTTCCTTTAATGTCGGGTTACTTCTAAAACTACACATTATAATCTACCAACTTCCATAATTTTTTGAATCTTTTTTCATAATCTAATTTTGAATTTTTTATCTTATCTAAATCTTTAGAAAGAAAATGACGTTCTACTACATAATCATCATCACTATCTAGTTCTGTTAATAATCTATCGTTTTTATTGGTATACCAATCATCATCAACATATGGACCTTCATAACAAGTACAAAAGAATTTCTTTTTATCGGATAATCTTCTTAAAACGACATAATACTGTTCAAAATGTTTTTCATTATCTTTATCTCGTAATTGTCTAGACAATTGTTGCCATTTTTGTAATTCAACATTAATAGGATTATCATCTTCATAATCAGAATATTCTAAATATGTTTCTTCAGTTAGTGATCTAAATAGTTCAACATCCAATACAATTTGTTCTAACGTTTTATTTTTCATTATTCAATATTATTTTTTATAAAATTAACAAATACTTTCCAAGAATTATTTAATTCTTCATCTTCAACTAAATCAAAATACGTATCTTCTATAGATTCTTTTAAACCATTAATAGCATCGTCAATATTTTACCAAAATAATAAAGACCATATTCAGTTAGGCTAGCTATCCAACCTTGACCATCTATCTCTATACCAATTTCAATATCATTCTTTAGTTTTAATGTCTTTAGTGAATTAATTTTCATTTATTTAATCCATCCCGTCTCATACCTGATTCAACTTCATTATATAAAAAACTTTGAATTTCATTATATTGTTCTAATGTAACCCAACCCGCATATATTTCATCAGGTCCAAGAACATCCAATTCGGAATATTCATCAGTTAACATATTAACCACCTTTATCTTATTAGATAAAATAACTTCAGATTTTAATCCATTTTGATTTATAGTTATATTCATTTTGGTAACCTATTTAATTAAAAGAAGGGAGTACTTAAGTACTCCCATTAAATTATTTAACAGTAAATATGCGTTCTGTTTGACGATCTACCGCTTTGTTTGTTTTTGGAATTGTTATTGTAAGTAAACCATCTTCATATGATACTGTAATTTTATCATATTTGAAAGTATCTTTTACTAAAGGTAAAGTTCTATTATATGATGCAGATTTTCTTTCACATATACGAACTATCTTATCGGACTTGCTATCTTCATAGACTGGTAATTTTTTATTTGCGCTAATAGTTAATTCATCATTTAATACTTTAACCTTAATTGAATCCTTATCTGCATAAGGTAATTCTGCATAAACAACGGTTTCTAAAACATCATTTACAATATCAACCTTTAGGTTATTATAAAATTCACTATTTGCTATTTTTTTAATAGCATCTAAAAATTCATTATAATTAGGTGTTGGATATTTGTAAGGTTTTGACCAATCAGGCCATGATGGTTTATTAGGAATATGTTTTTCCCAATCATAACCAAAAGTATCTTTATAAGGTTTAGTATTAGTATCATAATAAAAAATTAAATTTTTATCATATGAATTTCCACCAACCTCAATTATACCAATATTTTGCATATATAACTCCTTTTGTAACTTAAAAATTAATTTATTATAGGTACACCTTAAGCATACCTATAATAAATATTATTTGATTTTCAAATATTCTACTTGTTTTTTACTATTTTATCAGCAACTGTTGATGCAGCATATGCATCAGGCTTTGATACAAATCTAAAACCCATAGAGTTAACATATCCTTGAGCAGGTGCATAAATTGCATTACTAAATTCAGAATCTTTAGGATTACAATCTACGTGAAACTCTACTACATTTCTAAATAATTCAAATACACCTTCATCTCTAAGATAATTGGCAACGGCCATAGTACATTCTACCTCTTGCCATAATCTAAACCTATCATCTATCTTAGAGTTATATGGTTTAGTTAGTGAAGATATGATATGACCACCATGTCCAATTTCTCTTAAACAAATTGCAGTAACAAATGCTAACTTGCGACCTTTACGTGATCTTTGAGAATCAGTACCAATTGCAATTGAATATTCTTTATCTTTATTGATAGTAAGATAGTCTTTAATATAAACAGCAACATCGCCGATTATAGTACCATCTATTTTTTTGAAAATGAACTCTTCCTTTGCGTTAAGAATTTCCATTTTATTTTACCTTTATTTATTTAATTTGTATAGTATAATATAACTATTTATTTACCAAATGTCAATTGAGTTTTATTTCCATCTTATATCAGGTCTAGGTCGTCTAACTGGAGCAACATAAGGTTTATTAACAGGAAGTGGTGTTAATGGTTTTGGAGTTTTATATATCGTACGAGATATACGTTCTCTAGTTATATTATTTCTTTTTACTTCATCTTTAGATTTCATACTATAATATATGTAAGATGAACATATTAAAAATATTACTAAAAATATACATGCTAATATTGCATATGAAAATATTACAAACAATTCATCCATTATAATAAATTCCCAAGATATCTATTATATTTTGTTGCTAATTGTTCATCTGACATTGTATTAATATCATTTAATATTGATGGTGATTTATACATTTCATATATTTTTTGCATTGCTACATGTAATGGATTAAAATTTTCATCATAATCATCTTCGGTTTCAAATTCAGAATTTTCATTAAATATATTAATTGGAATATCAATAGATTCCTTATTAAAAACATGTACACATAATTCATCAACTAATGATCTAATAATAGTACCTACATTATCATTGTTAACACAATTAACCTCATTCTTACGAATGTTAGGATCACTTATAAAATTAAAATCGGTTTTAATAAATACTTCTATTTTTTCAGAAGTATCATTATTTTCATTTGTTAAATTTATATTTTTATACTGTACTGCAACATCCCTAGATCTTACATAAGTATCCCAGTTAACATATTGTACTGATGTTTTAGTATCATTAAATAATAATTCAAATGCATGAACCGAAAATGGTACGTTATTATTAACTATTTTATATAATCGTATTTTATATTTAGATAAGTCTTTCAAATCTAAAAGCTTATCTAAACCAAAATTATTTAATGATGCAACATAATCACCATTATCTTGGATGTGTAAATCAATATCACATTCTTCTAATCTTAATGGAAAACAAAATACATTAATTTGGTCTGATGAATTTGTTCTATTTGTATAATCTACTGCATATGCTGTAAACATTATATATTACCTATAAATCTTTCATATTTATTTTTTAATTCTCTATCATTTAACTTTTCTAAATCATCAAGTATACTATTTGATTTATACAATTGATATACTTTCATAACTTGTTCTTTAATTAAAGATGGTACTTTAAAGTTTTTATTAGGATCTATATTAATAGTTTCAGGAATCCTACCAAACCCAGGTACATCTATTAAACTAACACCACAATTTGTATGACATTCATTTTTATATGTATCATATATGATAGTTCCTGAAGATTTTTTAGTACCTAATCCTACATTATATTCGCTCAAATAATTTTCAGAATCATCAAATATTTCATCTATAATATCTTTATTATCAGTTTTAGCATATGACACAAATACTTTATAATGTTTATATTTTGTTTGTGACATTGGTATATTTGCTGCACCTAATACATTATTAATTGCACTTTTTATTTTTATAGGTTGTAATGATTTATCTTCACAATTATAATATGACCAACATGTAGATTCTAATATTTTATAATCTATATTACCATACTTCATTACTTGTGCAGTTTTAATTCCAAAATCATTTGTACATATATTAAATAATTGTGCAGTTTTAATAAGAAGTGACAAGTCTTTAGTATTGGTTGTTAAAACATATTTATCATAATTAAGAAAACATGGTAAAATGAAAGATGCTGAAAGTAGATTAGTATCATCAGCATCTATATCAAAGATATGTTGAAATATACCATATGCTAAAACTTTATCATTAAAGTTGGATGTCATTGTTTTTTATATTCCAAATCTTTAATCATTAGTTTAATTATACCTAAGACATATTGATTTATATCTCTTTTATCTAACATTGCAAATAAAACTGATGGATATCTTTTATTTTTAGCAAGCATTGCAAATGAAGCCCTATTAAAAACTTCATTTCCATTTACTAAATTCATAATTTCATTAAAATCATTTTCAGATGTTATTGAAATTTCATCATATAAAGCACCAAATAAATTTGCATAGGTTTGAGCTTGTTTATAAAACTCATCAGGTAACTCTGTACATGATTTCCATAAAGCATCCCAACCTTGAGTATATAAAACATCGAACATGGTTTTCATTGAAAAGTTTGAACGTAATCTATGTAACTCAATATAATTTTCAAATTTAATTTTCATTCTAAAATTTGAAGGAGTAAACTTTATAACAAAACCTTCTTTGTTAGTTAAATTCAATGACTTTAATTCCTTAAAGGACATTTTAGGTAATGGATTAACAGTATTACAACCAATAAAATCATAAGGAATTTTATCTTCACCTGTAATTTTATTTATAGTTGTCAACAATACTAACATTTTTGAATCACCATAATCCAAAACAATTTTATTCTCAGGATATATAATTTCAAATAAAAATGTTAATTTAGGATTTGCTAAGATATAATTTTTAAGGTTCTTATTATTGTTTATCATATCCAAACCAATGATGCTCTGGTCACTTGCAAAAGAGCCACGAGTGTGAACTAATAAGTTATCATTATAAATTGATACTATTAATAATGAACCATCATATTTATCATAAACTTCATAATCCTCATTAGGTATTCTAGAAAAAGTACCATCCAACTCTTCAAAATTAAAGATCTTATCAAATGGACGAGAAACTATATTACCATCAAAGTCGAGTACTAATCCTCTACACATTTTAGTAAACATATCCCATTTTTTATCGAATTGACATTCACGAGAATAGTTATATAAATAAAGTGGCAATTCATAATGTCTAACTTTATTTATTAATCCTTTTTCTACGTAACTATCTAAAACTTCTAAATTCATTATTATTCTCTTTTATTTTTTTTAATTGTGGTGCTATATAATGTTTATAATTAAAATTATAAAATAATATTGCTGCTTTTAATGTATGACATTTAATAAAAATATGTTTTTTATCAGGTTCTAATTCTATTGTGACTTGGTCTGCTATTTTAGCATTAATGATATCAGTTAATAATAAATCATATACGGCTTCATTAGAAACTTCGTTATTATAAAGTTGCGAATAATTTTCAATATAATATAAATTAGTATCTGATGATAAATCAAAATAACTTGATTCATAATATTTTATACGTTCATTCCAAAAATCATCATAACGAATACATTTATCTATGAAGGCTCTCAAGTTACGTAAACCATCAGTATTCATAACTTCAGTTGATCCTTCATATATAAAATAACAACCATCAACTCCACGTTTTTTTAATTCAACGGATCTCAAGTAGTAACCTTTTTAGTTATATATTTCTGAAACCAATCAAAAAATAACATTATGAAAACAATCAAAATAAAACCAGATGCTATTAAAGCAAATAAAATACATAATGCCACAAAAGTTGTAAATAACCAATCTTCCTGTGAAACAAAATCTTTAATATTTTCTTTGATATTCATTTTAGAAATTTCCATCCGCAACTTGGAAACATTGTAAACCAATTTGTCTCCACATATTTACAACTTGATTTCTATCATCAAAGACACCCAATATTGTATAGTTACCTTCAATTTTATTTTTATAAATTTCATGTTTAACAATATCATCAGGTCTATTATCTTCGGTTTTACGCATAAATAAATGATCATAACGAATATTATTATCAGTTAACCATTTTCTTGTAAGATCTTCACAAGAATCATCACGACCACTAAGAATTATGATATCATAAAAATAATCATGATTATCTTTTAACATCCTAGCTATCATAGGTACTGAACCATTAGGAAGATCCGTATCAACTTTCTTAAAATCATATGGGGAGCGATTATTCATTAATGCTAATGTACCATCAATGTCAAAAATAAATGCTTTACGCAAACCTGAATAATTGTTAATTGCTTTTTCAAATGGAGTAAGTAAAGTAGATTCTCTATCAGGATATATGTGTTTTGATGTAGCCATTTTATTATAGAAATATTCTATTGCTATCTTTGGAACATTTGCTTCCCCTTCACGCAATGAATTACGTCTTAAAGCTTCATCAAGTTCAATATCAAGTGTTTCAATTGAAACATCAACATTAATTTTATACTTAACCGCAATTTGATGACATTTTTTTAATGTCTCACCAATTACAGAAGTATCAATGTTTGTATCATCAATTACTGTATTTTTGCCATTAGAAACAAACAATTCTAAGCAATTCCATCTCAATTCTTTAATGAGATTTTCCTTAGATTTGTTAAAATCTACGATTAAATCGGCACTGTACATTTTTCTGAGTGAATCTCTATTAATTCGTACCCACCCATTTTTACATAATTCTTTAGAATATGTAGATTTTCCTGAGGCGGGGATGCCTCTAAGTATTTTTACTTTAACTGTTTTCATAACCTAATTATTTTGTTTTTATAATATAAATATAACTATTTTTTGTTGGAATGTCAATTGAGATTTTTTATTTGTTCGGCACTAATATCATAGCTATCAATTTGAGATAATGTATCATATGCAAAATTTAGACCATCCAATCTACCTTTCCAATATGTAATTCTTAATTGAGTTTGTACGGATTTTTCACCATGATTTGTAACATAGGTAATAAGTCTTTTTGTAGACTCTGATTTGTCTTTGATTATTGACATTGAGGATCTTATATAAATCCAATATTTTATAAATTTAATTATTCCCATAGGCTTACTCCGTAGATTTAAGTGTATGTATTAGAGTTTGTATCTAATTATAATTATTTAGAAATAAATAAAATATGTAATTTATCTAAAGTATTTTAGTGGAGATGTGGGGTACTGCCCCCAGTGTTGCAATCTACTAAATATAAGTCTTTCACAAGTTTAGTAAAGTTTTACGATAACTAAACAAAACGGAATGTTTCTTTATGAAATTACATATCAATTCTTCATACAGTTCTGAGATAATTAGTATCTTATTACTGTCAACATAATTTAGTCGATTTGCATCATTTATTCTATTACTCGACAATGGGAGAATAAATGTTTAGCTACGATTAAGCAGCTAAAAGGTAAGTGTTTTCTGCACTTATTGTTTTAGGTATTTTTTAAAAATGCTTACTTATAACATCTACTTGCACTCATATAACAATCTATCACAGTCGAATCTAGTTCATCCCCGTGTTGTTATAAATATAACGAATTTTCAAAAGTTGAGGCCTCACCCAAAACCGACTTGGGAACTGCGGGATACGAATCCGCTATTTTTCCGGTTAAACTACAAGGCCAAATGTAACTTGTTAAATAAAACACCAACAAAAAATATTGCACAAATTATTACTAATGCTGTTAATATACCTAATGTTATATCGGCTGCTTTTTGATATTTTTTACTAATGTTCATTTTTTTAATTTCATAATTAATTGAATATGTGTTCTTTCTTGTAAATCGATCCCAAAATCTTTTTCAACTTCACTTCTTAAAAATGGTAAAGTATAATGATTAATAAAATGAGGATAATATTTATCAGGAAACTTTTTAATTAAAGATTCTTTACTTATAGGTAAATAATTTTCATTCATTTCTCGTTCCCAATTTTCAATATATCTATATGTTAAAAGAAAATGAGTAAAACTCCAATTTTCATCAAGTCCTCCCCATTTTGCTTCCCATTTAGATATCTTATCAGAATCAAATAATTGTCTAACTCTCATTACTGATGTAGGATCTGATAATCTACTACAACTATTCGATACACACATATCACGAATTATAATATATGTTGGACTAATATTAAATATTTTATTCCAAAATTTATCTACATCATCTAAACTGTAACTATATACTTCATGTATTACTGATGATAATATTATTGCACTTTTTGAAAATATTGATAAATCAAGATTAGGTTCAGATGTAAAAATACATTTTTTATTTTTAACATTTTCCTTTGCTAACTTAATCATCTCTGGGTCAATATCATATCCAACATATCTAATATCAGGAAATATGGATGACATCATTTTGATTAATTCACCATTGGCACAACCATAATCTAAAATTGTATTAACATCAATTTTATCAATAAAGAACATTTTATCCATTAAAGACATTGACATACTTTTATTGTATTTATTTTTATCTTTAATAGTTATAACTTTATTGGTTTTCATGCAATTCTCTTAAATCCATTAAAAGTTGTGTTGTATAATATGGGTCATTTACATCATATCCTTTTACTGTCATATTTGATAATAAAAGTAATTCATATATATCATCATCGACATGACAAAACACACCTAATTCCATTAAGAATTTATATTTATGTTGAAAGTTAGTAAAAACCATATGATCTTTATCTATACCTAACTTAGCAGCAACCCTAAACAAATCTTTATGATCAGTTGGAAAATCATACCTGCTTGGGTCTTCATAACGAGATGTAACTATAAACAATTCACATCCCAAATTTTTCAATTTCTTTGCAAACTTTTGTACACCTTTACGTGACAAGGTTGCATCAAAATCAAATGAAACTTTACTATTCATAAACTAATAATTTCGATTTTAATATTGCATAAATAAATACTACAAAGAATATAATATCCATTGTAAGTAAAAAATAAAATGGAAGCATTAACTTTATATTGTTATATGCTAAAAAATATATTTCAGTTGATGCATATGACATTATAAACATCTGAAATAAATATAAACTTGCTAATGGTTTTCTAATCATGATTTTTATTTTTCCAAAAATTAGGACATTTTAATACTTTTCCAGATTTGGTTACATCATGTATAACATTACCAATTTTAATACTCTTAACACGTAAACCTAATGACTTTAGATAATCCGCATATGCTTGCATTTTAATCAAATGTTGTTGTGAATATTCTGGTTTATAATCTTCCATATCAATAATGTCCTGTTAAATATAAATTTTTATCATCAGGATAAATAAACCTACCAAAAACTTTAATAAACTCAGTATCTGGACTATCTTCAAATGTATTATCAGGTTTCTTTTCAGATACCCAACCATTATCTGTAAAATATTTATCTTCGATTCTTTCATATAAAACTTTGGCATCATCTGGATAATCATTTAAGATTTTCTTTAATTTACCAACCGTCATATATAAATCATCCATTTTAGATTTATTTTGTTTATTATTTTTCATATATAAATATAACCATTATTTTACCAAATGTCAACTTAGTTTTAATTTATTACATTCCATACGTTGACCTTCAAACCAATGCTTAGCAGTTTGTACGTGATTAGGTCTAACAAATTTAGCTACACTTTTTCTAAAATCACCATAAGAAAAAGAATCAGATAATCTAATTACATATCCTTCAGTTGTATCATATTTAGATTTATCCCATAAAGATTTAATTAAATCTTCATCATAAATTCCTTTATATAATACCGGTACTGATTTTATATTTAATAAATCAAAATAAGTAATAGTATCATCCCAAGATAAACATATATTTTTTTCATTCCAAATAGAAAATCCTAAAAAATATGATGGTAAATCATTATAAACAGTAGAATGTTTAGCAAATAGATTTTCACCACATATTCTCCAATTATCAGGAATTTCATATGATATAGTATTCCAAAAATTCTTTACCCAATTTCTAGATTCATGATTATTTGAATCAATTGACCTAGCATGAATATTATCATTATACATTGTAGTATTTTCACCATCCATTTTAATAGATACTACAACATCCTTACCTATAAAGTTATCCATACTATCAATCATTCTATCATCATCGTGCATTCCTAATGACCAAGGTGTATGATATGTTCTAGGATATTTAACATACTTAACAAACATATTAAGATATATTTTAATTATCTTTTGTACACTTTCATCAAAAAATAACTCACCCTTTAATCTAGTTCCATTTGGTAATATAATATTACCCCACTTATCATAAACTAAATCGGAATAAAAATGTTCAGGTAAAATATTTTCATTTGCTTTTATTTTTTCTCTAAGAGTTTCAACTGAAATTGTTGTTGACTCTGCTAAGAAATGACAATTGTTACAAACAGTTGCACCATTATCTAAATAATATCCACCGTCATTAAATAACCTACGTTCTAAAATATGATGAGCAACTGGATTATTACTTTCTCCACATATGACGCACTTATAATTATCACGTTCTAAAACGGATTTTCTAAATTCATCTCTTGATAATAATGTTGACATTTTAATAACCTTTATTGCTAAGAAAGCTGACATTGTCAGCTTAAAAAATATTAGAACCGTGGAAGGGAATCGAACCCTTATTTTCAGTTCCTATTACGATTAGCTGTTTAGAAGACAGCTTCGACTACCACGGCATTTGTACTCACAGTATGACTCGAACATACAATTTCAGTTCCAATTACGATTAATCGTTTCGAAGACGATCTCGACTATGTGAGCATGTTTGGTACTGATAGAGAGACTCGAACTCTCACGGACATTCATCCAACGCATTTTGAGTACGTCGTGTTTACCATTACAACCATATCAGCATTTTGTACCCAAATACAGATTCGAACTGTAATCACATCCTTCGCAGGGATGTATTCTTATCCATTGAACTATAAGGGCATTTAATATAAATATATCATTTATTCAATTTTGACTTTTCATCATTCTTTAATATAGAAATTAATTCTTTCAATTCTTTTCTAACAGATTTATGATCTACGCAGTCATAATCAATTTTAATTAATAATTCATTACCTATTTGAACAGTAATCCATTTATCAATCATACTATATTTTTCAACTTTGATTTTCATTATTCAATGCTAAATAATTTTGTCTTATTGTTTGTAATTTTTTAATAAAATTATCAAGTACTTGTTTATTAACATCCTCATCACCATCATCTGGAAATTCAGGATCATAAACAAAACCATAACTTGGACTATACATACAACTTATAAGTTCTAAAAGAAGCATTGCTTCATCTTGGTCAATATATAAACCATTTTCCATTATCTTACTCTTGAACTATCTAATAAATTCATTAAACATACAACTTCAGATTTTGTAATCATATCAATGTCAGCTTTAAGTACTTCACGTAATGCTAAGTAATATGCAAAACATTCATCACCTCTAATAAAAATCCCAGGCCAATCATCGTTAAATTGTACAGGACCTGTTTCAATTCTTTTCTTTAATGACTTAATTTTTATTTTGTTAACATCCATACAAATTTTTCTTTAAATTCATTTACTTCACGAACAAAAAGATTATTATCAGAATCTTTATATAAAACCATAATTTGATTAGTACTACAATTTGTAGCATTAATAACAAATTCATTTATAATTTCATAAACTTTATTGTTTTTTATATTCCAAACTTTTTGTGGAATGTAAACCAATTCTGCATTTTCCATAAATAACCTTTTATTTGTGAGCCCAGATGGAGTCGAACCATCACCATACTCCTTAAGAGGGAGCTGCATTTGACCATTTTGCTATGGGCCCATATTTGAACACCGAATGAGAGTCGAACTCATATCTCCCGCCTTAGGAGTGCGGCACTCTAACCATTGAGCTACCGATGCGTTTGTGGGAAGTACCAGAATCGAACTGATTTTCTTCGCTCTTCAGGCGACCACTATGACCACACTAGTTCACTTCCCAAATTTCATTTTAATTTATGATAACATTCAAATTTTGAATCTATTATAAGTTTCTTTAATTCATCTGCAAACTTTTGTATTTCTTCATCAACCTTTTCAGGTTTCATCATACCACATTTACATGGCCTGAATTTTGAATTACAAATTGGACATTCATAATTCCATTCATAATCTGAAAGATTTACCATTTGTTTTTATCCTTAAAGTATACCCAAGTAATTTTTTTATTTTTTGAAATAATTTCATTTATATCTTGAGTTAATAATGGATTCCAAGGAATCTTTTTTGTTTTATTTTTAACAATTTTTTGTAATACTTTTATTAGATCTTTTAATTCATCAACATCCATATGTTGATATTTATGACCACATGTACAAATATTATCCCAACATTCAGGGCAATCACTCATTGACATATAATATCCTATCAGTATAATTTATATGTACATTTAATTTGTTTATTTTCTAATAATGAAGTCATACAATTATCACATATAGGAGCATTGATTATTAAATTATTCAATATCTTATAATCTAATACTTTAAATTCCATAAAATCATATAGTGATGTACCAAAAGCTCCATATATCATATCTTTATTAAAGAAGCATGCACAATCGTCACCTTGTATGCTATCATCAAAAAGTAATCTATAATCCGATTTACATATCTGACATTTTATAGTATTCATTAGTCTTTTATAAAATTATTAGTTGAGGAAGATATCCGATTTGAACGGATGCAGCGTTTCACCGCCGTCACAGTTTAGCAAACTGGCCTATTACCACTCTAGCAATCTTCCATTAAAAATCATAAACCGAAGGTAAGTTGCAACTTACTACTGAAATAAAGATTCAGGGTCTTTATTTAATTAAATTACTCACCTTTGTACGGTAACCTCCGGATGAATTATATTATTTACCGACGCTGCAATGTCCGGCATAACTTTATAATCCATACCATCTCAGGTTATTCAGGCCTGTTAGGAAAAGTAATCTTTAATGCATTTATACTTTCTGAAGGTATAATACATTCTTCGGTCTAGTATTAGTATGCTGAGATTCGAACTCAGGTCTCAGGCTTCCCGCCCGTATTCTGCCGTTAAACTACATACAAATTTCAAAGCTGGCATGGAAAGGATCGAACTTTCCTCAAGTGGGTAACAGCCACTCCGTTTCACCATGATTCGTACATGCCAATATAAAAACAATAACTAATACTCGGTACTCAAGACAATGTCCTACGCGCAGGATTTCCCGAAGTTTCAGAGCTACATATTAATTATCAAAACAAAGCGATTTTGCCTCCAACATAAGCGTTGGTATGCCTTTTATCTACACCAAAAAACCGCAGTGGGCCCGCCGAGAGTCGAACTCGGACTTTACTGGTTAAAAGCCAGCTGCATTTGTCCATTTTTGCTACGAACCCATAAAAAAATATTTCTAGTTAATTTGTAGTTTATTAACATAAATTTGTTAAGCGTATACTAATATGTTCTCCTCAACGGTATACTTTCTTTATTGTATAACGATTTTTGCAAATTTCATTATACGGCAACAGAGTACTTAACATCAATATATCTTCACAATGAACGATTTCTACTTAATCTCAATAGGGTTAAACTATTGTCATTGCTCCGAATAGAAACTTAGTCTGCATAGAGGGACTTGAACCCCCACACCCCTGAATCCAAATCAGGTAGCCTGCCAATTGGCCCATACGCAGATAATATCTATATGTATACAAAACCGGATTATATACATATATAAATAAATAGCATCGATTTCTCCACCGCTTGCCACTCTCTGAGGCATAACCTCATAGACAGGATTCGAACCTGTTAAGTATCATAATGAATCTTCAAAAGATCCCACTTTATATTTACTTTGCTCCTAATACTGGAGTCGAACCAGTCTCTATACAAGTTAACAGCTTGTCGCAATTCACCACGATTGCTAATCAGGAATATGGCTCAGAGGGAGGGACTCGAACCCCCAACATCCGCGTTAACAGCGCGGCGCTCTACCATTGAGCTACCAATGAATGTAAAAATAATTAATTGTATTATCAATGTACATGAAACTTTACTCTTAAGTCGACATCAACGTTAGAAGCGCTGAGTTTGCATTCTTCTACCACTAATACAATTAAAATTTGCGCCGCAGGTGAGTTTTGACCTCACAACCACCAGTCGACTGGCGCTCTACATTGAGCTACCGCGGCATATAAATTTAGCAACCCGGGAAAGTTTTGACCTCACAACGCAGCTCTTGACGACCTGCAGCTTTACATTAAGCTACCGAGTTATATTAAACGGCCACTGGGTTAACATATTTCATTTAACTCTAAAGCAAGGCTGTTCTTATAAGCATCAATGCATACTTATAGCTTATAGTCCCTACACGTTTTATTCAGATGTATCTGACCAGTGATGTTGTCGGTATGATAGGACTCGAACCTACACGATGCCTCCGCCCCAAACGGAGTGGCCTAGCCATTGGCCCACATACCGATATAAAAAATAATTTTAGCTACTTAAATTCTTTTCAAATATATCTATTAATTCTTAATCCTATAACCTTTCTTGAGTCGGTCAGTCTGATTATGAGCAGACAACTACAGGGAATCAACCTGTCGGATTTATTATGAATTAAAATATTTGACCAACCTCCAATCTTTCAAAAAGTTATAGAATCATATATCTAATCATTAGCACACCCAAAGAGAATCGAACTCTTCCATCCGGTTTTGGAGACCAGATCGCCAGCCTTGGTTCATGTGGATGCATATATACAAATATTGAGGCTCGCCTTCTATCCTCATATCACTCACGGTACGTACCATACTAAATATGGACTTTCCTACCGACTGCCGTTTTTATATTTGTAAAATTTTAATATTTTGTTTTCATTATCAATTATTTATAATACAAATTTAACCATTTTTTATTTAATTGTCAATAGAGTTATAAAATTTATTTTTCTAATCCAAAAAAATGTTTCCAACCTTCAGTACCAAAAAAATCATCATCTCCTAAATCATTTAATTTATCATATAAATAAACTAACAATTTTTTAGCTTCATCTTCTGTTAATTTTTTAACAGGTGTGTTTGCCAATTCAATTAATTCTTCTTTATTTTTCATATTCTCAATTAAAATTTATAATACAAATTTAACTATTTTTTATTCAAATGTCAATAGAGTTAATAAATAATTTTATCTATTTTTAATCCAATTGATTGTTAAATTTTATAATATAAATATAACCAATTTTAATCAAAATGTCAATAGAGTTAATAAATAACCCAAAATAAGTGTTATTTGCATAAAATTGATGCTTTAGATGATGCTAGCAAGTGTTTAACCTATTAGACTGATATAAACCATAGACCAATTATTGATGCATTTATAAAGAACATAAAACAAAAACTAAAAAAGCTGCTAAATAATTCCATGACGTATTTAGCAGCTTCTTCAAATAAATTGAAAGTACATAGTTACGTCACAGCAGGATTCCATCTTGGATTGCTAAAGTTGCGTTTATTACTGGGATTGAATTTATTTGTTTTCATGTTTATAAATATATCAAGTATTTGTTTTATACTACTTTTTGTTAATCTTTTTTGTAAAAATAATTTTAATTTTATTAAGTAACCATCTTAACCTACCCCAGAATCCATATTTATAATTCAAGTGGAAAGCTTTACCTTTATAATATGTCATGGGTCGTAATGATACCAAATTATCGGATATTAATTTATTAGTATAATTTACTTTAGGTAATTCTACACTACTCCAATCAATAGGTGTAGCCGTATTATCTTTAATAAGTATCTTACATATTTTATTATCGGGTGTTGGTAAAACTATATGTTCATTAGTATGTTTATTAATTAATTCAACCATTCATATCATCCAATCTTTTTTGAATCTCTCGTTTCAAAGCGGTTAAAAATAATCTATTATAATTACCATCAAGTTGGTCTATTAATCTAATAGCGGCTAAATCCCAACGATTAAATCTAAGTTCATCGGCACTATCATTTTCAATTAATTCTATATCACCAACTCTATATTTATTAGTAAATATTTTTATTTGAATTGCCGTGCTGTCGCTTAAAACTATTGGATCATACTCATTATAAATAACAGTATCATCTTTAAAGATTTGATTCACTATTGCTTTTTCTTCTTTAAGTATATTTTGTGGATATTCAACAGTGTCATCTTTCATTTATTTACCTCGGTAAATTTCATTTCAATATTTTCCATAAATACTTCGGCAAGTGATTCATAAACATCTTTACCACCATCAAAACCAACCCATCTTAGATTTAATTTTTTTAATTGTTCTTCGGTTAATTCTAATTGAATTGTTCTTTTTACTGGAAGATCGTTCAAAAATAATAAAGGAGAGATATCCCTAACTATAAATGTTAGTATTACTTTTTCAGGTCTTATTGGATTTTTCATTTTTTACCAACTAATTTTAACATGAGTAAAAAGCCATATAATTATTTCAACAAATTTCCATATACCTAATGGTACAAATATAATACATAAAGTAACCAATCCACCTATAAAATTACCAAATGCATCACCTATTCCATCTATCATTTTGGTTCCATTTCTATTTTAAAGACCCATGTTGAAATTGGACATATGTAAATTATTTTGTTATTTTTATCAAAGAAAGCACCGCGCCAAAAATCATACCATAAAAATTGAATTGTAGTTTTACTACCCTTAGAATTATAAGATATCATTACTGCCATTAATATCCAAAATATTGTTCTAATCATAAAATAAATTAGTATACTTAAAACACCTATAACTAATATATTCATTTTCTAATATCCTTTACGAATGACAATGCTGAAGCAATAACCTGATGCATATCATAATATTTATATTCACCTATTCTACCACCAAATGATAAATTTGAATTTCCTTTTGATTTTAATAAATACATATTATATAATTTATTATTTTTACTATCAGGTATTGGATAATAAGGAATATCTTCCTTTTCAAAAATCTTAGGATATTCTTTAGTAATAATAGTATGATTTTCTTGATGAATAGATTTATTCAACATAAAATGTTTATGTTCTATTATCCTAGTATATGGAACATTTACATCAGTATAGTTAATTAATGCCGTACCTTGATAATCATTAACATTATGATATTCATTTTCAAATCTTAATGTTCTATATTCTAATTCACCATAACAATAATTATAATATCTATCAATAGGTCCAGTGTAGATTATATTTCTTGCTAATAAATCAAAATGATTATGTTCTATATCATAATCTACATTTAATATTACTCTGATATCATTAAGTAAACATTCAAACAATTCCGTATAACCATTAATTGGTATACCTTGATATTTGTCATCAAAATATCTATCATCAAAATTATAACGTATTGGTAATCTTTTAACTATACTTGCAGGTAAATCCTTAGGGGATCTTCCCCATTGTTTTGTACTATAACCTTTAATATAAATTTCATAGAGATCTTTACCAACTTGAGATAAAATATATTCTTCTAAATTATCAGGATGATCATTATGTATTTTTACTTCATTAATTTTTTCAATAGCATCTGATGGATTATTAATTCCATATATTTGATATATTGACATTAAATTAATTGGAAATGAATAAATTCTATCCTTATAGTTAACCTTTGTTCTTAAAGTAAAATTGTTAAATGATATGAATCTATTTACATAATTCCAAATACTAATATCATTAGTATGAAATATATGTGGACCATATTTATGTACATAAATATCATCTGATTTATAAGTATAACAATTGCCACCAATATGATCACGTTTATCAATAACTAAACATTTATATCCTAGATTTGTTAATTCTCTTGCACATACAGAACCATAAAGTCCTGCACCTACAATAAGATAATCATATTCAAACATTATTATACTCAAATATTATAGGAAATACTCTTTCAAATACCCAAGGCATTATAGAATATGTATTACATACTCTTAAACATTCTTTCCAAAATTCAATAGTTTTATTTGTTATTTTATCTTTAGGTATTATAAATTGAGCTCCTGCTGGAAATAAAAGATTATTTTTAGAATATGGAATGTTAAGTATGTCTAATAATTTATCACATCTTATATCACCATTTTCAGGATTATGATTATATGGTTCATCATTAACAATATGTTCACTTAAATAAACAACGGAATTATCATTATGACTAAATTCATTAACAACATTTACAAAATCTCTATGATGTGTAAATGGATTTCCTTGACATAATATTAAATAATTTGGTAAGTTATTGTAATGTTCTATAATAAATCTTAAATATGTATCAGTTTCTCTACCTATATTTTCCAATCTAATATATGGTAGATTTATATTTTCACCTTTATTATAAACAAGATAATCAAAATTAATTCTATCAAGCCAATCTAAATTTTCATTATATCTTGATATTATTAATCTTTTATTCATAGGTTAGTTTGTTTTATTTAATAACTATTTATTTGACCCAGTAGTGGTAATCGAAACCACGTCCTTGCGTTGGAAGCGCAATATAATAAGCCGTTATACGATACTGGGATGTAGTACCCGCGAACAGAGTCGAACTGTTATCATTAGGGTGTAGACCTAACATTCTGAGCCATTGAACTACACGGGCATATTTTGAGTGCATTGTTGGACTCGAACCAACTACATAGGTTTTGCAGACCTATACCTATCCACTTCAGCTTAACGCACATATTTTGTACTGATGGAGAGACTCGAACTCTCACGGGCAGATCACCCCTACGCTTCTAAGGCGTATGTGTTTACCATTACAACCACACCAGCATTTTAGAGGAAGATAAGAGATTCGAACTCTTACAACGCTATTAACGTCCTAACGGTTTTCAGGACCGAGTACCGCACCACATGGGATCTTCCAAATATCCATAATATAAATATTAACGATTCTTACAATATCGTACTCTAACACGATACATGTCATAAAAAGGTTGAGTATCCTTTTCAATAGATGATCTTTTAGTTATATCATTTAGTACTGTTGAATAAAAATTAATCTTAGTACCAAATGAATCAACAATTTTAATTGGATCTTCTATAAATATGCTATTGTAACCATACCATTGAGAATTAGCTTTAATTACAACTTTAGCTTGTTCATTAAAACTTTGTTTATCATATTTATTATACTCATAAAATTTATGAGAATTTTTATAATCTTTAATCCATCTTTCAATATTTGCTTTTGTATAACCTCTTTTTACAAAGAATGATACAACATCTGAATATGAAATGAATTTTGCAGTAATTAATCTTGGGTATGTATTATTTGATTCAATACATACAGTTACTGGATTTTTTTTATTGATTTTCTTCATATATATTTTTCCTTAGTTAGTTTTACCTTACTGAAAAAATATACCTTTTACTAAAAGTTTCTTCATAATATTTTCCTTTAATGTTGTGCGGTAAACCGGTCTCGAACCGACAACCTCCACATTGGCAATGTGGTATTCTACCAATTGAATTACTACCGCATTAAATAATTGATATTCAAATATAACCATTATTATATCAAATGTCAACTAAGATTAAATATTTATACTATACTTAGAGTTCCGTTATTTCAACATGTCATTTTTCTAATCCATCTTACCTGATGATATGTTAAAGGATTGCTAACTCATCATTTGATGTTTCATACACGTCTTGTAGTACAAACGATTCTATATCTCCTACATATCCTTTATATGCCCAAAGTTCCTCTGATAAATATTATCAGCGACATGTCATATAAATATTTAGTACACCTAAAGAGACTCGAACTCTTACGGGATTGCTCCCAATAGCTTCTTAGACTATCGTGTTTACCTATTACACCATAGATGCATTTTGCTACTCTATATAGATTCGAACTATAATAACCGACTTCAAAGGACGGCGTAATAACCATTATACGATAGAGTAATGTTTTAGTACCGAGGACGCGGTTCGAACGCATACTGATTAGATTCACATTCTAATCGTCTATCCAATTAACTTACCTCGGCATATGTATTTTTTTGAGCTAAAGAACGGTTACGATCCGTTTACTAATCCTTACCAAGGACTCGTTTTACCAATTACAACTACATTAGCATTCTTAATTTATCGAACAAAATCCATAAAGTTAATTTTATATAACTCCATTTATTTAATTCTTTTGAAAATTCAACATCAAGTTTATTATAATCTAACATTATTTTTTAATAGACTCAATAAGATTGGGCCCATCCATAATTTTCAAATCAAATGGTGATACGTAAAATTTACCAATTAAATAATCTGCATAATTTACAGTTCTTAATTGCTCATATATTTTTACATTTGATTCATCAATAGTACGATGTTCAATATAATAAACTTTACTAAAGGTACAATTTGTTCTATATTCTTGGTCTTCAGGAATATGTACACTATGCATATAAACATCTTCAAACTCAACATAAGGTCCACGTTCACCAATTACAATTCTATTATAACCAGCAGGACAAAATGGAAAACCACTTTTAGTAACTAATTGAATATTAGTAGACCCTTCAATAGGAACTATTAATCTTTTAGTATACTCTTCTTTAAGTTGTTCTAATGTTTTCATACATAACCTTTATTAATTTCATATTGCTACGGAGTCGAACCGTTCCTACCATCACCTCATGTTATGAGCCAACAGTTATGCTATTTATCGTAACACCTAACAATATTAGTAGACGAGGAGGGACTCGAACCCTCACACCCTTACGGATATCAGATCTTAAGTCTGATGCGGCTGCCAATTACGCCACCCGCCCATTTTGTACTGATAAGGGGACTCGAACCCCTACGGACATTAAGTCCAGAGGATTTTAAGTCCTCCGTGTTTACCATTACAACCATATCAGCATTTAATATAAATATAACGAAGAATTAGGTTATACTAATATTCTTACATTTTCAACTTCAAAAACTTTTATTTCTTCAATAGTATGTATACCATATTCAGAACTGGGAACATAATCTTCATCAAACAATTCAAATGCTTCCTTATAATCGGCATATAATTCAGATGCATATTTTTCACCTAAATCTTTTCTGCAACATTCATTTGTTGGAAAGTTATTAGAATGGGTCCAAGGATTCCCGGGTGAATAATTTCTTATATTTCCAACATATAGTTCAAATCTTTTAATTGCCTCAAATAAAGGCTGCATTAGTTTTATATCTTCATCTGCTATTTCATTCAAACTAGTAACATAATCGGCATCATTGGTATCATTGGTATCTGCCTTTACATATAGAAACTTTTTCATAGTAACCTTATTTTATTTTTGTAGGCCAAATGTATTCCAAATCATCAGGAACATCCCAACCATATTTAGAATAAAATTCTTTATCTTTTCTTAATAAATTTGAGCGATGACTTTTAGTAAAATTGTCATCTAACCAATGTGGTAATATTACATTATCAATATTAGATCTTTCTTTAAAATAATCTAATTGATTATCTTTATATCCTCTACGAATCCATTCTTCACAAATTATCATTCCATAATATGCTAAAGAATTTTCATATCCTTTCCACATTAATAAAGCTGGATGATTTCTCCAACCTTTCTTATCAGTTTCACTTAATAAAATTTGTAATAACTGTTTAGCTTCTATACGTTGTTTACCTAACCTACGATAATCTAAACATTGTGCAGATTCGTTAAATGATTTATATGGAAGAAATGTTTGCATTGATTGTCCATTAATTTTTATATACAAATATAACCATTTATAAATCAAATGTCAATTTAGTTAATAATTAAAATGTACGTCAGACTAAGGATCCAACTTAGATCTTTGAACTAAACGTTCAATGTCCTACTGCCAATTTAGACGACCCGCGTATTTTAATTATTTATGAATGATGCAGATGTATATTTCAACACCGCTGGTTTACATCCGTGCGACTAAGGCTTTGCTCGACTTGCGTAACGTACTCACGAGCGTTTATCGGCGTATCTACTTAAATTGATGTAATTGGAGTCTACCCTCTTCCGTTACTCATCATCATTCATAAAAAGCAACTACAACATCAACCCTCACATTTGCTTACTCTTGAATTGAAATACATATTATATTAATTCGCAAAAATGATCCAATTAATATTAGTATTACCCATCAGTTGTTGTAGTCATATCATAATTTAATTATAGTAGGACTCGAACCTACACAGGCCATCCCTAACAATAGTGGACTCGAACCACTCTACACAATGCTAAGACTGTGTGCATTTACCATTTATGCTATATAATTAAATTAAAATAAAAAATATGTTTTGTACCTTTTTATCTCTTACTATTTCTAGTATTGTAGGCGCGTACTGTCGCCTCGTTATTTATAAAAAGCAGAGGATAGCAGGACTCGAACCTACGTCTCACGGGCTAACGCCCAGTATGTTTACCCATTACACCATACCCACATATTAAAATTAAGTCCTTAGTCGACATTTATTTGTCCTGTCTATATTCAGGAAGCATGCACTTGAACATGCTCATGTTGGTTGTTAACTCCAACTTAAGGCTGATTTCAACTATCGACATTTAGCCTACGAAGTTCATAAGGACTTAGTGTTTATATCAGGAATTGAACCATGATCTCCGGCTCCAGTTACGGCCCGTTTGCTACCGATACAACATATAAACATTTGTGCAAAGTAGTAGGACTCGAACCTACATGCCGTAAGACAGTCCTCATATGGGACCGCGTATACCATTTCGCCATACTTGCATCATTAATCTTAATAGTAATAGGATATGAACCTATATAAAAATAAACCGAGTTCTACTTATTATTATAGTATACTATCAGTGCGTCTACTATTCCGCCATACTATCAGTTTTTAATATCATTTATAAAAAATTAAATCATCAATTTTTAGTTTTACTAAATCATCAACAATATTCTTTTTTACATCTATCTTAATTTCTTTTAACAATTCCGATTCTGCAATTTTTAATGCCAAATCAAGTTGTTCAACAGTTAACTCAATTGGTGGTTCATAATCATACCAACCATTATGATAATCATAATCAGCAGGTCTTGCATCATATGCACCATTTTTATAAAAAGTTACAGCAATTACATCAAATCGTATTTCTTTTGTTGGTGTTAAATATACTTCAATATTTTCTTTATTGGTATAATCCAACATTCTTACTAAATATTTTGTTGTCATAATAATATCTTAGTATTTAATTATTTCATTAAAATCAAATTCAATAGCAACTGGAATTGGACGTGTATTCCATTGCATAATATCTATACCTCTGAAACAGTCACCTTTTTTTCCAAATGTTACAATTGCTCCGCAATCTTTACATCGAATTTCATCAAATCCACTAGAATTATTACCTTCATAATCCATATGTAAGTTTGTACTATTACAAAATGGACATGGTTTAATTACAGTTACACTCATTTATTCCATCCTAAGCTTTTACTAATTTCAGGTGTCATTCCACCAAGTTCATTAAATCGTTTATTAAAAACTTCAAAAAATGGTAACTTACTATCAAAATATATATTACCACTTGGAGCAAATCTCCATATATAAGCCATTTGATATTGACTCATTTCGTTAATATTTTTGATAATTTCATCAATTTTTTCTTGAGTGTATTCCATAAGAATCTTTATTTTATAACTATTTTTTGTACTGGAGGTGTGGTTCGAACACACTGTCTCACGGATATAAGCCGTATGCATTTACCGATTATGCTACCCCAGCATATAGTACCCATAAAAGGACTTGAACCTTTATTTTCAACATTACCTTTATCTTCCATATCAGGGAAGGGGGTTATATGGGCATTTAGTATCCGCGATGAGATTTGAACTCACAACCTATTGCGTATCAGACAATTGCTCAACCAGTCGAGCTCCACGGATATATTTTTATTTCATCTCATCAATAGTTAAACCAGTAGTTTCTAAAAAATAATGTTTTAGAATATTATCAATACCTTTAGATGTTGTTAAATATCCAAATTTATCTTTAAAAATATCCAATTCTGGATGATACTTTAAATTTGTATTTTCTAACCAATTTTCAATAATATAAATATTATCTTTAAAGATATCCATTATATCTTTTGCTAAACCTAATGAAAATTCATGATGTTTTTTATCCTTAAAAAGAAATTGATGTCTTTCAATTAAAGTACTTAATTCAATTCTATCAAACGATTTCATTTTAACCTTTTTATGTTTGAGCTAATGAAGAGAATCGAACTCTTAACCTCCGCATTACAAGTGCGGTACTCTAATCCAATTGAGTTACATTAGCATTTATTTTGAGCCCACAGTCAGGATCGAACTGACTCGTTCCGCGTTACAGAGGCGGCGTACTTACCTTCAGTACTTTGCAGGCATATTAAAAATATTAGACATCCAGACTGTTTACGGATAGTATTAATTGTTTATATAATAGATCTTTTACTCGTGCATACAGCGACAGAGTTAACTTATCGGTATGATTGTCATCTTAAACGAGTTGATGATCATATTGTCAGGCTAGCGGGACTCGAACCCGACCACTCATGATTGAAAGTCATGCGTACTCACCACATATACTATAGCCTGATGATTTGTGCAACCAATGGGTTACGATCCCATCTCCTCTGGTTGAGAGCCAGAGATTCTACCAATAAACTATGATTGCGTATTTAAGTATTAGCATGCTAATACTTTTTTAGTAAAGTACTTTTTCAAGAACGGATAAACTTGTATTAAAATATCTTTATGTTTTAATATTACTTTCGCATTATTATCACATTTTAATAATTCTAACAAATTTTTATAGTAAGTACAATCTCCTTCCGAAGCTTCCCAACCATAACAAGAACAATGTCCATCAGATAAAGCAACCCATCTACCATCGGATGTTACACCGTACTCAGTAGCTGATTCTTCATAATCATACAAATAAAAACCATCGGCCATAATTATCCATAAGTTTTCACCTACAGCAAAAGGCAAATCATCTATATTAGATATTCCTGATTCAACAGAAAAATATATACCATTGTTATAGTTATGTTTTCCCATTTGTTCTTTATAAGCATCTTTCTATTTTTTGAACTGTTTCATTTTTTTCCATTATATTGTTTGTTAACATTACATACATATAATAATGGTTTTTATAAAAACATTAAAAAATGAATCATTTATTATACAGGAATGATTTACCTGTTAGTAGCGAGAGTGGGATTTGAACCACACGACCTCAGGGTTATGAACCCTGCGAGCTGCCAGACTGCTCTATCTCGCGATATAATTTTGTCATGAAAGTGGGATTCGAACCACACAATCTCTGGGAATCAGACCCAGCGGGATAACCGGATTACCCTATTTCATGATTATTAATTGACGCGCAGTTTCGGAGTTGACCGAAGTCACTGCTATTACCTAACAGTGTTCTTACGTTGAACTATCCGCGCGATATTTAATCAATTGGAGGGCCGTTCCGGAGTTTTACACCGGAGTCTCCCCGCCCTTGCAGGGTATACTTATGTTATACTAACGGCCCATAATTTCTAAAAGCGGGCGCAACGGGAATCGAACCCGTGTCTGGTGGTTGACAGCCACCTAATGTTAATCCACTATACCATGTGCCCATATATTTTTAAGTGGTCCCAATAGGACTTGAACCTATAACCTATTGATTATGAGTCAATTGCTCTAACCAATTGAGCTATGAAACCAAATGGCGGTCCTACGGGGAATCGAACCCTGGTCTCTACCGTGACAGGGTAGAGTAATAAACCGTTATACCATAGAACCATTTTAATTGGTGTGCTTAGGAGGAATTGAACCATCCATCTCCGCGCTCCACGCACGGTATGTAAACGTTACACCTTAAGCACATATTGTGGACCTATTGGGATTCGAACCCAACTGATATTCTGATTGCAAATCAGACAATCACCCCTAGCAATTCCTAAGCCCATAATTAATCAATTTTTATACATGACTTGATTAACATGTTTCCATTCTGACGTGGAAAAATCATTGTACTGCATATTGGAATTGAACCAATCTTTGTCGGTTTATGATACCGTATAGAAACCACTTCTAAACAATGCAGCATTTGTTGCGATGAGCAGGATTCGAACCTGCGATTTTTTGGTTATGAGCCAAATGAGATGACCTCTTCTCTACCCCGCAATGTAATATCAATAAATATAATGTATATTTCATTATACCATTATCTTTATTAAGAGTGGCACCGGAAGGATTCGAACCTTCAAGTTCCTGTTTTACAGACAGTCCTCTTGCCCTGAGTCGGTGCCATTAAATATGTTTGTGCCAGCAGAAGGATTCGAACCTACAACATCTTTTGGATGAACGGATTTACAGTCCGCCGCAATTCACCATCTCTGCGGTACTGGCATTAATAAAATAACGAGGATCATTTAACTAGTTGACTTCTGCTCATGCATTCAGCGTGTCTTCCGCTTCTATATATAACTCGGATTATATACTCCCACCCTCGCCAAAGGGAATCGAAGAAATTTTTATAAACTTTAAAAATAAATTCTCTACCTTCTACATAATCGTAGACGTGCTTCATCTTACACCAACGAGATGTAATTGATTTAATCAATCAATTTTATAATATAAATATAACCAATATTTGTTTTAATGTCAATAGAGTTTGAAATTAATTTTTTACAAAGTTTTTAATTGTGTATTAAATAAATTTGTTAATATAAATTTAACCAATTAAAATACTAATGTCAATAGAGTTTGTATTTATTTTGCAACTTGATATTTTTTGAATGTATCTTCTGATGTATAACAAGCAATTGCCGTTACTTCATCAATATCAGGCTCATAAAAGATTGTGAACTTAATATCTTTATCAGATAACATCTCAGTTGTTTTTAATAATGAATATTTATCTTTAACATCTAAAAATATCAAATATTCATTATTCCAATTTTCAAAAAGCTACGTATTTTCCAATGAAAATGCGGCAAGTGCATGTGCACCTTGAACCATTTTATAGATTGGTCCTAAATCTTTACGTACAATAATATACATTTTATCCATTCATTACCTCACTTATAATAGTTTGAATACGTTTCCAATTGTCGGCAGTTAACTGATTATTCAATTTAACTGTATTTTCAATTTGTTCGTATGTTCTACCTTTAAGTAAAGCATATGCAATATGATATAATCTTAAGTTAAAAATTATTTTCATACCTTCGGTTGAATTAGCTATTTCGTTTAGCTTATCCATTTTAGCAACTTGTTTTTCTGTTGCTTTATTTCTGATATACAATTTATAAATAGAATTATATTCAGAATTTAATTTAATTAAGTTTTTTAGTTCTAACATTTTACCAGTCATGATCCTTGTTCTTTCTTTTAATATTAATTATTTTTTAGTTAACTATGTTTAAAAGTTATACTTAAGGACCATGTACTTGGTTCTACCAACGCTTAATCATGATGTCCATCCTTTCCTATTCAGAATTATTAAAATTATTCTTTATCAAAAATATCAATTGTATTATTTAATATTTTAACCAATAATGGCGGTAAATTAAATTTATCAGTGTTCTTTTCTAAACTTTGCCTGATGTTACCGTTCTTTTGTCTTTCTGAAGATGCTTTCCAATCGCAAAACATTTCAATAAGATCTATCAAAGTCATGTCAGATACACCATTTCTGAAATGTTCAGGATGATGTCGATTATGTCCATAATGATGTAAAAGAGTTTGTTCTAAATCCTTTAAGGATTGTCTATATTCAGGTCCATCATAAGTTATTGCATTTAATTGTGCAGTTTTTTCATGAAAACCTTCAAGTTCAGGTGATTGCAATTTACTTGCATCATGTACAGAACCTCTTTTAAGAATTTCATAAACAAATAAGTTCATTAAATCCTGAACTCTTTTCATATGAGCCAATGTCTCATATTTTGTAGTATCTATATGTTTTTCCATAATCATTCTATTTTGTTGTCCTCCATGTTTGAATTGAACAAACGATCACCGTTTTAGAGACGGCTGCTTTACCACTAAGCTAATGGAAGATATGGATTTTCGTAAGTGTCTAGACTCTTTATCACCGTGTAATCCATTAAGTAGCGATCTTAACGCCTAGCTCACAATTACATCACTCTTACGAAAATCAAACGGGGCGGAAGCAGTTTTGTATCTGCGATCTCTTCCTTATTAGGGAAGCGAGTTCTTATCCACTCTATTCCGCTAAATCATATTTCATAATATGAATAACATGTGTTTTAATAACTTTACGAAGTTTACGAGAAAATAAAGTTTTACCTTTTCTGTGAGGTGCTCCCCACTCATCATGTTTAACTTTTTTATAATTGCTAAAATTACCTACTTCACTAACCATAATATCTCCTATGTACACATTAATATTAATGCAGATGGACTAAGTGGACCATCGTCATCATCACTGTTATATTTATTAGAACGGTCAATTTTTAAAGTTTTAGTTGAACCTAAACATCCATATTTTTTTATATATTTTGAACGTTTTTATCCTGTTCTTTTTGCCAAGCAACTTCTTTTTTGGCCAAATACCAACTAAATGGTATAATACAAAGTATTAAAAGTATAAATATATATCCTATAATGTTTTCAAACGTCATATAAAATCCTTATTAACTTTAGCGGTCGACTGAGGAATTAAACCTCAACCACATCCCACAACACGGGAGTGTGCTATCGTTACACCAATCGACCAAATTTCTAACAAGTACAATCTACTAAATAATTTTCAGCAGGTAAAAAACCATCATGAATTAATGCTGTTATAATAACAGGAAATTGTATACATGATTCATCATTATGATTTACAATTTCATCATATTCATCATTATAAAATTTATTATGTTTCAAATGATATGGAATATATGAATAATCTCCACCTAAACAATAATTATCAAAATTACCACTTTTTAATTCATAATGTTTTCTTGCTAATGATTCAATATCATTACGATGTATTAATGTAAATTCGACTTTTTGTAATTCATGTTTCATTATTTAATAATTTTTTTTGCAATTAAAGAATCCAAATATTTTTTACTTGCTCTGTAAGATGTACCATCAATACCTTTAAGTATTACACAATTCTTAGGTTTCTTAGGATCCAATCCAACAAGTATCATTGTTTTACTAGTCCCGGGCTCAATAAACTTTTTACCCCAATTCCTATTGAGAATTGCTTTTTCATTGTCAGAATATCCCCACATAGCAGCTTGTGTTTTTTGTGCTTGGCTATCTTCTTCTTTACCAACAATCTTTGCTTCAATAGAAGCTTTAAATTCAAATTCACTGTATTTTATATTTAACAGTTTAATATCAACACCATATGTCGATAATTCTGCTAACTTTTTATTAATAAGAACACGAATTTCTTGGCATTCTCTTTTATCAAATTTTGTGAACTTTGCCATTTATAACCTTTATTATTTTATTTGTAGTCCAAGCAGGAGTCGAACCTACGCGACTCGCGTCAAAGGCGAGTGTGCTACCGTAACACTTCTGGACCATTTAGTCGGAGAGTATAGGATTCGAACCTACCGTCTTCAGAGTTCAGTCTATGATTTGCAACTCATACTCTTTCGAGTTAACCGTCATCCAACATGTTCCCAATTACACCAACTCCCGATGTATTATTAATATTTAATAATTAACAATTTCTTTAAAAGAGTAATCAACCTATCAGTACTTAATGTATTAATAGTAACCAATGTTAAGCTTGTTGAGTTTGGTACTGATGCACCAATTTCATAATAATGAAAATTACAACTATCATCAACAATTGACCAATCAAGCTTATCATTAAATTGATTAGCTATATTTGAAATTTTCGCAGTTATTTTCCCTGGTCCTGGGAGTCTAGGTAATCTACCATGAGATGTACAGTTTTCAATATTTTTCAATTTTTTTCCATTTCAATTTTTATAATACAAATTTAATCAATTTTTATATGATTGTCAATAGAGTTTGAAATTAAATATTAAAAACTAAAATCATAATAATGAGATCTTCTGCCAATTCCTAAACCAACACCGCGATTTAATGGAGTACCTTGTCTAAGATATTTTCCATTTTTTCTAAGTGTAAATAAAACTTTTGATGCAAACTTATTTGGTTTGAACTCATATTTTTGAGATTCGCTCATTCCATTACCATCAACACGAATTGCATCATCATATTGAAACCAAACCTCTTTTAGATTCTCAGATACTTCAGTAATTGTACCTGCATATCTATCAGAACCAACTTGGTAGGTTGCTCCCATACCAACTTCGGGTTTAGGATCTTCTCGTTTCATTTATTATCTTTCAAAAATTGTATAATCAAATATAACTAAGATTATCATCAATGTCAATAGAGTTTAAAATTTTTATTTTAAAGTCTCACAACCAATATATGATGCCTTAACTGGATTAATTTTAGTTATTTTTTCATAAATTATATCAGCAGCCAAAATATCGGTTGCATATACAATTATATAATCATTTGTTTTATGATCGTTGTATTTGAATTTTTTCATATACAAATATATCCAATTTAATGATAAATGTCAATAGAGTTCAAATTTTAATTAAAATATCACAATATAATGTATATTGTGATCATAAAATAGGTAATTAACCCATTAGATGCCCACCAGAAGTGTTAACATGGTTAGTCTATATAAACAATCAGTCAAATACAAAATAAGTCTTTATAATGTATTTATCAATTTTCAATATAAATATAACATAAAAATAGGTTATACTATTTTTTTATAGATTTCCCAGGCCACCCACCGCCTAATAATACAAAACCACCATGTCCATTGTTAAAAGTTTGCTTCATTATATAACCACATTCACAAACAACAACGGACTTTTCTTTTTCAGCAATATTCTTAAATGTAACTTCCTTTACAGTTTTACATTTACAACACTTATAATCGTAAGTCATTATATTACCTATTTATCTTCATATTTTTCAACAGACATTACATATGAACCGTCATCTTTAATATTAAGTACTAAAAATTCTTTAACTTTAAATGTACAATTTGTAAAAAATATTCCAGTTGTAGGATCTGGTCTTGGTAACATATCCATATCATTAATGTTATTAATAATATTAGAATCTTTATCACCAGCAAACATTGCATTTCGTGCAGCTGTTACCGACTGTTCTAATACACTTGCATAATTATCAGTAACATCTACTCTTTTATTAAGTTTGCGTTCTAATTCATCAGCAGGATCATATTCATTTCTAACATCCATTACACCTGTAGTAAAATCACCACCAACTATTTGATTCAATCCTACAACCATATCATTTTTTAATTCTAATGCATGAGTATGTAAAATAGATCTTGGTATTTTTTCATTTGTCATTAATAAATCATTTGAAATAAATAACCTTTTATCATCCGCATCAAATAATGCATTAAAATAAGTATCAAGTCTCATTCCACTTGTTGGATTATAATCTTTATATATTTCTCGTAAAGCAATATTTGATAATCCTGCATTTGTCCAAAGATATGGAAAATTTGGATGTTGATATGCAACTTTAAAATATTTACGATATTTTGTTAAATACCCATTTAATTTTAATGCTACATTACGTCTGAATGTAATAGATCTTAAATCAGAATCCGTCATATATAAATATTGTACATCTTTAGGTCCTAATAATAATTCTATTTTATCTTGATACTTATGTTTGAATTTTAACATTAATTCAAAATGCAACATAATCTCATCGGATGTTACACCAAATTCTGCATTTATTCTTTTAGGATTATTACCTAAATTAGCTAACATATCATTTTGGTCTTTAAATGGACCATCTGTATAATTTCCTAAGAATATTATTTTATCATATTCATTAATACGTTTTGCAAATTGTAACCAATCTTTTCTACCATATAAATCAGATATAGTTAATATCTTCATAATCTTTTTCCTTTGTAAACCTTTATCTTTTGTTAATAAATTAGATAACCAAAATGGAACTAAATTCATTATGACACCTTATCATATTAAAATATAGATAAAAACTTTTTGAATGTTAATGTATGTTGTAATCCAAGTTGGAATTTATTGAACTCTGCTCTATTTGATAATACATAACCTGCATATACATTATATTCGGTTGATTTATAATCTATAAATGCTGACATTGCTATTCCATAATCAGTAGTTATAACTTTACTATAATCACTAATACCAAATATTCCTAATTTTAATGATAAATTATCTAAGAATGATGTAGTATCTCTTTTTAATCCGCCATCATTAATAATATTAATAAATAGCTTTTTATCTATTGTTGTTTTTATTTCAGTTATTAATTCATTATCAATATAAACTAAATTTCTAATAAATGTTTTTGTTGAATCTATAAATATAATTGAATTTATCTTTGATGTATCTAACACCAATGACAATTCATAATTTGATTTTTTACTATCCAAATTATATAATGTAAATCCATTATAATGTATTCCTTTTTTATATCCAAGAAATGTAACATAAACGGAATCACCTATTATTTTAGTATACGCATTACCGATAACAACAAAACTATCTCTTAATATAGAATATGATGATTTAACTAAAACATATGCATTTTTAAGTTGTGCATTTGTTGAAATTAAATCTGAATTTTTTTGATTTAAGTCATCAACAAATAATGCTACATTTTGTAAACTATCTGTTTTTAATTTTAATTGGTCTTGAGTCGCAACCAAATTCTGAGCACTAACTTTATATTCGGTTTGTGTTTTATATAACTCATTTTTTAATTCATAATTTGTATACACAAAGTATGTAAACACAGCTATTATTACTACAGCAATTGCTGCATATATTTTATACTTTAAATCTATTATCATTTTGTTTCCTGTAATTGACTATATAATTTATTTTGTGATTCTTGTTTTTTAATATCTTTTGGATGATATATTGAATAAATTTCAAAGGCAGGTAATATCATAAATGTATTAGCACCAATTAATCTTTCATGAACCTTTCCTGTAAATTGAATATTAGGTACATTTTTCCAAAGACGTTGTTGATAATCAGGATAATTTATCCAACCTTTATCATTAACATTCCAACCCCACATTGCTATATGTCTTTTTGTTATACCTTTAACAGTATTAATTCTAGGTACCCAAAACATTTCACATGATGGATTAGCCTGTATAATTTGTTCTTTTAGATTTATTAATAAATTTTCATTTGGATATTCATCTGCATCAAAATGAAAAATATATTCATTTTTACATAATGATATTAATGTATTTTTTAATTTACTAAAATCACCATCAAATTTTATTTTTCTATATTTAATACGTAAACAGACATTTGGATCATTTGTTAAAACTGCTATATGTTTTAATGTTTCAACAGTTTCAAAATCCATTTCTTCTATATTTATATCACTTTGAATATCTTGTAAAATTACAATTTCATCATTAGGACCTAAATACTTTAAAAGTAAGTTTGTTAATCTCTTAAATTCAAAATGTTCATTATGTACCGTTATTGCATATGATATGTTCATCGTTTCCTTATGACAACAACTTTGCTGATGTTATAGTTGATATTTTATATGTTCTATAACATGCCTGCTTTGTTGATGTAATGTATTTTTTAATTGATTTATAATATGTATTAAAATTGCCTTTACCTGTGTTTTTTCTAATATGTTCGCTTAATGACATCTTATTGGCAATTTGTTTTGTTAACTGTTCGAACTCATTTGGAGACATATAATCTAAAACTAAACAATGTAATAAATTATTTTCATCTCTTGGATTTAATATAATTACAGTTGGTGTTTTATTATCTAATGATAATGAATATGATAACATTGCTACATCACCGGCTTTAAGGTTATTAACCGATGTTGCAGTTGAGTTAGCAAATACCCAATTATATTTTATAAACTTATTGCTCATTATTAAACACCGCATACCTTGCTAATATACCAATAGATGGTATATATTCAAATTTAGTATTTGGTTGTAATGCAAATATATTTGGAGTTAACATTAAAGAAACTAAATAAATTTTATTATTATCATGTCTATAATATAATTCTTTATCAATTTCAGTAAATATACTATTTAATGACATTGTTATTGGTAACACTGTTATTTTTTTTGTTGTAAATGCTTTACTAGTTCCTTCTTTATTTAACATTTCAGTCCACCGTTCTGGAGTAACTAATATTAAATTAGATTTAACTGGATGTGAAGGATCTAAACACCATGTTCTAAATTTGGAAGTAAATCTTTCTTGTATTTCTTTAGGATTTTCACCTTCTTTAATATCCAAACCATCCACTTTTACATCATATGGATATACTTTATAATTACCATCATTAATATTTTTGGTTACTAATGCTAATTGTTGTTTGTCTGATAAAACAGTATCATCACCTAAATGATTTAGATATTGTTCTATTTCTTCAATATGTATATCAGAATATTCTAATAGTGTATCTATTCTTAATACAAACTTTGGTGTAAAAGTTATAGGATCATAAAATATCGGTAATTGTTTTATTACAGTTTCCATTATTAATCCATTAACAATTGATTAATCTTTGTATATCTATCATTAAATTCACTCTCGGTTAATACAGCAACAACTGATTTATCAGTTGAATTTACTAACACCCAATTATCAGGTGTAACATTAATTGATTGTGTTTCTAATAATACAACAGTATTTTCTGCATATCGTTTTGCTTCAAAAACCTCATTTGAGTTTTTATCTTTAACCTTTATTATCATTTTGTACCTCCGTTATATTAAATGGAAATTCTTGTGGTGCATCTAAATCATCTATTAACTTAGACATTAATTCTTTAAATTGTGTTTTCATTAATTCTAATGAAAAATTAGTATTGATATTATCTCTACATTCTCTACCCATATTTACATATTCAGGTGATTGGTATTTATTAAAAATATTACTTAATGATATAGCTGCTTGTGTACCATTAATATTAAACCATTTTGATTCTGGTATAATTATATCTTTCCAAAGTACTGATTCGTGTGGTTGACCTAATTCACCATTAACTAATATTGAATTTGAATCATTTAGAAAATCTAAATAACCACTCCAATTTGATGCTATGATAGGCTTACCTGTAGTTGCAAATTCCGCAAGAGGTCTACCATATCCTTCACCATGTGTAAATGATATCATAGCATTTATTTTAGAATGATTATATAATTCATTCATTTGTGAATCGGTTAATTCACCAAATAAAACATATACATTAGGTAGTTTTTTTATCTTAAAATTATTTATTGCATAATTCTTAACTGCATCAATACGAGCTTTAATGTATTGTTCTTCTATTTTAGAAAATCTATTACCGGTCTTTAATAATAAAGCAGGTGGATTTTTAACATTACTGAATGTTTGAAAGAATGTTAATAACATTGTTGATACATTCTTTCTATCAGCACCAATATCTCCATTTAACCAATGTCCTGTAAATAAAAATACAAAACTTTCAGGTATAAAGTTTAACAAATCTCTCATTGTTTTACTTACATTAACTGCTTTATAAATTTCAGTATCAACTCCTTCAAATAAAACATGTATTGGTTTAGTTATAACCAATTCTCTATCACCAGCAACTTTCCATTTTGAACGAATGAAAGTATCTTTTGCAAACTGAGATGGAACTATTATCATATCCATTCTATTACAACCTTCAACCCATGATGGTGAAATTAAATCAGTTTCTATACCCGCGGTAATACCTATATTCAAAAATTTACCAAATTTTTGAAATTCATTTGGTATTGTTACTTGTACAAAAACATCAGGTTGAGGTGGTTGTGATTTAATAAATAATGAAATGATATCATTATCAGTTACAGGATCTAATGCATCCATTGGGGTGTTACCCCAAATTGTAGGTGAAACTGAAATATCAAATAAATCCATTGATATTAATGATCTTAATAAATCTCGAGAGTGTGCACCATATCCAGAACGTGTAGCAACAGGACCTGCGAACAATAAAGTTTGTTTCATATTAACCCTTAAAAATTTTGAATTTTGATTTTGGTTTCCATAATGTAAGAAACTCATCAATTGTTTTCATAAATCTATATGCCATATTATCAGCATACATACCTTTAATAAAACCTAAAGCAGATTCTCTACCATCTTTACCCATTTGGTCGCGACCATGTTTTCCGATAGTATACATTAAATATATTGCATCAGCAATATCATCTGAAGATACTTCATCATTGTTAATATATGGTGTAAGTATACTTCCAAATGACCATGTTAATTTAGGAAATACTGGTACACCAACTACCGAAGATTGTCTTTCATATTTTCTAATAGAGTTTGTTTGAAATGTTTCTGTGTATTTGTCAACAGTTAATGGATTTTCATTTTCATCTATAAAATTAAACTGATCTTGTAGACCTCCTGTTATATTTGCTATAATTGGAGTTTCTGCCATCATTGATTCTAATGTACCTAAACCAAATCCCTCTGCATTAGAAGTACTAACGGTTACATCAGCTATATTATATAAATAATTAATAAGCTTTTGGTCCATTATTCCATTAGTTTCAATATATTTACCTTTTATATCAGTGTATACATCCTCTATGCATGCATATAAGTTTGTTCCATCAGGATTAGCAGGAAACATATCAGTATGTAAAATTAATTTACATTTATCTACATCAACATTCGGCATCTTTAAAAATTTACCAAATGCTTCAAGTAAAACCGTTGTGCGTTTTCTATTTTGGTTTCTACTATTATATAATACGGTAAATAATTCATCTTCAGTTTTTAAGAAGTCTGATTTGAATTTTTTATAATCTTCATCGGTTTCATCTATCTTAAAAAATACTTTTTCATCAACACCATGTGGAATGTAAGTTAAATATAAATCACGTAATAATTCAGGTGAAATTGTATTTTTAATAATACTGTGAGTTAATTTACTAATTGATGCAATATAATCACATGATTCATAAAATGATTTATTGTATTTTGGATTAGGTATATTATCCCAAACATGATAATATAATAAAGGGACTCTTGTACGTAATTGATGTTCTATCTCAAATAACCAAACAAAATATTTAGGATCTGTTATGAATAATATTCCAGAAATATTAAACATTTCTAATATTTGATTAATTGTTCTTTCATCACCAAAACCACTTATTGGAATTAATGTAACCGATGCATCCTCTATACCGAATTGAGTTTTTAACTCTTCATCAAGATTAAAAATATTTCCTTGTTTTGGATGATTTTGCATTGATGCCAATTGCACCCAATTAAAATGATGTGCAGTTTTCAAGATAATATTTTTTGATACATTTGCAACACCGCTTGGTGTAAACATATCATCAGATATCATTAATAATGTTTTGCGTTCGGCTTTAGGAATTGGAGTTTTATATTTATCAAACTCTAAAAAGTCATCGAGATTTATAAATTCTCTTAACATGTATATAACCTATAATAATATTAAATTTTTGTTTGTTTTTTTTGATTTATTATAAATATAATCGGTATTTTCATTGTTATCATTTGTGAATAAAATAATAATATTCATTCTTTTTACGTATTCATTTAATGATGAAAAAAGTAAAGCTTTTGAATATTCTTTATTATATCTATATGCTGGTAATATACACCACTGATTATATTCTTTGTAAAAAGGTGGAATTTCTCCATAAGGTACATTAAAATCATCTAAGCAAATATCTTTTACAATTCTATCAGCACCTGATTTTTGTCCTAATGTAATGATTCTATATTTCTTAGTCTTTTTTAATAATGAATCATATATAAATTTTTTAATTTTTATTTTGTCCGTGTAATTTGGACTTCCCGTTATTCCTAGTAAAAGCGTATCGTTGTTGTTGTAACCCATTTGATATTCCTTTTAATAAACTAACTAATACAAACACATCAATCATAAATTTATCAATATTGGTATTATCATATTCTAACAAATGTCTATATTTAATATCATTATCTATAGGATCTGTTGAATTTTTAAAGTATATTGAATATTTCTTATTCATATCATAATCTGAATTAAATTGAATTATCTTACCATTAAACATTGTCTTAATATGATATGTTTGTGTTCCATAATATACATTAAATCGTAATTTCAAATCTTTAGATAAAATAACTAAAAGTTCGATAAAATCATCAAACATTTCTTCCGTTAGTGTTTTTGAATCAAAATATAAATTAATTTTATCGTCCATGTTTACATAAATCTTTCTTTGTTTTGAATGGGCAAAAATTACATGCCTTTTTACTTGGTGATGCTTTATATTCGGCTTCTCTATGAAATCCTTCGACATCATATGCTTCCTCAATAAATGCATTGAACTCACCAACAACTTTCTTTAATGTTACAGGTCCAGTTGGTGGTTCAAATCGTTGGATATTTTTTGGCCTATACATTGGATCTTTAGGAACAAATAATTTTTGTTTAAAGATAATAAATTCTACATCAATATTTTTTGCGGGTACATTAAATTGTAATGAATAAAAATGTTTATATAATTGAAGCTGAGCTCTTTTATTTAACTTATCATTATCTCCCCAACCTCTATATGATTTTTTAAGATCTATAATTCTATATGATTCATTTTGTACATCATATATAATAACATCTATATAACCTGTAAAACTTAAATTTGGTCGTAATGGATATGATAACTTTGTTTCAACACCAACTAATTTGAATCCCCTATGTTTAAAGTATTCATCAACATGTTTAACGAAATATGATATACCAATTAAACCATCGTTATAAAATTCAGCAAATTCAATTTTATCGGTAAAAACTAGACCTTCACTTTTTGATTTTTCATATTCGGCTTTCATAGATTCAAATAAAAAATCGGCATAATCAAAATCATAAAATGCTCTTTTAGATACATTATAATATTGATTTAACATTTCCTGTAATGTTTGGTGCATAGCAGTACCAAATAAAGAATGTATATTTCCATTTGGTGGACGTATACCATCTTTATATATCAATTTCCATTGATGTTTACAATTTTTGTATGTTGTGTATTGACTGTAACTTATTGTGTTCATTTTTGTAGTTTGTTTTATTTATAAATATAATGTGAATATTCAATTTAATAATATTTATTAACATGAAATTAATAACACTATTAAAAGAATATAATGTATCATACAGTGCCGTTGTTTTAGACAGGGTATCTCATAATAAATTGTTAAGAAGTATTGAAATTCCTAACGATTGGGTAATTTATGCTCATCATATGACTATTAATTTAGGTAACCTAAAGTATAAACAATTAAAATCAAAGATAGTTAAATTAATCGCTACCGAAATTGCATCGAATAACAAAGTAATAGCTGTAAAGGTTGTTACTGATGTTCCAAGCAAAAATCAAATTAAACATATTACAATTGCTGTAAATAAATCTAATGGTGGAAAACCAGTAATGAGTAACATGCTAACCAATTGGAAACCAATCCAAAATATTGAATTAACAGGTAAAGTAGAAGAATTATAATTATATTGTATTAACGCTAATATTATTTTTTCTTAAAAATAATAATGGTTTTGTATCTCTATATTCTTCAAAATAGTATACTGACTTAATTCCTGATTGTACTATCATTTTTGAACATTCAAAACAAGGTGATAATGTAACATATAATGTTGCACCTTCAACGGAATTACCTAATCTTGCACACTTTAAAATTGCATTACACTCAGCATGAATAACTTCAGGTAATGTAACATTATTTTCATCTTCACATGTATTATTCCAACCACTTGGTGTGCCGTTCCAACCTTCAGCAATAATGCACCTATCTTTTACAATAAGTGCACCTACTTTAGCTCGTGTAGAATGTGACATACATGCTAATGTTTTAGCAATATCCAAATATAATTTATCGAACTTATCCATGATAATATGTATTATAAATGTTATTAATCATATCAAAATGACGTTCATAAACGTGCATAGTATTCGCGTTCCAATATAATTTTCCTAATTTAAGATTAGGATATGTAACTAACAGATCTTCATATAAACATTTAGTAACAAAACATTGCCAAGCAAAATCATTAAAGAAACCAAATATAAAATCATTTGACCTCATATTAACAATACTAATAAATTCATTATCTCTAATAAAATATTGTGAACCTAATGTACAAATAAAATCATTTTTACCATCTTGATTATATTCTTCCCAAATAGATGGTCTTATATAAACTAACATTGCTCTACGAGAAAATGAATTATTTTTTAATTCATTAAGTACATGTTCATATTGTTTATAATTACCATCAGAATAAACCAGATATCCATAATTTGAATTTACTAAACCTTGTTTAGACATTACAGTTCTCCAAACTGGAGCTTTCTTTAATATTACATCAGGTACTTTCATATCCTTTGTTAAATACCAATCTATTTCATCATTAACATATTTAGTTGGAGTTTTTCTTATATCAAAGAAATTTAGTTCAGGTTGGTTTGGACTTAAAACAACATTATAATTTAATATCTCAACTGTCTTTACTCCTGACTTATCAATAACTATATCATTTGTATCAATTTTTAATTTAAAGTCTATAATTGTTTCTATTAGTCTTTGTTCATTTGAATTTGCTTTTAACCAATTTTCTTTAAAAACATTCATCTTTTAATTTTATCCTTTGTACATCTATTATATAAATCTAACAATTCTTCTTCCGTTAATAATGTTAATAATGCTTCATACCATGACCATATTAAAGTACCATGTGCACTAATGTAATGTCCATATTGCATATAAGTGTGATCCTCTATAAATGAAGGATCACAACCTAATACCATATGCAAGATATCTGCTTTAACTAATTCAAATTTCATTTGTCAAATGTTAATTTTTGTGTACAATTATTTTGTCTCATATAAGTATACTTTGTTGGTTTTAATTCACCATTAATATATTTAACAACTTGAGATGTCATATCAGATGCAGTTTTTACTGGAACATTTTGTCCAAGTATTTGAATATTAACTTTATCTTCAAAAAATTCAAAATCATGAGGCATACCCATAAGAGCCATATATTCAGATACTGTAAAATATCTATCTTCAGTAGGATGAACCATGTTTGTATTTCTGCTAATCATAGCTGGGGTTGATTTATTAATCAATATAATATTATCAGTCCAAATACCAAAACCATTATCAAGTTTTTCTTTTGCTCGGATGGATTTTTTTAATACAACCGATTTATTAAAATAATCATTTTTTTTCACAAAGTCAATAAAGTCCGCAACTTTATTTATTTTAATTATATATTCCCAGAATGTAATAGATTCTTTATCATTCATTACATCCTTTACAATTTGTCTAAAATTATCACCATGTAAATGTTTTAAGAATTGATAGAAATATGTATCTTTTACATCATGTGCAAATGGAAATACGTTTGTATATTTCTCATTAATATTATCCTTTAAGAATGTTGCAACATCTGATATTGGTTCGTTGAACCACTCAAATACAGGTATACCAGTTTCCCAGAAGAAATAAAATGCACGAGGACGTCTTTGTGGAACTCCATGTAATACTGTATTTGTTTTATATACAGAAAAACTATAATTATATTTTTTTGCAATTTCAATTAATTTTGATTGTACTCCAAGACCTGCTTTACTATCAAACAATGCAGGTGCGTTCTCACCAAAAAATACTTTAGGTTTGATATTATCTAAAACATAATCAGCCGATTTATAAAGCCATTCATTTTGTATAGCATCTGCACCTCTACTTTTTTCATTTTTACCACGACTTGAATTTAACATGGATAAACCTGCACATGGACATACAGCAGATACAAAATCAATTTTAGGGTGCTTAGTCTTTATATTACTATCATTTTCACCTATAATATAAAATGGTACATCTGGTAAATAATTTTTAAGATGACCATCATTTTTACTGAATGCATCCCATGATATTAAAAACTCTGGATTATGTCCTACTGCTTTAATATTACCTATTGTCATACCACCAATTAAAGGCACGATAGTTGCAAATTTTATTTTCTTATTCATTATAAAGACTTTCCAATCAATTTTACAACTGATTCATTTATTACTTTGTTTATTTGTTCACCATTAAATAAAGAATCATCTAACATATCATATAATTGACTTAGAATTTCTCTATAAAGTGTTTCGTTATTTTCTAATTCGGCAATTCTTTCCCACATTTGTTTTGGAGTACGTACTCTTAAAAACGTAGGTACTTTGAATATTCTATCTATATCATAGTCAGGATGAAAGAAAGGTATTATACCCATATGAATCATTTTCCAAAACTTTTGAGTTACAAATTTTGGATTTTTCATACCTATGATTAATGTATACTTTGCATTCAAAAATTCATCAGATGCATTTTCCTTAAAACCATATTTATCAGTATACCCAGGTGCAATACGAACTTCTTTAAAATTATTAGGATATTTCTTATGCCAAGACTCTTCCCATTTACCAAAAATTTGAATATCTTTATTATATCTTAATAACCATTGTTCAATTATTTCACCACGTTTACCACCTTCATTAATACCCATGATAAAACCACCAGTCTTATTCATATTCCTAAAGTCAATTTTCTTTTCTTTAATTAAGAATATAGTCTCTATCATTGAATAAATATATTCAACATCTTTGGTTATGAATTTTGTTTGGTGTTCATAATCTTGATATCTTTTAGTTTGAAATTTACCATTAATTTGACTTAATGAAAATTTCTCAATATTAAAAAGATCTCTACATGTTGGTGGTAAATATCTTGGGTCTTCACTTAAATGAAACCAAGGTATACCTGACATGTTTAAGTACTCAAATATAGGACCTGCATAATTTGCAAACATTTGTAATGTTATAGCAATTCTTTCTGAACCAATAATTTTTGACCTACATGGAATATTAACTGCACCGGTTGGTCCCATTACAAAAATACCAAAATCAATAGGAATTTCCATTAACTTATCGGCAATTAATCTATATTGTAATCTATGTTGAAATGCAGGATCATTTGTTGGATCTCCAGCGGCGCGTTCTTTAGCAGTTGGTAATACACTTTTATCAATCATAGATTCTACACTAATTAAATTATCAGGTAATTTTGGATATTCAAAAGTATATGTTTTTCCAGCCCTTGATGTTTGATGTTTTCCTAAAGCTGCCTTTGGTCTAACATAATCTATATCAGTTTGACCTAATATGTAAAATTTATGTTGTGGATATTTCTCAGCTAAGAATGAATATAATATTGGTGCCATTTCATCGCCACCTATTAAACCCCACTTGGTGGAATCAAATATTATACTTTTACCTATTTTTCCTATTGCAATATTCATTTTTGTTATATTTTGTGTAATAAATGGACCGTATATTTGTTCGGTCCGTTAATTCGATGTCATTAGAACGCTTCCACGGGCTTCTAATTATTCATTATTTCGTCGTATAGTGACGTATCATACTGATGTACCAATATTTCATTGATAATCTTTGAGACTGCTCTTTGTCCACCAATTAATGTTTTTGGAAATAATGAGGGAGCATTATAAAACCAAGACATATTTTCTTTTATATCATGTAGGGAACTCTTAATATCATTTTTTAGACAGTCCATCATAAATGGATATCCAACAACTGATAATGCAGGTAAATCTGAGAATGAATCACCTACATAAGCAACGGATGATAAATCACCATAATGTTTTATTAAATATCTAGCTCTATTAGCTCCACCTTGTACATTGAATAAACAATTACCAAATCCAACATCATCAAAACGTTTCTTAGTAATATCAAACCCACGATGATCCGCAGAAAATATATGTATAGTAAAAAACTTAGATGCTATTTTCATTGCATCGGTATCATCAGGTCCAAATACTTTTTGTATTTTACCTTCAGCTGAATATGTAAATGTACCATCAGTAAATACACCATCAACATCTAATACTAATGTTTTTATATTATTCGTATTCATAATCTGACATTTTTTCTTCAACTATAGGTTTAAGCTTTAAGAACTCTAATATTTTTTTATGTACAACATCAGATGTTAATCCGTTACAATCAATAATACATTTATTTGGAATTGTTGATTTTTTATATGCTTTCATAAATCTAATCTTATCAGTTGCCATAGCCTCAATTGCATTACTATGAGAAAGACAATCATCTCTTTTATACAATTCTTCAAGATCCGAATTAATTAATATTATAAGATATATATTATCTACCCATAAATCAACATCATTAACAAATTGTTTTTCTAAATCAAAAACATATTTACCTGAATATGAACGATATCTTTTTGAATATACATACTCACCAAGATGAGCTCTATCTAATATAAGATCTCTTTCATCAGCAGCAGAATCAAATATCATATTAAACATTTCTTCATATAATAATTTTGATTTTTCAAATATATGTTCAGGATTATGTTTATATTTTGGTTTTATTTTTGAATATTTTACAACAGGTGATGAATGTACATAACTATTTCGTAGTAATTCTATTTGGGTCGTCTTACCCACTCTGTCTTGACCTTCTACAATGATTATCATAATTCACAATATCTTTCTATTTTTTCAATTTTATTTTTACTAAAAATTACCGTTTTTGATAATATCATATCTTTTATGATATTGATAGCAGTGTCAGTGCTTTATTTTGATTCCTCATTGGTTGAACCAAATCCACCAAATCTAGTTTGTTTCAAATTACAATATAATTCATCATATGAATTGGCTTCCGCAAAATCCGGAACAAAATATTGCAATAAAACAAATTGTAACAATTTTTCATTAGGTCTAATTAACTGATAAGTATTAGATGTATTAATCATATTGAAATGAATTTCACCGCGATAATCAGAATCACAAACACAAGCACCAGTAACTAATTTCTTTTTAGTTGAAATACCACTTTTATTAAATGCAACCAAAACTAATGATTCTGGAAATAATACATGAATACCTGTTGGTATAACAATTGAAGAATGTGGTTTTAGACATATTGCATCTTCTGCATTAAAATCCATATTAACACCTTCTTCAAAAAATACAATATTACCACCATCACCTTTTTCATGAAAAATATAATTCCTATCGGTATTATGTTCTTTTACATATTGTTTGAAATCTTCTGTAAATTCAGGTACATAAAAATCAATACCTGCTGAACCACGGGTACCTATTGATGGAGATTTAACTTTACGACATTTGAAAAAATCAAATGTAGCTCGCGATCTATAATCAACTTCCTTTATATCTATTTTTATATTATCTTTCATATCATAATTTTTATTATCAACATATACAACATTGCTAGCATTAACCGAAGTTGCATTCATATTATCATTGTTTTTTTGTTCTGTCATTTTTTCAATACTTTCTTTTGTTATTAATTCAAAATAATCTTTATTTATAAATGTAGTTGCATATCTTTTTCTTATAGAAGACGTCATCTTAAAATCTTCTAATTTTATTGGTTTGGTTAAACCTTGACCTAAATTCCAATAATCAAGAAGCATTATTCATCAACTGATGCAGCATATATTTGCCTAAATAAAATAAGAATAAACTATAAGGATTGTGGTGTAATGTTGCAATGTTAAGATATATTAATGCAGTTAATATATTTACATTAATTAACATTTGTTTACCGTAGTTGTTTAATATATAATTATCAAATGCATTTTCAATTTCAACTAATCGACTGTCTCTTTTGTAAAAAAAGTCGACTGTATTTTTATTAATTGTTATTTCAAATCCATTAGTAACAACCATATGATGACCTATAATCATACCATGTTTTAACTTAGCTAAGTCATATGTGATATCACCTAGCATTGCCGATGTAACATCGATATTAGCAGTTATATCTGAGAATTTTTGTCTCATATCAATTAGATAAAATCCATTATCTTCAGTCATAATAATATTTTCAAAATGTAAATCTCCGTGGAAATTTCCAATTACTTTATTATCATAAAATGATTTCCAATCAACATTGTCCAATAATTCTTTTATAGGACCTACAGTTTCACCATTAATAATATCAATACCATCAAATATTTCATGTCTATTGAAAAATTGGTCAACTCTATCATATGTTTTATTTTTATAAAAATCTTTTAATGCTTCATTACATTTAGATTTTATTGTAAACCCATAAGGATTTTTCCAAAAAGAATCTAAATTATATATTAACTTTTTGAAATTTGATAAGTTTAATTTTTCTGAAAATACTTTACCTTTTATTTTATCATATACATAAAAATTAGCAGAAGATCTTTTAATTTTTGGTATCATATTAGTATCTTCAAACAATTTAGATCTCTTAACTCTATTTGAAATAAAATCAGTATCTAAATGAAATTTTACAACTTCTTCTTTACCAAGCGGTGTAGGATCTGGAAACCAAATTGCTTCACCATCTTTAGGTAATATATTTGCATCTTTAATTGCAAATTTCTCTCTTGCATTTAATAAAGATTCAGGATTACCAGTGTCATACCATTCAATTTCCTTTTTACAGAATTTTATGTTTGAATCATTAATCATTTTTTTAATAGCATAAACTTCACCAGTTTCAATACATTGTTTTGATTTGTCCATATATGACCAAAACACAGATGCATCCTTAATATAACAAATACCGGTATATGGTTTTCCTAATGTATCAGATTTTGGTCCAACATTTGTAACATAACCACGCTTATCGGTAATTGTTCTATATTGGTTATTTTTATTATTGATAGGTTCAGCCGCTGTAAATATTACATTATATGATGCAAGTACCGCATGTGAACTAAATGAATGATCATTTGATACTATTGAAGATAAAACATTTTCATCAAATATACCATCATTAGGAATAAATAAAAATGGTTGTGATATTGCATCACCTTTACTATTATTTAATGGTATTTGTAATATTGATTTAGCTGCCAAAATTGATGCACCTAATCCAGAACCTTCTCCTTCATATTTATTTACCCATACAAACTTTGCATTAATATTTGGATAAACAGTTTCTACAAATTGTTTTACTAAATCACCTTTATATCCTAACACAAAAATATATGTAATTTTTGTATGAGTATACTCTAACGTATCTATGATATGTGATAATACAGGTTTACAACCAACGGTTACTAATGTTTTATTAATAGCTTTTGATTCATCTAATAATCTACTACCTATACCTGCACAAGGTATTAATACATTCAAACGTACAGGTTCTTTGTGTTCAAATTTCATATTAAATTCTTTCATTTGAATAAGGAATAAATAAATCATCAGTAATTCTACCATAAGCATCTTTCAAACGAATTACATCATCAAGCTCAGGTGTAGATGCTTCAAGATATTGTGTTGCTTGTTGTTGGTCAGCAGGTACTATCATTTGATGAATCATACCAACTGGAATAACAATATAATCACCTGGGTATAATTCAACAATTTTATTTAACTTACCACTTAAAACATCATTCCACATAGTAATGGTATTGTTAAGATCATTTGCATCAAAGTTAGGTACATGTGATACAATTAATATACCACTAATACAATATACAGTTTCATGTTTATGTTGATGATATTGTAATGAACATCTTTCATCAGGATTCATCTTTAATAATTTCATACAATACTTATCATTTAATGATAAGAGTTCTTCACTACCCCAAGGTTTATCAATTACTTTATTTTCCATAAATCGCTTTCAATTAGATTAAATGCATGTAAATATTTGTTCATAACAACTTCTAAATCATGTTGAATATATTCAGAATAATTTGGTGTTGATTTACTTAATTTTGTTAATAATGATTTTAATTGTGGATTTGTAAAATCATAATGTAAAGCAGCCTCAATCTTTTGTATATCATTTGCATCAGCAGGTAACCATTTTTTCCACATGTTTGTTTTATTTACTAATTCCGTTACACAATCCATAAATTGAGTATTCTTACCAAATAAATTTAATAATGTTCTTGTTTGTGTTACACCAAATTCTGGAGCAACATTACTTGCATCAATACATAATTCATGACGTTCATGTAAAAGATACTCAGGTAAATAATCTAAGTTATGTTCCTTTACTTTAAAACCGTATGCATGAATTAAATTTATTACATCCTGTAATTCGCTCTTTTCATGTTGTGTAAATGTTGGATATTTACCAATATTACTAACACCACTTACTAATGTTCCGGTTTGACAAACTATATGAATATCATTAACAGGCCAATCTGATAAATTTTCACGAAATATATTTTTAATTTTACTTAAAAAATAATTCATTAATTCAATATCTTGTAAATTACCATTTTGTTCTTCAGTACCAAATTCATAATTTAATACGACTTTATATGATTTTGCAATACTCTGAGCATATTCAAAAAGATATCTACTTCTGGATATTATAACATTAACAGCTTGTTTAGGTTCTAAACCATAATTAATACTATCATCATTAAATAAATTATATTGGTCATATGTTGCTTCTCCATACATATTTGTTCCTACTGAAGGATCTATATGAATAGTTGTAAAACCATTAATGATATCATTGAATATAGTTTTCATTACTTCTGACATTGCATCCATTATATTCAATCCTTTATCAGATTGTTTTAAGAATGGACCTGCATGATCTCTACACATCTTTAAATGTGAATTATCTAATTTGTTTAATTTATCATTTAATTCTAATGTAGTACATACATACCCATTATCATAATCAACTTGATTTCTACTTGCTATAAGTGGAATATCAATTTCATATTTTTTGCTAAGTTTATCAGCAACTAATATTAGTTCGTCACTCATAGGGCCGATACATAATTGTGTTTTCATTTATAATTCCTTTATGTTGTTATGTATAAATAGTGCTTACATTTGTTTTATACTATTTTCATCATCAAATTTTTGTTCATTATTTATTGTCATTGATTTACCTTTATACTTAAAATCTAAATAATATACTAAACAAACAGGTGGTGATAACTTTTGTGGTGTTACATCATCTTGTTTAACTAATTTAACCTTAGGTAATGGTATATTATTGGCTTTACAATATTCAACATATGCATCAAAGGTTTTAGCAAAAGAACCAAACATTATTTTTCTTTCTTTTTAATAATACCAAATTTTAACATATATGCGGCTTCTTCATCTTTACTAAAAAGATTTGCATATTGTAAAGCATCTTTTTTTGAACACTCATACATAGCTTGTAATTTCTCAATAAATTCAGGAGAATGTGTTTGTGTTTTCTTTGAGCCTTTTATATATCTAATAAAGGTATTTGTTCTTTTTGGTATTAAATTTGAATAAAACTTATATACAATTTCACGTGGTAATGACAATGAGTATCTTGAAAAATCCGAAATTAATATAGTATACATTGGGTCCATTGATAGATATTTATCTATCATAAATGTAGACCATTTATTTTTATCAACATCCGATAATTCATCAAAAATATTTTGGTTCTTATCCTTAAGAATTTGTGATAAGAACCAAAACAAATCAACCGATTTATTTGTCATATTATTTTACTAATAGGCTTGATTGTGGTGCAGGCATTTCATGTTCAACGGTAATTACTTTAATTGGATTAAATGTTTCATTAACATGAAGACAATTTGCACATGCAACAACTGGGATTGGAACTAACCCAGGTTTACCAGTATTAGATAATAAGGCAGGTACAATTTTCATATATGATAATTCAGACCAAAGTCTTCCTCCACATGCTTCACATTCCATTGTTTCTAATGAATTAAGATCTATTTTAGGTTGGTTTATTTTAGTTGGTTGGCCCATGACTTATCCTTTTTTAATAGTTAATAGTTTTATTATACATGCAATAAAAGTAATCTCTTTATCAAAAACTAAAGTATCTTGAAATTGTGATTCTGCAATTGCTAATATAGCATCAGGTACAATATCAGAGTTAAATAATGTACTGATATTTTTGAATAATTGTGTATACAATGGATTAAATATTTTGATTTTATTTTCATCAACAATAGTTCTAATCTCTGCATAATCTTTATTTATATTTGTTGTTTTACGTTTAAGTATACCAAATATTGATTCTACATATGTAGATGTCATTGTCGTTTCGGAAGGTAACTTAAATACACCATTAATAGAATGTGATTCTATTTCATTAACAATCTTTCTCATATCTGGAAAATATGATGTAATAATTGGTTTAATGTCTTTCAAATCATATTTAATATTTTCGGCATCAAGTATTTTAATAATATATTTAGCGGCATCAACAATAGAATAACTACTCAATTGTATCGATGTACATCTTGAACGAATAGGTTCTATAATTCTTTCTTCATAATTACAGGTTAAAATAAATCTAGCAACATCGGAAAATTCCTCCATTACTGGACGTAAAATTGCTTGAAATTGTATTGTAAGAAAATCAGCTTCATCTAATATAACTATTTTGAATTTATTTTCACTATAGGTTGAAACAAATGATTTTATTTTATATCTAATAGTATCTACACCATTTTCATCAGATGCATTAATATATAGATATGAACAATTTAACGTATTAACTAATATTTTTGCGAGAGTAGTTTTACCTATTCCCGCAGTACCAAATAATAATAGATGTTGTATTTCATCCTTATCAATTAAACTTTGAAGTCTTTCACGAATATCATCATTTAATATCAATTCATCTAATGTCTTAGGTCTATATTTCTCGAACCATACTTTGTTAAGTACATCCATTTATTATACTACCTGTGTTAAAAAGTAATTGTTTGTTATAGTAACATTTTCAAAAATATCGGTACATTCAACTTCAGCAAATTTTCCAGCTTTAATTGAAAATAAAACGGTTGCGTTTTTATTAACAGATAAAATCTTTTTAAGATAATCGGCTCTAAAATATGCATTAACGGTTCCATCAACATCAACATCATTTTCTAAAATGTTAATAGATATAACATTATTATTTGTGATAAACTTTAATACTCGAGTATCACCATTAGAGCTAATGACAAATTTATTAGCCAAACCTTGTTGATTTGTTTCACCAATAGCATTTAATGCATTTAGAAACTTTGCTCTAAATTCAGGTGTAATGTTAAATGTAAAATCATATTTGATTTGACCATCTTTACTCATTGTCTTTTTAGTGAAAACAGCCATGTCAGCAAGTGTATATGCAACACTTCCACTGTCATCCGACATTTTCAATTTGAATGCAACATTATCTTCATTTGTTATAATTTGCGTATCAATATGATCACCTAATACATTGATGTATTTTTGTAATTCCGATGATTCATAAACTGGAAGTTGAATTGATTCTTCAATATCAACGAAATCCTCAACATCATCAAATTTTACTTGACCAAAGAAATCTCCTGCGGCCGTTCTAAATTTAGTTGATATTGAGTTCTTCTCAATCAACCAAATTGCGGCATCGGTTTCTTCTTTAATTAAATTATATTTCTCCATAAATGAAGAAATAACTTTTTTACTTATTACTGTTTTTACTGCAGTATCACTCATATATAACCTTTTTATTATGTTAATCGAATTTGAAAAATGATTCTAATTGTTCGCTATTTTTATTTGGTAGCCGCCAACCTAATGCATGATAAATAGAAACAACTTTTGTTTTCATTTCTGATTCATACATTCTTTGTTTATCACAAAATGTTTCAATAAAGTCTAATATTTCTTGAGGGTCATCATAACCACGAAATGCTAAATTCTGTAACTTCAATGGATTATCCTTTAGATAAACCCACTTTACTTTTTCATCATTACCAATATGTGGAATATTAGTAATACCAAAATGATCCATTAAATTATTATAATAGATAGATGCTCTTACGTGTGCAGGAGTACCTTTATTAATATTTGATAAAATTGATTTATAATAAATATTACGTGCATTTGGGTTTTTACAATATTTTTTTATATCTGTAATTGATGTTACCTTTGCTAATGTTTTAGCTTCATAACCCTCAATACCATCTTCCAAATCTAATATAATTTTATCAACATCTTTTTTATCAACACCATCTAATATAGATCTTGCCGCTAATTCCAATGCAGTTTTGAATGCAGGTGGAAATGATGACTTAACAATTTCTATACCTTTAAAGATATATTTTTCTTCAGGTATACCTTCCCTGATTATAACCTTTAGACCATAACGTTTTTTAGTACCTTCCCAGAAACCTCTACGACATATAAGTTCTTTTTTAATTTCTATTCTATGAGTAGATGTATTCATATACTCTAAACAAAATTCATTATAAGAATCATTTATATATTTTTGAGTTGCATCTGAAACTTTCATTACTTTTTGTAATGCTTCTTCTTCAGATAAACCCTTAACAAAATCAGCTGCCGTAAAAAATGCAGAATCAGTATCAGAATAGATGCAATAATCTTTATCTATTGTTTTCAATTTTATATTTTTATATTCATTACCTTTTAACTGGGACCACATAATAATATGTTGACCTGTTTTAGTAACAGCAACTGCATTATCCAAATCATAAAATCTAAATCCGCGCATACCTAAAACACCATACACGGTATTAAGTAGTACTTTTTGTACATATTGTAATTTATCATAGAAGTCATACATTTCAGCATTGCCTTCTTTTGCAAATTTCTTCATTAGGTTTTTATACTTAATACGTTCGGTAAACCAAACTTCCAAAATTTCAGGTATAATACCTTTTCGTACATTCTTATTTTCATACACAATACCATTTGTAGAAATATGATATCCTTTAGATAAAAACAATTCCTTTAATGTATTATTAGGTATAAGAGCCGATTTTTGTTTAACAAAATGATAAACATTCCATATATGAGATTCACCACTTGCATATTTAACATGATCCCAATTTTCAATTTTCATTAATTTAGTTTCAGGTGAAATATTTAATGTCATAATAATTGAAGGATAAAGAGATGTTAAATCTAAATCATAAATCCATTCAAATAAACCAACCATAGGCATCTTTACAAGAGCACCTTCAAATTTATCAGTTGATGCTGAAAAATCTTTTTCTGGTTTATTTGTTACTATAATATTTTTCTTTTTAAGATAAGATATGATTGCACCATCAATATATCTTGATGATGAATGAATATCTTCATATGGAATTTTACCTTTTTGAGCAATTGCTATTGTATTATCTATAAACTTTACTTTTTTATCAATATCAACTACACGTTGATTATCTGTAATGTTATATTTAATGAATTTCTTAATATCGGTTCTATATAAATCAGATAATCTTCCTTCATATTCAACTTTACCAACACCTAATTCTTTTTTAGCAATATAATCTAATCTATATGATGGTTCTTGTGAGAATGTAAACTTTTTATAAAGACTTAAATAATCAAGTACCGATATACCTGCAATTACATATTTCTTTTGATATTCTTTATACTCAACCTTTTTAATAGGCGATAAAAGAGGAACTAATTCAGGAGCTATTTTATATAGCCGATTTATTATATATGGAATATCAAACTCATCAATAAACCAACCTGTTAATATTGTAGCATCTAATTCATTAATAAATGCAGCCATTAAATCTACTTCATTATCAAAAATCCTAATAGATGCTGCATATTGTTTATCATTTAATGTTTGATAACCATCTTCATCACTTAAGGTTCCTGTAGGATCTAATACATAACATGTATGCTTATTAGTAACATAATCAAATTTTGCTACTGATATAATTGTATTATTTGCATCCTCTGGTTTTGGAAATGTATAAGTAGTATCTACTTCAATATCAAAACAAACTACTTTATGTTTAGCTAAAACATTTGTATCTAAATCCAAATATAAATCAATAAGTACTTGATTTTCTGGTTTTAAGTCAGAACCAAATAACTTAATTTCATCATTTCCTTGAGTTCCTTTTTTTAATATTATTTCATCTAACCTATCACCATACATAGATATGTATTTTGAATCCATATCATCAGTTGGGATGTATGCTTTACGATTATATCTAAATGATTTGTAGCCTTGTTCATCATCCCACAAATGCATTGTATTAGTTTTATAATCGTAATATATATTTTGATACATGAATAACCTTTAATTTATATAGTAATATAACTATTTATTTTTGAAATGTCAACAATGATATAATCTATCATTGACTATTAATGACTCAGAAAGATCTATCTTATTTTTTATAGTTAATAAAATACCAAACTCATTAATATTATGCTTACCTATTTTGGTATTGAAAATAACTTTTTGTAATACATTAAAAACCTTAAACATTTCTGGATTTAGATTTTCAATCTCAACTAATACATCGGAATTTGATACATCTGTTGTAAATTTAGAATCTAAATTAATTAATGTATTATTTTGTTCCAATTTAACATATTCATCATATATATCTTTATTACATGTAATAAATCTAAACCACGGTTCAACGGCACCAAGTTGTTCTAAAGTTAATGACATACAAATTAAATGAGTATTATATGTAGGTATTGGAACTATATCCATTTTATTATTATAAATGGATCCTTGGGAATATCCCCACTTTCTAATAAAATTACGTGTTGATTTTTGATATTGTGTATTCCATTCTAAACTACCTTCATTACTTACACCATCTTTGAATTTAGTTGACCTACTACAAAAATGATAAACTGAAGTATCCATTATTTGGGCATATCTTACTTCATTCATAACCAATCTTAAATAGAAATCATCATCATCAACCATATATTTTAGAAATAATGTATCATTACCACCAACTGACCAATATGTAGTTTTTGTTGTTATAAATGGAAAACACATTCTTGCTTGAGTTTGTCCTTCACGTTTTGATAAATCTGCATTCCATTTATCATAATCATTTTTCATAAATGATTCAATATCATTACCATAATATGCTAAATGCTTATCCATAGATTCACCATAAAGTGGTGGTTCGCATCTATACGTAGTAATGAAATCATATTTTGTTCCTAAATATTTTAATACAGTTTCATCAAATCCTTTAGGAACATACATATCAGAATGTAATATACAAACAATTTCATTTGTTGCTAATTTTACACCCATATTATATGAATGAGCTATACCTATTGATTCTTTTTGATTTATATGAATTATAACATTTGGGTCTACTTCTTTTATTTGTTGTAAATATAATTCAGTAGCATCTGTTGAACCATCAGAAATTAATACAACTTCATGTTCATATCCTAAATTTTCTCTAATGCTATTATAACAAAATGCAGTATAATTAACAGTATTATAATTACTTATAATGAATGATATTTTTTCCATTAAATTGTTAATGCCTCTCTCCACCAAAGTGGGAACATACTAATATTTTTTTTATAAAACCACTTAAAATCACCATCTAAAATATATGTAGTTGCATAATCAGTTTCAGATCTTACACTACGTCCTGAAGATTGAACTATACATTTAACAGTTTGCCATTGGTACCAATCATCAATAAGATTCATTTTTGCTTTTATATAATGATCTCCTAAGTATGGAAATGGTACTTTTACTATAATCTGAAATCTTGATAAATCATCAATCAAATCCAAACCTTCGGTTAATGATGGTGATACCAAAACGGTAGGACCATCACTTAATAGATGTTTCTTTAATGCTTCTGCTCTATCACTAGTTTTATGAAATATTAAACGTCTATTTTTAACACCTGCTTGAATTGCTTTTGATATTAAATATGAATTACAATGAATAATACCTTTTTGATTTGCATGTTCAGGTAAACTTAATAATGATTCAATAGTACTAATTATTGTAGGCATTGTTTTAGAAATTGACTTCATATTTAATTGACCACAATCTAAATGATGTATAGGTCTATTTTCTTTAGGAAATGGTGAAGTTAATGTCATATATGTATAATTAGTAATACCATTTGCTTTTGTAAATATTTTATCATCTAAAATAGTTGCCGACATTAATAATATTTTTTCACCTTTATCATAAAGCATATTCATGAACTCATTTGAAAATAATGGTTTAAAGAATATACTTGTTTGGTCTTCATTTGTATAAAATACCCATTTGTTTTTTTCATACAATTTGAAAAACATTCCTAAATGACATACAAACTTATCAATATTAATATAATCATCCATAAGTTTTTTATATGATGCATTATTTTCAACATTTGTTTTTAATTTTGCATAACTCTCAAGACGTTCATTCATAGCAACTTTTTTAATTGCTAATTTCTTAAATACAACATCACGAGCCCATTCAATCAATTTATCATAATCAAGTTTATTATTTACTATCCAAGCTATATTATGAGATTCTAAATAATATTTACTTAATTCTATTGTAGCAAAATCAGTCATAATACGTTCTGCATTATGAGCTTCATCTATAATCATACAATTACGATTAATAGTATCAAACTTTGCTTTACCATGTTCAAATTGATTTAATAAAAATGTCATATTGGTTAGTGATATATCACTTTTAATAAAACTTTCTTTATCTTTTAGATATTGACATTTACAAAATATACCACCTGTCATCTTATTAACAATAGTACCAACATCACAAGTCACACCACCTCTACCTTCACATTTATATCTTTTCTTAGACCAAATGCTAGCAAGTTTATCTGAGTACTCATTTGTATATTGTGATTGTAGAATTGTTTCCGTAGTAACTACATAACTACCACGTAATGATGAATTAATTTTATTTCTATCATCTTTAAAAAAATTAGCAACAGTCATTGCAATTGCCGACTTACCTACACCTGTAGGTGCATCAAGTATAGCAAATTTCTTTTTATCTTCAAACCATGATTTGAATATAAAATCTAATGCTTGTATTTGTTGTTCACGAGGAGATTCGTAAGGAAAATATGGTCTCCAGTCAATCATTTGTAACCTTTATTATATCATATGTTTATAAATATACACTACAAATCGCCTATAATACTTTCAAATGTCTTTATTATAGGCGATTTATAAAATAATGTTATTATGAATTACTAATTAAACTAACACGTTCTTTTATAGTTTCTGTACATTGTGTACCTAATGGAATAATAGATTTTTCAAGCTTTCTAATTTCAGCATATACAATTTCTATTATTCTTTTAGTTAATGCATTTTGGTCTTTATATTTTTTTGTTATTTTTACAACCAAACGTTCTTGCATATACCAACCAGTTTTACTTTTAGCTTTATCTTGAATTTCAACATAGTATATATAATATATATCACCGGCTTCATCAGTATAAGGTACACTTAATTTAACACCAACGTAAAACAATTCTGATTTAACTTTCATTATAGATGTATCATTACCAGTTATTTGACTACCTTTATAAGGTGTTAATTTACCAACAGGTGCTTCTTTTAAGAGTGTATTTAACTTCATAATTTAACGGCCTTTGCTTTATTAGGTAAATCTGTAGTTAATAAATTATCAACTGTACGTGAAATATTCATTTCCAATTTACTTAAAGTATTACCTGCTATATTTGCAATTAATTTTGCAACTTCACCTGCATTTGTTTCTTTTAACTTTGTTCGTGTTACAAACTCAGTCTCTTGTGAAAATTGTTCTTGACCACCTTTATCAAATACACTTACGGTTACTTCATAAAAATCAGCAACAACTGCAACTTCATTTGCTTTGTACAAACAAGGACCAGCAACCGTTACATCTAATACAAATAAATCATAATCATTTTTTACGGTTTTTATTTTATAAGATTTCCCAGGTTTAAGAACATCTTTGTTCATACCATATTCTTTTATTACGCTATTTAGTTTCATATTGATTCCTTATTTTGTTATTTTATAGAAATCGGTATCTGGAAATAAAACATTCTCTGCTTTATTAACCCAATCTTGAGCCAATTTCATTATTTGGTCCTTTGTAAAAGTCTTTTTATAATCCTTTGCTTCAAAAGTTATTGTATGTGAAAAGTTAAATACGTATGTACGTTTAATGTTAATAGAATGTAAATCACTATCACCACCATAGTTACAATATTTAACTACAAATTCAGGTATACCAATATTTTTAGCTTTTGTTAAAATGGTTCTTTCTGAGAAATATGGTTTAACAACTTCATAATAGATACCACCAGTATCCATTTTACCATCGGCTGATGCAAAATGATAATCTACTTGTTTTTTATCAAAATTAATTTTATAACCAAAATCAATATCAAATGTAGCAGGTAATAATTTATATTCCCAAAACATTTCTACTTTTGTTTTTTTACCTTTTAATGGTATGTTCTTAAAATCATTAGCGACTTCTTGAATTACGGCTGGAGCCGCTATAACTGAACTTAATTTCATAATAATATCCTCTTTTGGGAAATAATGTGTTTAATAATAAATATAAGTAATTATAATTTTCATCTAAATATTCTTGATATTGCATGTTTTATAATAATACTATGATCAAATGCCAAATTTGGTAAACTTTTAATATCAAACCACTTTAATTCACTAGCATCATCTTTTGCATTTATATTTGATGTATTAAAATCATTAGGTAATAATATTGCATATGCATTAGATAATGACCAACCTTTATCATTATCCCTTGGATCTCTTTTATGTCCTTTATATGTACCTATTTTTTTCAACATGTTGGCAATATTTGAGATATTTAATCCTGTTTCTTCTATTAATTCTCGTATAATTGCTTGTTTTGGTGTTTCTTTGTCTTGTTTCCACGGTTCACCTTTTTTAGAAAGCGTATCTACAAAACCACCTGGGAGTGCCCACTTTCCATGTTCAATTTCACCTTTACGTTTAATCAATAATAATAATATATTATTATTAACTTTCTTAAATACGGCCGCATCGGCTGTTGGATTTGAACCTAAATACCAATATGATTCTTTTTCATTTAATAAACATATTAATTTCATATATTAGTTTTTCCTAAAATTAAACAATATTACATGCACCACCATAACAACTTGCCTCAGCCATCATATTGGTTTCATCTGAATTTTCAATCATTGTTGAATAATCAACATGTTTATAATTTTTAACTATTTTATCCCACATCTTTTCATCTTCTAATGTTTCAATTGATTCCATAGGTGCTTGACGATACATTTTACTTCCCATTTTAGGTAATAATGATACTGCTGAAAAATACTTACGGTTATCATATAAATAATCAATAACATCATTCCATTCATCATCAGCGACAATTACAGTACAACTAACATTATTTGATATTTTTTTAACATTTCTTTTTGTTGCACCTTCAAGTATGTAATTTATTTGTGTTGATTTAATATATTCTAAATGTTTTAATGCTGTTAAATCGGCTTTAACCATTGATGTTTTAGGTACTACAATAGGAAACGATATAACATCATCAGTTTTATTAGCCGACCAAACGGATTCTTCTGTCATATGTGGGTTTGATTTTTTGAAATGATTATAAACATTATCCATTTTATTCATTTGAACTCTACGAATATATTTATGAGATTCATGTGGACCCATACCACTAGCTGATTTAACAACTATTGATGAAGTACCTTCAGGTTTTTCAACAGTAACACGTGCAGCTTGATTAATACCAATTTTCTTAGCCCATAATTTATTAGTATCTTTTATTATTTTTGCGGCATTTCTTTGATATTCAGGATTAAGTAAAATATCAGGATTATCCATAACACCTGTCATTGAACAACCTAATAATGCTTCATCTTCAGTTAATTCTTTTGATGCAGGTCCTAAAAATGGAAAATTAGTATATCCTGCTTGTAATGTACCAATGATAGCACTTGCTTTTGATGCAGTGTAATAATCTTCAACTGTTTTAATTAATGCACCATTTTTAGTAGTTAAATTGCAAAACTGTACACCGCAGACACCACTTGATAATACAGGTCTAAAACCAACTTCATAACAAGGATTATAAAGTATATCTAAGAAATCACCAAACACAAACCCAGGTTCACCCCATTGTTTTGTATTAAGTACCGCTGCTGTAAATTGTTCCTTTGTTACTTTATCTCGTAAAAATAATACACTGTTATTACTACGTGCACGTTGTGGATAAATATGATGCCAACCTACTTCATTATTTTCCTTAAGATTACCCAATTCCCATTCGGTTAAATGTACTTCATATCTTTGTGATTTGAAATATGTTTCATCTTTAACATGAACATTTCCTTCATATTTACCTGTCTTAGTATCTAATTCAAATAAACCATATTTATGTACCTTAACATTTATTTTTGCATTCATCATTCCTGAATCATCAAATGCAAACATAACTGATGTTGCAGCTCTACGAATACCACCACTTAAAACAGCATCTGCACAATGCATTAATATATCATAACAGTTAACACTATTAATTCTATATTGACCTTGTTCTTCAATAATAAAATCTAAAATCTTTTTAATTTTAATATGTGCTTTCTTAAGACCTGCATACCCAGGTGCTTTACCACCACCAGTTTTTAACTTTGCACCTTTTTTACGAATTTTTGAATAATCGAAAACTATTTTTTTACCAGTGAATGGTGTATTTTTAAAGTAACTCATTAATAATGCTTCAACAGAATTTGCCCATCCTTCAATACTATCATCAATAGTATATACCGATACCGTTCCTGTCTTATCTTCAGATCCTGCAAGATTAGGTAACCTCTTTAGAAATAAATCAGATAAACCTAAACCAACACCACAACCACAAAGTAATAAATAAAATACTTCTGAAAATGATCTTAATGAATCTATATGGCGTACTGCACAATTATATATTCTAGCATTATGTGCTTCAATTGCAGCACCACCAAATTGTAATGATCTCATAGATGAACATACTTTATACATTTTCATTTGTAAAAATGCCCATACTATTTCATCCAAATCTTCCTTTGGTAGAAATGAATATTTTTTTAGATGCATATTCATGCTACGATCTATTGCTTGTTCCCAAGTTTCTCTTTGTTTTTTTTCATCAACATAACGAGCATATTTACTCGTAAATATAAAATTTGAAATTTCCTGTAAATAGTCAATAGGTTGAACTGTCATATAATTTCCTTATAATGTAAAAAATATAAATATAAACAGTTAATATGTTGTAAGTAATTCATTGTCATTATCGCTATCTTTTTTTACTTGATGTTGGCATTTTATTTGATTTGATTTTTCTGTGATTTTTCTTATGTATTACAGTTTTAAGTAATTCAACATCAGATTCCGTTGGTTCATTAACCCATTCAGTACCATCACCATGACCATTATCAGTAAAATTTTTAACAACTAAGTTATCATGATATTTTTCATGTAAAGTATTATATAATCTTTCATCAACACTTTTCATTTTTTTACATGGTGTACATGTACCACAAAAATCCTTAGCATATTGACTTTCACAAAATGTAACTAAATTTATTAAATCATTATCTAATGATTCTATTATATTGAATTTATGTTTTTTAATTAATGGAAATACTAATTTACATTTATGATCACTTATTGAAAATAACCTAGCAGCATTAAACAATTTTATTGCCTCATTTTGATATGAAACAAAATCATCATTCATTACATATGCCAATGCTATTTCATCATATTCATTCATACAATACATCATGCCTAGCATAAATATTGGAAATTGATAAAATGAAACTATACCTTGTGGATGTACATTAACATTTAATAATTCATTAATATAATTAAAGTTTTTACTTTTATTAAAATGAGGTAATAATCTTTCAATTGCTTCTTTTTCTCGTACAACTTTATTAGTATTATTTTCAATATTAATATAACATGCGGTTACAAGATATCCTTCTTCTAAAGATTTTTGAATTAGATATGTTGAATCCAATCCACCGCTCCAAAAAACTATCCTTTTCTTTTTCATAACTATTTATTACCTTTGAAATATGTATCTTTTAATATTTTTTTAGTAAGCTTATCATTTGATTCTGATGACATACTCTTATTAAGTACTTGACCTGCTGGAGATGCGGCATCAAATATTTTTAACTCACCGATAGATGGGTCAAATTTTGCAGGATATACAAAACCATCAGGACCAAATCTATTTTTAACAATATGTATACGAGCGGTGTTATTTATTTTATCTTCAATTTTTCTTGCCATTGAAAATACAAAATCACCAATCATAACCTTACCAAAATCTTCGGATATCTGGTCACCACCAACAATATCACTTGAATAACCAGAGCGGTTTGTTTGTGATGCAGTTATAACAGGAATTTTCTTTGTAAATGATAATGCTCTAAGATCGGTAAATATACCTGATAATTCAAAACGTCTATCAGTATATTTATGTGAAGGTCTTAAAAGATCACCATAATCAACTATGATTGCATCTGGTACAAATAGATTTGATGTAACCTTTTCAATATGTGCATTTAATGTTTCAATAGTAACTGTATTTGGTGGATATTCTTTTACTAATAAATTACCATGACCTGAATCTTTCATATGGTCAATATGTGCTTTAATTTTATCAATATTAAATTGTAAATCTGCACTTGTAATATCAGTTAATTGTGTATAATATCTTTGAAGTACTGAACCTTCTTCAAGTTCTAATGTATAATGTAATACATTTTTACCTGCTTTTAATAATGCAGTACCTAATGAACATAATAACCAACTTTTTCCTGCACCTGCGGGTGCTACAACAATCCATAATTCTTTAGTACCAATTCCACCATTTGTTATATTATTGATAATATCCCAAGGTGTTCCTGTTGTTTGTCGTACTAAAGTATTTTGTACCATGTTAACATCAGTTTCAAATAGGCTTAAACCAATATCACGATTTTCACCAACATTATTTGCTTTACGAATTATTTCTAAAATATTAGAAAAATCACCAGATTCAACATGATCTATAGATTTTAATAAAGCATTCTTAAATGCTTGTTGTTTACAAAATTTAACGAATGATGCATCAATATATTCAAAATCTTTGCTATCTGATAATGCAAAGATTTCTTTTATTTCATCAACTAATTCTTTTTGATAATTGACATTTAATTCTTGAAACTCAACTTTAAAGAAATCGAGTGTAGGAACATCATGATATTTAGCATAATATTCTATTATCTTTTTTACTAAAAATATATGAGTATCAAGTTCGAAGTATACTTCTGATAATGAATCATAAATTGATGTTATGAATTTTATATCATGTAATAGTAAATATATAACTTTTTGTTGGAACCTAGTTCCGTATGACTGTAAATTTTCTTGCATAACCCTTTTGAACCTTAATTACAAAATGTATTTATAAATACAAAATTATTTTTGAAATAATCATATCCATTCATTGAATTTATCTTGTCAAGTAAAAAAAGATCATTAAGCTTTGATTCACTACAACGTTTTGTCTTAGTATTTAGAGTCTCCTCAATTGATACTTTTGTTCCATATGAGACGTTAGCTTCAGATAATGTCATAAGTCTAATATTTAATAAGAACTTATCCCATTGTTCTAATAGTGTTAATATAACCTTTGGTGGTTTTTTTGTATTACTTAATTCTTTAACATATTCTTTAAATTCTTCTATTGATATTTTTCTATCTTCAGCTAATATTGGAAAATGTTTATTTATTGTTTTAATACCAAACCCATCTATGCCTGGGATATTATCTCCAGTATCACCAATAAGTGCTTTTTGTATTAATACATTTTTCGTATCTACACCATATTTTTCCATTATCCATTTTTTATCTAACATCTTTTTATGTATAGGATGCCATATGTTAACATTATCGGTTATTAATTGATAAAAATCTTTATCAGTTGACATTATATAAATTTTACTTTTATCTTCACATAATTTTACAACTTCACCGATTGCATCATCGGCTTCAATATTATCATATATCATAATAGTGATTGGTAACAATTTTAGATATGCAACTAATCTTTTTAATTGTGCTATCTTTTGTTCATCTTCTTCAGAATCAGATGACCAATTATATTTTCTATTTAATTTAACACCATGCCCACGTGTTGCCTTATACTCTGGATATATTTTTCTTCTTCTTTTTGAACCACCATTACCATCAAATATAATAATAACACGGGTAGGTTCTAACATTCTAATGGCTAAACCTAATGATTTAAGAAATCCTGTTATTCCACCAACATGTTTTCCATCAGCATTCATTTCAACCGAAGTAACCCAATTTCTAATATAGTTGTTTAATCCGTCTAAAATTAATATTTTACTATTTTGATTATAGCTTAATCTTTCAATATGCTCTTTTTCAACTAACTCGAGCATTTTTTTCATGTTTTCGTTCATATAATTTTTGGTCTTTTTATAATGTGTATTGTGACAATTAAATGTCATTGGAGAGGTATGGATGATGTAGATATGCATTAAAATAGAAACGCGGTACAATTACCGCGTTCCGTATTTTTAAGTGATTATACTTAATCTTCTGATTCGTCTGCTACGAAACCTGATTTATCCATATCATCGATAGTTGACCTATCTTTGTATGTCATAATAAATGCATCAGCAATAATATTATAAACCTTTTCTTTTACAATAGGATCTTTTAATATTTCACTAAATTCAGTTTTCTTAAATATAACCTTTTCGTCAGCATCATCAAAAAGTCTAAACATTGTTGTTTTTGTTTTTGATTTTACTATAGCACCTGATTCCTCAGCAGCCTGTACCCATGATGAAGATGAATCCATTCCTCTATCGAAATAAATGTCAAATTCAATTTTACGAAATGCACTTCCTAATCTTGATTTGAAAACCTCAAGTCCAGTTTTTACACCTAATACATCGGCATCTGCCCCTGCACCATTTTTAATCTTAGCTAATTTATTTAACTTAAGACGTAATGATGCCGCAAATGGAATTGCTTTACCACCTGATGTCGTCCATTTCTCACCAAACATTGCACCAAGATTTGCGCGCAATTGATTTGTAAAAACCAATGCGATGTTTTCTTGTGCAATCATTTCTGGTAATAATCTCATTGCTTTTGATAAAATGATAGCTTTACCTGTAGCCCAACCATCCTTACCCCAGTCACCTTCGGCTTCGATAGATGTAGATGAACCCATTATAGAGTCAACAACAATAAGAGCAGGTTTTTCATTTTTAGCTTCACGTAATTTATTTATAATTAATTCAATTTGACCAAGTACATCCTCAAGGATGTTACAAGGAATATAAATTAATTTTTCTACGTCAACACCAATAGCAACTAAGAATGCGGCTGAAATTGCAAATTCAGTATCTATAAGAACGGCAATACCACCTTGCTTTTGTACTTCTGCTAATGCATGAGCAACAAACAAAGATTTACCTGAAGATTCCATACCTGAAATTTCTGTTACACGGCCTAATGGTAAACCACCATGCCGTGTATTAGAAATCATTAAATCTACTATTTCATTACCTGTAGGAATCCAGCCTTTAATCGTGGCTGGATTAATTTCGGCATCATTGATTAAGGAATAAGCAACTCGATGTTCGCTATTAAGTGATTCAACTAATGAATTAATTAAATCCTCTCTATCTACTTTCGATTCTACTTTTTTCTTAGCCATATGTTTTAGTTTTCCTTACCGAAAAGTTCATCGATTTTTGCGTTAGCATCACCAGTTTTCTTTAAGGTTTGAACTTTAGTTTCACTAACTTCATCTTCATCATCAACTTCAACCTTTGCACCTACGGTATCAACTTCTGAACCTGAATTAAGATATTTTTCCAATTCCTTTTTAAGGTCATCATATGAAGGCATTTCATATAATGAATTAGGATCTGGTTGGTCTGTTAACCATTTCTCTACCAACTCTTTATCAGTTGATAACGCAGTACTTTTCTTTTTTGCACGAACAGTTGTCTTACCAAACTTGTTACCTGCATCTTTAGGTGAAAGTACCTCAACAATTAAATCAATACCAGATACTGGGTCAACAATATCGGTATCATCTTCAATTAAATTTTGTTCAATAATTTTAGCAAGATCATCTTTCATTGTCTTACTAACACCCCAAAGCATAACTCCTTTATTTTCCTCTTCTCTTACGATAATAGGAAGAAAGAATCTTGGCTTAGGTGTAATTTTCTTTGCGGCTGCTTCACTTTCTTCAGTCTTTGCATCATAAAGTTTTCTTGCCAATTCGTAAATTGGATCAGGATCGCCTACTGTTGTTGGTGAAAGAAGTGTTTTACCGTTAATACCATAATACAACTTTAAAAGTGTAAATGGATTTTCAGGGTCCAATTTGCTTGGAACGATTCGGATGGTGTGATTGCCAGGGAGTGGTGACCATTTGTTGGTATTTTTGTTTCCCTTAATCATTGCGCGTATTTTGTCTAACGATGTAGCCATGTTAGTTCTCCTTGAGTATGTTTGTGTATATTGAGTATGTTTTATAATATAAGTGTTATTACAGTTATATTGTTTTGTTATTTGTATAAATATATATGTGTATTTAATTTTATTATGTGTTTAATATCTTTATTTTTTTATGTCTTATTTGGTAAATCATCAGCAGGTGTCTTAGTAAATTTTTTTACATCAGAGTGTTTCATTCCTGCAGCTACATCTTGCATTTTTTTAGATACTTTGTTTTTTGGAATATTTCCACTTTGTACAGCAGCAACCATTTGCATAAATTTCTTTTGGGCTTTAGATTTTGCTGGCATATAATCTCCTATAATGTTATAATGTCATGTAATTTTGTTCTAAGACAAATAATTACATTACCTTTTGATATTATTAAACTATCTTTATAATTTTGCCAATCTAATTTGAAATCCTTAGAATCTACACCTTTTTCTTTTGCTAATAAATTTATAGCATTTATTGTAAATAAAGTATTAAATTCTTTTTTACGATGAATCATAAATGTATTTTCTAAATGAGTGTTATGTTGAATTTCACCATCTATATTATATGTATAGACAAACTCAACATCATTCTTTTCAATTGTTAATATAAATATACGCTTGTTACTAATATTATAATATCTATTAATATTATTGATTGTTTCATATTGATCTTCACTAGATATTGTACATAGTAAAGTATTATTTGTTTTGTAAGTATTCTGCATGTTCATTTTTTACTTTTCACATTAAAGTGTTTGGTTTATCCTTATAAATTATATATTTAGTTGGTACTTTTATATCTGGGTCTGGCACTATACCTTTATTAGGTATATTCATTGTAACCATATCATCACCATCAATAGAAACTAACCAACCATAATTTGCACCAACCGCCATTTCAGGATGTTCATCTCGTAAGGCCATTATAAAATCATCGGATAATGTATAGTGTTCACCAACCTTTAATTCTTTTATATTTTTAGATTCTAAAATCTTTTTCAATTTCTTTAAAGATTCTTTAAGATAATTTTTATTAGGTGCATTCACCATATTACTTGGAAATGTGTTTGTTGGATATCCATTTGGTAGTTTTAATGAAGGATTAAATTTCATATAACTAACAGTTTGTTCACCATCAGTAGTATGTACAGTTACACCACTTTTATTTGCTGTAAATTTTTCATTATTGAAACATTGTCCCTGTAATAATTCATTATGAATTGATTGCATCATATATCCTAATATCAAATATCGTTTATATGCATCAACTAATTTTGGTGGAATATTATTTCTTTTTATCCAACCGTCATTATCCTTTAATCTTTTATTATATTCAGGATCCTTTTTTAATATATCAGAATAATCATTTGATAGTTTTTTAATTAAAGCATCAGATTCTTTATATTCACCTTTATTAAATAAATTAACAAATTGGTCATTTATTTTTAATAAATCCGATTGTGTATTATTACTTCCAACATTTTTGAATATTGAGTATTCTATTTTAGATTTAGAAGCAGATGCACCACCAACTCCATATTTAATACTTGTGCTACTAATTAATGAACCATCACTATCTTTTTCATTAATATAATCAACTGTTAATGGAGTAGGTCCTTTTTTCTTACCATCATTAATAATAATCATATCGGCTAATTTGAAATTAGATGATGCTGGTAATATTACATTATGACCCATATTAATATGTCTTAAAAAACTAGCTATTTCAACAAAATCAGCAACTGACTTTGTAGTTTGAGGATTATTTCCAATATTAAAAATCAAAGAGTTCATTTGATTATTAAATTCTTCAACATCAGTTGGTTTTAATTTTTTAATAGAATCAATTTGATTTACTAGTTTTTTAGTCTCAGGTGTTAAGTCACCATTCTTAGATATATTATTTATTATAGATGTAAGACTATTTAATGTTTTTTGTTTAACTTCATGTCTACCTTTATCAGTTGATGCATCACCTACATCAAGAATCTTAAACTCGGGATCTTTTACATTTTCTAAAAAATTATTATATCGTTCTTCATCAAGTTTTTGTTTAATTAAACGAGCTTCAGTTTTTCTTTTAACTTCATCTTTTGTAAATGTTTTACCATCTTTATTCTTTTTAGTACTATACCAATCTTCCCATTCTTTTTTAGAATGTACAGGTGGTTTGGCTATTTTAGTATTACCTATCATAACGTGTTTTTCAGATATAGTTACTTTAGGTTTAACGGAATTAGGAAATACTTTATTTGGTGTTAATTGCTTTTTTTCAATTCTTGCATTTTTAGATAAAATACCTGCTTGTGTAAACATATCAGCAATTGCGGTTGCGGTATTACTATCACCAAATATTTTACGACCTTGCCTATCTTTAATAGAACCTATATATATTTTAGATTTTTCACCGGCTTCGGCATCCCTACTTTTTGTTAATTGATATTTTTCTAAAGTCTTTGCATTTGCAGCTGTAGGTTTTTCTGACCATTTAGTAAAATCTTCTATAAAACTTTTAATTTGATTTCTTACTTCGGGTTTATCAGAATATTTTTGTAAATTCTTTTTAGCTAATGATAATGCATTAGATATTTGCTTCTTACCTGCATCATCAATTTTAATATCGCTATATGAATTTGATTTTTGTGGTGAATTATGTGAAATACCAGTTGGTTTATTATCGGCCGTTTTATTAGTGTTTTTGTCCGATTTATTATCTGACTTAACTTTATTTATAATTTTTGCTGCTTGTTTAGGTTGTCGTTTTTTAATTAAATTTACAGCTACTTGATGTACAGGATGAGAAGGATCATAACCTAATGCACTCTTAACTTTAATATCCCTACCAGTCTCTTGGTTTCGTATTCTTGTATTAAGAAGATCGGTGTAGTCAGATTCATTTAGAAAATCATATACGGCTTGTTTTATTTTATCTAATGTACTCAATTGTAAACCTTATTATGTTATATGTAAATAAATATATCATTATTTTATTTTTCTTAGCTTTGACCAATTTAACCCGCCAGAAATATGAGTTTGCATACTTCTACCATTTATCAATCGTTCTAAATCGTTTATAACATCTTTTTCATCAGGATGAATATCAAATAAAAATGAATCATACATATAAAATATTAACTTAGATTTATATGATTTTTTTTCTAAAAATGATTGTATTTTTGACATTGTATATGTATTAGTTTCGGTTTCAATACCATGTACAAAATATGACATTACTTTTCGTGAATCTACATTAAATATTCTAACACCTGATTTTGGTAATTCTATAAATTTACTACTTTCATTACTTTCAACTAATTCTGCTTTTAATTCATTAACTTTATTGAAAAATGGTAAATCTAATTTTATATCACCATATAATACGGTTTGTGTTAATTTTTTTATTTTTGCAATATCATCCGCCGATACGTCATTCGTATTTAATACATCTCTAGCAACTTCAAGATAAGGGTACTCTTTAAATTCATAATCAACTACATTACCTAAATAATACAAATGGGCTGCTTTATAATCAAATTCAATTAATCTACCACCTTCAAATCTACTAATTATAGATTCTCTGATATTTGATTCTTTTTTCATTGATGACATATTAACATAACCACTTGATGGTGATGGTCTAAATGATTTATTAAATAAATAATAATCAGGAAATATACGATTATCATATAAAGTATCTTTTCTATTATACTTATCATAGTCAATAAATAAACCATTAGATTCTAATTTACTAAAAACATTTATTTCTTCATTTATAAATTTGAATGTTTTATCCGATAAATAAAGTTTATGATTTTTTATAAAATCTAAAATATAATCTCGTATTGATGTATAGTATTCATATAATTTAATTATAGGTACATAAAATGAAAAATCAAAAAATGGCTTATTATTATTCTTAAAATAATTATGTGCACTTGTATAATGATTCTTATTATTAGTTATCTCTAAACCATAAGACCATTCAAATATATTAACATCAATACAATTAGTAAAATTCAAACATTTTACATGATCTTTTTTATTGATAGTTATTATATTTTTTGTAGATTGTTCTAGTGCTTTTATTAAGACAACTAAGTTTGATAAATCTAATGAATCTAAATCGGAATGGTTAAATGGAAATGTTAATGTTTCACCATTAGCTATAATATAAATAAATATAACATTTGGTCTACATAGATATCTAATAGATTGTTCATTATTATAGACTGGAACAAATATAAGATTTGAGTTTTTAATTTGTTCTAACTTTTCCGTAAAATTGTGATTTGTGACAATTGTGTTTAGTATCATAACCGCTTAATATATAACCTTTGAAAATAAATATAAAGGTTATTTCAAAAATTCAACAACTGTTTTTACATATTTTTTATACAACCCGGGCATTTCATTATCATAATATAATAAAGTATCATTATTCTTAGTTGCAACATATTCAACTAATCCAACTATTAACCATACTACTTTTATAGTATAATAATATGGAATATTTGATACTGATTTATATTGCTTTTCATCTATCTCATATATTAAATTATTTGTCTTAGTATTTAACTTTGAAAAATATCTATACATAAAACCATTATCATAATCAACTGATGTTGGATTAGGATGTACATTTGTTAGTGTAATTATATTTAGATCTTTCATGCACTCAAACCATTATCTTTCATAATTTTTGAAATTGATTTAGCTACATCAGAATATGGTGTAGTTGTAAATGTTTTACCATTTAATTTTCTACTTATCTTAGCATATAATGGTTTACTCTTATTTAATTTTGGTGAATCAGGATCTGGAAATATAAAATTATCTAAAAAATATACAGGATCTTTTTTAGCCAATTCTATTTTATCATTACCTAAACCTAATGGATTATCTTTGAATCTACTATTTAATGTTGAGTATACTGTACTAAAGGCATCCTTTATATTTTTATTAACTTGCCACCAACTTGCATTATATTCACTCGCAGGTGCATTATCCCGTGTATTCTTATGTCTAGTTGCGGCGAACCACACTTTACCTTTTGTTGTATTGTTTGATGCACGCATTCCACCAATATTATTATATTTCTTCATTAATGATGAATCACCCCAAGCACTTTCATATGCAGCTATAGCTAAAATTGATGCTATAGGTATATTATAATTTGATTGTAGATCTTTTGCATATTTATAATATGTCTTAACAAATGCGGTTTCTTTATTATTTTTTAGCAATGCCTTTTTAAGTTCATCAACATGACTAACATCAATATCGGCTTGTGTTATATTTTGTAACGCTCCAATTTTATCATTTGAACTATCACTGGTAGTTGAACTTGAATATGTATTATTTACTTTTGGTGGAGGAGGTATTGTAAATTTATCACCAACAATTCTATATCTACCTTTTAATGTTGTCTCCCAACCATTTTCATCAACATCATCATCAATTCCAGTTACTTGAAAATAGCCACGTTTAATATAAGTATTTGGTAATACAGTTGTACTAAATATATTACCAATTTGAAATCCTGATATACCTTCTAATTTAACATCTATTTCAATAGGTGTTAAAAATGAATTATTACCTGCTTCGCCACCTTGATAAAAATTAATTATTCTTCTCATTCCACTTACTTCACAACCTGCAATTAATTTTAATTGTTTTTCAGGTATTAAACTAATAGAACCATTCTCTAATAACATTCTTGGTAAGAATGCTAATTTTAATCCAATTTCAATTGATGAGTTTTCTGATGTATTTATAAGACATGATTTATCATTTGTATCTTGTTGTTTTACACTTGCATCTTTAGGTTTATCTATTTTTATTTGTTTCATAAATTCATCAACATATTCTTCATTATTCCATAATGATTTGAATGCTGGACTGAATTGTGAATTTACAGTAACTGACCCATCCAAAGCACCATAAAAATTAGTTAATGCAATACTATCATTAATATCACCTCTTAATGAAATTTCACGTATTATTGATTTTGGATTATATGGGTCAAAGAAATATAAATTTGATATTGTGTTATTAAAATTTTCAACATCAAAGAAATTTGAGTCAATAATATGCGCAGTTGATGTACCTTCATCACTTACATAAACTAAATTCCACATATTACCAGAACAACTGTTAATATTATTTAATATATCAGTCATTGCATCATTAATACTATCTTTATTATCAAATGCATTAACAACCAAATTCATGTTAATATAAAAATTTGAAACATAACCTGCAGTTGCTATATTATTTTTTGCAACATAATCGGCCATATCCTTATTAATAGCCTTTAGACGATCGTTATCAGAATCTGTTGCTGAATATGAATTATCACCTGCATTTTCACCTAGTTCACCTAATAATGATTTTTTCAAATCAGGATTATTTTCTAATGGATCTTTTGTAAATTCTCTAACATATGAATAATTTGTTACTCTACTATCGGATGTTTCCAATTCTTTTGTAATACAAATATTTGGTATTAATACTTTTGATAAATCACTCGATAATAAGTACTTAGAATTTCTCAATTTAGATGTTGTTGAATTTAAGTATAATACACCTCTATATTCTGCCGTATACCTATTTACAATTAACTCTAATAAAAATTCACTTATAAAAATATCATTACCAGCCCATATCCATAAATCAGTATTTTGTGTTGTTGTTGTTTTGGATTGTACATTACCACCCCCAGGTGTAGTTGAAGTTGATGGTGTTCCAAATTTGAAATTAGTGCCGTTTATATTATCATTATTTTTATAATTGTCATTACAAAAACTTTCTAATCCTTTTTCTCTATCACCATTTATTGATTTAAAGAAATCGCGTATTCCAGTTACTTCTTTCGGTACATCCGATGTTTTTTGATTTGATACACTAATACCTGACATTAAAGAACCGATAGTTTTTGTTGTAACTGATATTAAATATGACATATCACTTTGTAATGACCATTCAAATTTTGTAACTATAGCTAAACAACCATCATATTTTTGATTGTAGGTTGTTGAATATTTTTTAATAGTTTCCCATACCGTTGAAAATTTTGATTGAAAATCTATTGGATTTGATAATGCTTCTTTTACTACATTACGTGGATTAACTGATAATGATTCTGGACCATCACCCCAATCTACATATAGCATATGCCCAGGTGTTGCAAATGGTGTCATATACTCATCAAATTGTAATTTAGTATAACATATCCAATCTAATTTAACTTCTCTTAAACCACCATACTTACCAATATATTTTGATGTAACTTTTAACAATGCAGGTATTGGAGCAAAACCTTGTAATGCATCATATTGACTTGCAAAAGAAGTTGGTGTATTTTTTGCTATATCATCATTTAATAATGGAGCTAATTGATAATGTTTATGACCATTTTTATTATACATACCACTTGTAACACGATACCAATGTTTAAGATCTGGAACATCAGCTATCATTATTTGCTTTATTCTTTTTCTAATATTAGAATCTATACCTGATATGTATGGAAATGTTGGTTGTTTCATTATTTATTTCTTAAAATTTTGTAAATATAAATTGACTGAATTTAATGATGGTATTCTTAATATAGTTCCTACTTCAACAAATATAGTTCCAACAATATTATTAGCTCTACCTATAATCATATATAATGTCATATCATTATAAAATTTTTTTGATAAAATATCTAATCTATCACCTGGGATAGATTTATAAAATATATCATCACTATTTGTTGGTATTGTTGGAATTAAAGGTTCATCATAATATGAATTATTATTTGAATCCTTTATTATGTTAATATTATTGTATGTTTTCATCTTATCTCATTTTTGAAGGTAAATATGATTGTGCATCTTCACTATCTTGTGCTTTTTGATTTATAACATCAATATCAGAATTATCATTTTGACTTTCTGAATTATCAGTTTTGTCTTGGGTTTCTGATATATAATCATATGTTAATGGTGCTAATTTTTTATAAGTATCCATAAATTTAACATTTGTTGTATAATCAAAATCAAATACTAAACCTAATGACATATGTACTTCATATACTAAAGGATATTGTCTATCTTTTAATACATCCCACATTGCACTATCAGGTACTTTAACATCTAATGTATCTAATTTGTATATGTTGTTAGTATTAAACATATCACCTAAACTAAATCTAAAAAATGGTGATCCTAATCCTATATTTGATTTAATTGATGTAGGCATATGTAATGAATGTAACATATTTAATAATTCTATTATTCTATCCAAATGTCTATGATTTTCAGCAAATAACTTTAATTCAAAACTAACACCCCTTGAATAACCTGTAAATCGTTGTGCAGCTAATGGTCTTCCTAAATATTTTCGTTCTGACCAATGTCCAGATGATGAATCACCTAAACTAGTAACTGAACCTTTTATTAAATATTCAGAACCTTTTGTTGTGTCACCTATACGTTGTATTTTTACATAAATATCATGAGCATTTCCATCATAAGAAGTTGAATCTGAATTTTGGTCTATACTTGATGTTGATGCTATAGGATATGGATTATATTTGTTCCTATATGCCAATTCATAAAACGTATTAATATAATTATTAATATCAGTTTCATATGTTGTTGATGATGCTAATTCAATAGGATAGTAATATATTGTGTTATTTGGTGTATACAATAACTGTGAAAAATCACTTGGCATTTTATCAGTATCACCACCTGATGATGCAAATAATATTTTATTATCTTTCAAATAAATGTATACTGGAGTGTTATTAGATATTATCCATCCATCTGATGGTCTACCATCTAAACTACTTGGTAATGAACTAAATGATTGTGGATTAAAATTATATCCTAATAATCCGCCAATTTTTGTAACAGCTCCACCTATAGCACCAAATGCAGTATTCAATTTTTGTGCAGCGTTACTAATATTCATTTTACTTAAATTCATATTCTTTAGGTTATTACCTGCACGTAGTGCAACACCACCAACACTTGTAGCTGTATTTAATGCACCTAAGAATGATGCACCATTTGATAATACTCCATTAGGAATAAATCCTGATATGAATTTACTATTTAATAATGATAATGCTGCTCCTGTTGCTGAACTAACACCTGATAATATTTTCATAGCTTTATCAACTGCAGTTTTATTAACTTCTTTATCAATTGATAAATCACTACCATGATAAATTTGAAAACCTTGTTTAGTTACACCAACATTTGTTATAACATAAGGTTTATATAATAAATTTGAAACATTATTACCTAAGTTAAATGTAACTTTTTTATATCCTAATTCTGTATTCATTTATACCTTATTTTTTAATACCTGCGGCAATAACACGACCGACTTTTTGTCCATCCATATTAACCGCCATTGAATTTAAAGCATTTAGAAATTTATCAAATTTTTCATCTAATATCTTTCCAATTTTAGTATCTAAAGAATCTTCGGTTTTTGTTTCAGTTTGTTTATTTGATACTTCATGATTAACTGATATTTTTGATATAAGATCTTTAGGTATTAATAAGCTAGCAACACCAACGGCAGCTAATGCACCAGCTAATGCATACAATGCAGGAACCATAACCCAAAGAGCAGCTGCTCTTTCAATTGTAATTTCCGCAAAGAATGCACCCAAACCAATTAATGATAATTGAATTGCAGTACCAATTGCTATAAACCCAGGTGCTGCTAAATTTAATGCATATGCTAAACCAATAACAGATAATACTAATATTCCCATTATAGCACCTAATGCAGCAATACCTAACCATATTTCAGGATTAGCTAATGCTGATAGAAAACCTGCGATCGCTCTACCTATACCTGGGAGTGTAGCTGATACTGCCCTTTCAGTTTCAACTAAAGGTGCTTCTATAGAGCCTTTAGGAAATAACATTCCAAATACACCACCTGCTTTTCTATATAACCAAACAGTTGCAAATGTTGCAGCTGCTATAACACCAAGTATACTAAGTGATCTAACAAAACCACCTAACATTGATGTTGCACCGCCAACACTACCAGTAATACTATCGAATGCATTCATAACCCATTCTAATCCAGCCGCTATAGGTGCAATTAATTGAGCAATAACAGTTAATAAACCTTCCATTGTATGTTTTAATGATGCCAATGATAATTCATTTCTTTTATTGGTTAATTCTTCTTCACCTGTTAAATTATTAGCATTTTCCAATTGTTTATTAATAGCTTCCAATTGTGCACGTTTAACAGAATCCATTTTATTCATAGCATCCTGTTTTTTGTACATTTCATTAATATCTTTAACACTCATTCCAGTTGCTTTAGCTAAAGCTTCTCTTTGATATATGTTTAATTTATTAAAATCGGATTGGTTACCTAATTGATTTGTTATCTCTTTCATTGCGGTTACAGTATCACCTTCAAATGCGGCTCTACGTGCAGCACCTAAATCAATATTACGATTTAATATTGCCGATGCTTCCATTTCATCTGAAATTGATTGTTCAAAATCTAGAACATGACTAATAGATTTTTCCATTTGTCCCATTCCAACACCCATTTTATAAATATCTAACATTGCTTTTGTTGCCGATGTTCCAAATTTATAAAAATATTTTTCAATTGCTTCTGAATGTTGTTCCATATCCTTAAATACGGCATCAGGTGACATACCCATAAGCTCAACACCTTTTGCCATTGAACGACCTAATGCACCAATTTTTTTATCATCTATATTACCAAATGATTTTATTGATGATGCAAATGAAGATGCTGCCGATGTTGTTATTCCCCATTGTACATTCATTGTTAACATAGATTCTAACATATCTTTAGATGCCGAATTTATATTACCAAATGCATTATATAAACCTTCGGCTGATGCATATATTTCATCGCCACTTACACCCATTTTTGCATATTTAATAGTTAAGTCTTCAACATCCCCACGGGTTCTACTAATATTACCTAATGTAAGTCCAGTTGTTTTCATGAAATCATTAGCAGCACTTTGTTTCTTTTCAAGATAAACAAAAGCGGCACCTAATACACCTATAGCTATTAACCAAGGATTTAACATAAGTGAACTGAAAACACCTTTAATACCTGAACCTATTATTGATATACCTTTGCTAAAACCACCAACTAAATCGGTTTGTACTTTACCATTAACAGTTTTCATTGAATTTATAAATTCATCTCTTATATTTTTCTTTATATCATTTGATATAGTATCTAATCCTAAAAGATTATGTAAAAATTTACCACCTGGGATTTTTTCAATTAAACCAAAGAATTTATCTATACCTGATAAATCAATTTTATCTGCTATTTCTTTTTGTGCTTTTAATATATCAATTTGTATTTCTGCTATACTACCAACTGCCAATGCACTAGATGATTTACCACCTGGGCTATGTAATGCAGGTCCTGCTTCTTTTAACATATTAGCTAATTCTTTTTGTGTTTCAACTAACTCTTCAAACGTATCCTCATTAAAAGAATCATGAAGTTCAGACATTAAGTTAACTAAAGTATCAGTAAACCCACCTATGCTTTTTTCAAACTCATTAATTTCTTGTGGATCTGTAGTTGCGGCCATTTATTATATTTCCCATTTTTTTGATAACTTACTTACTAATTCTGCTAATTTTGGGTCAGCTGCAATTTCATTTTTATAAGTATCAAAAACACTTTGTAATTTCTTTGTTGATGCTAATAACTTTTTAGTTTCATCAGGATATTTCAATGCTAAATCGGAAGATGCTAAATCCTTTTCTAATCTTTTACCATTAACCTTAAAGAAAAGATTACTAATAAAATTAGACAATAATCCTTCAGTTATTAATTGACTTTTATGTATAACTTGTGTTAATTTCATTTATATATCCTTGTTTGATGTGTCTATTTATAAATATTATGAATTGACAATTGTCTTAAACATTAAAGGCCACAACATTTCTGAGTGGCCTTTTAATTAAGTATTATTTTTGTTTTCCCTTAGCTGCGGCGATGGCTGCCTCTTCTTTTTCCTTTTGTTTATTCAAAAGGCTAAGGAAATTATCTCTCATATAAACTGGCATATTATATACATCATTAAATGTAAATCCACCATTAGAATTATATATAAGAGTAAATATCAAGTCCATCAGTGAGGCTTTATATCCCTCACTGTGGCCAAAAAAAGTTTTTGTCTATAGGTATTGAGAACCTATCATCACTATACGTACAATGATCACATTCAAATGTACTTTTAATATTTACGTTAGGTGATATTTTTTCAATATAATCACGAAGTTCTTTTGATTGTTGTGATCTAAAAGTATTTGTTAAGTACTTATATATTTGAGGTTGACCTTTAATAACAACATTACTATTAGGTTCAATTATTTCTTTAATAGCAAATGATAATCTAACGGATGGTGATAATTCATTAGTTGTTTTATTTCTACCTCCACCAATAGCATTTACATATCCTTTAATTCTTAATTCATCACCATTTGTTGGTAATGAAAATTTTATAGAAATACCATTTGATGTTGTAAATGAAAATAAATTCTCACCACGTTGAAAACCTAATCCTTCATAATCTTTTTCAACGAAATCAACTAATGATAAATCAAATGATTTTGGTGTTTTTCTTTTACATGATGGACATTGTATTTCAGTATCAAAATTTGGACCATAAAGTAAAATTCTTGATGCATACATTAAACCGCGTACATCGGCTAATAAAATTTCATTATAATCAATCAATTCTATTATTAATGATTTAATAAATTCATCAACAGCTATACCTTGTTGTAATAAATTTTGAGATAATAAGATATCTTCTTGTTTTGTTGTTGGGTATCTTAATTTTATTTTACCACTAGCTAAAGGTGATTCTGGTTTATAAAAATATCCACCTGAAGGTAAATCTATTAATTCAAATGCCGATTGCTCTGTGTTTGTTGGATTAGGCAATATTGTGTCTGCCATTATAACTCCTTTTGTATTTTTTGTATATTAATAACTAATTAAACATGTTAGGGAACCTCCAGCACCTAAGTACTATTGGTTCCTCGACAATGTCATAGAGTCATAAACTCTATAAGGCGGGGATCCCCGAATGGTTTTATCCAGCCTGTTTCTTAAATATCGGGAACATGTAACTCCTAAGAGCTTAAACATGAACCCATTTTATTAAAAGAACGCCTACAAGCGACCCCCGAAGGGCTTAAACTTGCAGGCATCTTATTTTTATTCTGTTTTTGCGTTATCAAAACGTAATGTAATACCTACTGTAGCGCCTTCTAAATCTGCATATCCAAGTGAACCACCGTCCATTGCTTTAGGCCAGCAACCGGTTAATGTCCAAATTTCAACTACTTCATTAGCAGGTGATAACATTGATAATGTAATATCTCTTTTATAAATATCACTATATCCACCAATCTTAGCTTCAAAATCTTGACATAAACGTACCCAATCCATAACCGCACTGGTTGCGCTTGGTGTAATAGGGTCCATTAATACTATTTCTAAAGGTTCCCATTCTCCTTTTGTTGCATAATAACGATAAGTATTAATATAGTCTACTTTATACTCACTCATACTAAGCTTAGGTCTACCACCTGTTTTAACAGTATACTCAGGGATGCCAGTATTAGCAAACGAAAATATGAAACGAAATTTAGTTTTTGGTTCGTAATTTTGAAAATTTACTTGGCCTATTGATACTCCTAATGCCATTTATTTATCTCCTAATATTCTTTTTATTATAAATATAAGATATTACAAAAAGTAAATAAAATATGCTATAATATTTTTACTATAGCATATTTTATCATTTTTATTTTATCTTTTTCAATTATTGATTAGGAAATGTAGCACCATTTGCTAATATATTGAACTCAAGCTCAAAATATTCAGAATCTGGTGTTGGTTTAATATAGAATGCACCTTTGATAGTATTTCTATCTATAACATCAGGTGTATTGTTTGTTTCATCCATTACAACTTGGAAAGAAAATAAACCTTGTTTTTCAACAAGTGATCTTAAGAATGGATTAACCATAGATAAGAATGAATCTCTCGTAGCCTTTGTGTTAGGATCAAACATTAAATAAACACTTGTTGATGCTGCAAATTTTTTCAATTTTATAAGCAAACGTCTAATGTTAATTCTATCTAATTGTGATGCTTTCTTTTGTTGTGTTTTTTGACCAAAAACAACAACCTTACCTTTAGAATATATAATAGGATTTAATCTATTATTATATAATACGTCACGGTCTGTTTTTGTTAATCTATCTTTAACACCTTTAGCATTATCAATACCTGCACGATTATAACCTGCTGGTGCCCACCATTCACCACCTACTCTATCATTGTATGCAAGCACACCTGGGAGAATAGCTGCGGTTGGTAACCAACGTTGTTTTCTTGTTGATGGGTCTATAACTTTAACCCAAGGATAATATCCTGCTGAATAGTTTGTATCAATTGAAGTTGTAGCTGCAATTGCAGTATCTATAGATGCTGATAAACCTGAAGGGTCAATTATAGCAAAACAATCTCCACCTCTTAAATATGATATTGTTCTTGCATATGTTGTTAAAGCAAAATGATCTGTGTCATTAATACCTGGGAGAACATATTCTTTAATATCATAATCATCAGCATTTTGAAGAGTATTCAATGCTAATTTGAATTGAGTACTACCTGGGCTTGACATATTAGTTAAGTTATAACCAAATGCATTTGCACTAGTAATATTTTCATCAGTGTTTCTAACTCTATTAAAAGGCATACCGTCATAACCACCTTGGAATGCAACTGTAAATTGTAAGAATGCTGAATTAACACCACTTCCTGACAATGAACCTGTTGCATAACTTGAACTAGGATGAACTGAATAGTTATCTAAGTTAAAATTATATACGGTTGAACCTAATGAACTAGTTAATAATGCAGCTGATAAATTGTTAACATCTGGATTACTATAATTCAAACCAAAATATACACGAGGATTCCATGTATCAGATGTACCTTGAATTTGTGTATACAATGAAGATGTTGATGTAAGTACATTTGACATGTTACTTCCACTTATAAAAGTCCATGTATATGCAGAATGACCAAAAGGTACAATTGTATTTTGTACATCTTTTAATTGTGGAGAAGGAATAACATAAATATATGAAGATTTATTTTCCCAATCACCGCCAATTAATACTTTACCTGCATTATTAATAGTTTCAGTTTGTGTACCTATACGAGCACAAACATAATTTATAGATTCAGGATCTAATGTACAACCTGTAAAGGATTCTAATACATTTGGATTAAGATCGGTATCTGTAAAATCACGTACTAATACAGTAAATGTACCATATTCAGTTGAACTTGCTGGTTTTTTAATATCACAAATTGATACTTTAACTAAAGTATTTGATGAATCACCATCAAATATAGTTCCGAACTTAAATAATGGAATAGAATTACCGTTATTTAATTGTGATGTAATATAAGGTGTAGTTGCATTTGTATATCCTGCACTAATACCTAAAGTACCTGAATTAAAACTACCAGTTGTTGTTATAGTACCGACATTGTATAATTGATATACATACCATTGGTCTGTTATTGTTTGTGGTGTGTTAAAATTTGAATTAGGTGATTGGCCAAATACTTTTGTAATGTAATTTGGTGAAGTAGGATCTGCTAATGATACGGTTACATTACCTGCACTTGAAGTAAGAACCCATGTTTGATTTGATGATGTAGTACATAAACCTGTCATTACTGATGCTGAACTATTATATGTTGGTAATAATACAACTTGAGGATTTGTAGCAGCAAATGATGCACTTGCGGCACCACCAAATGTATAACATGCTAATGAAGATGTTTCATTACCAAGTACTTTAACAACAAGGGCTGAAGCTGCATTTTTAAGATATGATTTTACTGCATAACCAGTATATGAAATATTATCATCTGCGAATAATTTATCAAATTCTTGAGGTGATTTAACTTGGGTTGGCACAAATGCTTTACCATATTTTGTAGTACCTATAAATGCTGTTGAAATATCAACTACACCTTGAGGTAAGTAAGTTTTATCATTCTCTGATGTAAATACAGCAGGTGACATTAGTTTATCAGACATTTATAGTCCTCCTTTAATTAAATAATTTTATTATAAATATAATCTAATAGTATGATATTATCATTATACTGTAAATATATTTACACTTTATTATTAAGCTATATATAAAAAAATATATATTCTATCAGGGAGTCCGGAGGACTCGGTTGCGAATCGCAACCACAATTCTATTCTAGTATAAAAGGACATTTTTGGACTTTTATACTTCTCAGAGTTGACTCCGTAAAAATTGTTACAAATTTAATTATTTGTTACATTTAGGTTGTAATAGAATCCCAGATAAAAAAATGTATTTTTAGTAAAATAAAGATTATATAGATTTTGTATAAATTCCAGTTTCTAAGTTTAAGTTACCATTACCAAATTGTTTAGATAATTGTTCTGCTAGTAAATCACGACGTTTATATGATGCCAGTAACTTTTCTTCTATGTTTGATATGTCTAATGAAATATGGTATTCTTTTAATTTTGCATCTTTCCACTCAGTTTCTAATTGTAAACCAGAATTAATTAAGAATTTGATGTCATCAACCATTTCGGTTGCAACTTTAACTTCATTTTCTTTTAATTCTGTGTTTTCTGTGTTTTTTGTGCTATTATTAATTAGGCTCATTATTTTGACTCCTTGATATTGAAAATATGACATTATAATGCCGTAAACCGTCCTTTGGATGATGTCTAAAGGCATTGTATTGGTCGACCGATGAAATATACGGCCGTTGTATTATTAAGGTTATAACCTCTTATTTCATAATTCGGTTTCGGCGGTTATAACAACTTTAGCGTTAGAGACTAAACTCATAGCTAATTGATTATTTATTTCTTTAGGTATTAAGTAACCTTTTACAGTTCCTGTAAATGTATTTTTAACGATTCTGTTATCACCATTATTAATTTCTATATTATTTGTCATAGTATCATATGACATTAAGAATTTATTTTTATCATCACCCCAATAGCGTTTCTCATAAAATATAAATTTCTCTAAAATTGCATTCATATGAGTAACTTTAGCAGTCCATATTATAAATTCATAATTAATATCAACATAATCAGGTAAATAAATATACACGTATTTTTTATCAAATCTTTTATCATTTTTTGATATAGGTGTAAATTTATTTGTTTTTTTAATAACTGAAAATCGTATCTTTTGTAATAAACCACCCATACTATCAACTTGGATATCTGGATTTTTAGATATTGATGTTTGTTTTACTACAATAGCAGGTAAAATTATATTACCATTTTTTTTATCTCGCATAAAACCATCTTGTTGGATTGATTTCCATCTTTCAGGTGATGCCATAAAAATAGGAACATTGTTTATAGTATTGTTTTCTTCAAATGTAGGTCTGATTACTTTTTGTAAAAACTCTATAATAGTAGTATCAATATCTTCTAATGTTATTGAGTAATTAGGTACTTTTTCTGTTAATTTTTGGTCTATTCTATTACTCATAATTCATCTATACTCATACTTTTAGTTTTAATATACTTCATATTTGAAAAATATTGGAAGTTTATAAACTTTATATTCTTTAACATTGTATTATTTTTTTTGAAAAACTTAATAACCTTATTATGCATATCTGGTATTAATTCTAAATATAATTCATGATCATCAACACCAATATGTACATACCCAAAATCAACTGCATTTTCAGCATCCAATTTTGGGAATTTAATTTTAAGATCATCTATATGATTCTTTAAAACTTCTAAATATTGTCCAGTTGGTGTTATCCAACCACGTAATGTTGTTTTCATGTATATAATTATTCACGAGTTCCTATATTGATAAAACCAACATTAGTTACGTGACAATTTAACATCATAGTGTAACTATATTCAGGTCTATTTGCAATAAAGTGATTTTCATTTGTATTATGAATTTCATAATAGTTATTATTCCATTCTACAATATCACCAACTTCAGGTAATACTTTAAGTTCTAATAAATCAGCAATTGCTACACCTAAATCTAATAATTGTTTTACATTTGTACCCAATTCAGTTTCTTCAGCATCAGTACCATGTTTATTAATAAAACCATTTATTTTTATACCTGGGAAATATGTTTTATTTTTATCTTCACCATATAAATTATTTTCAGATACAGCAACATTTACTTGATATAGTGTAAAATAAGTATCAATTATTTTACCTATCAATTCTTTATTAATACCTTTGAAAAATTCAAAATCTCTTGGTGGTATGAATAGTGACATTATTAACCTATATAAATACCCATTGGGTATCCTTTTAATATTTTATTTAATGCTTCCTCTTCTTCAACTTTAGCTTTTAATAATTCAGGTTTAGTATTTTTTTCTAACATTTCACGTAATTCATCAATAAGAGTTTTCTTTTCATCTTTACCTTCTTCAAGTAAAGTATTACCAAATTGAATTTCTTTTTCATTTGATATTGGAATATTTGCATATTTACCACGAATTGAACCACCTAATGTTATTTTAGATAATGCTAAAAAGTAATTTCTTATCCATTGTTTACCACCATCATTTATTGATGAATAAACTAAATTATTAAATGGAATATTTGAAGCATCCGTAATTGGATTATCAACCGACTCATCAACTAATGATTCAGCATCATTTGCTTTTACATATCTAAACCAAAGTCTAAAATCATACAAAGGTACTGGGAATATTGATAATTGATTGTTTATTAAAGTAAATCCATATCCACTTTTACGAACATCATTAGCAATTTCAATCATTTGCATTCTTAACAAATCTTCAAAAACAGGTCTTAACATAAACATTGTACCTGCACCTAAAGCGGTGTTATATCCATAAGATGCACCAAATGTCGCAATACCTGTTGAATCTGAAGATAATGTACTTTCAGGATCATAATATTGTGTTGATGCAGGTTTAGGATTATTAAATATTTGTTTTATTATAATATTTGAATTAATATCATTATCAGTTGCCCATTGATTTAGATCATATGTTTGTTGACCTGTTTTTGCAATTAATGAACCGGAATAATATGTTACATCACCACCAACACCAACCATACTTCCATATTCATTTGAAAGTGTTATTAATCGGCCTTGTGGATTTTTTATTCTCTTACCTTGTAAACTGCTTGTTGTTATTTGAGACCCATATGCACTTAACATATTATCTCTAATGTTATATGAATTAACTAATCTACCATATTCACTAACAGATTCCTCAAATATAGAATATAAAATAGTACAGTCTAATTCAACATCCAAAATAGGATATCCTAATCTTCTTGCAACCCATTTAGAGCTAGCTTTTGCATCATTAACAAAAGCAGAATCATTATCATAAAATCCAAATGATGTATTATTTGGTACATCAATTAAAGTATCAGTCCATATTGTTGACATTATTTATTTTCTTTTAATTTTTTATTAAACACGAACCCAAGCTTCCCAATAATCAGGAAGTTGTACACCACCACGTGGTATTCTTGATGAATTAATTCTAAACATACCTAAAGGTTTAACAATATACCAAACATTGTTTTTTCAGAAAAACCATATAAATTATTTTTTTGAAATGCAATTAATATCTTACGTTTTTCTTCATCCGATATATCATATTTTTCAATTCTTAAATCAATACCTTTACCTTGTGAAATAAAATGAGGCATTTCATTTAATAAATCAATCATTTTCATGATAAACCTGCGGCTAATAATTTATGATAATAATTAGGATCTTCTTTAAAATGTGCAGCCGCTATCATACCATAAATTACATATCGTGTTAACTTATCACTTGTAATTAAATCAGCTATATTTTTATGTTCAGTTTCGGATTTTAATCCTAAAACAAATTGGTCATATCCAACTTTATCAAGGTCAACTCCACATTCATGTGCAATTTTTATTATAGTATCTTTACTTAACATTATATATCCTTAGTTATTTACTGGAGGATCTGTAGGTGTTATAACATCAACAGGAACTTCAGGTGTTTCTATAACCAATTTATATTTATCATTTGTTTGTAAAAAATCATATAGTTGTTGCATTATTGGGTTTTCTATATTTATTTTACAACTTAATACATCTTCAAAAAATGCATCCTTTTTATTATTAAATGATGTTTCATCAACATATCCCATAACAAAAAATCTAGCATCACCATCTTCAGATATGTTTATGTTCTGAATATTATGTACATTTAATATAACATTTGAATTATTAAATTCTATAGCTTTAGTAAGAATCATCGTTTACCTCTTTTTAATAAATATTAACTAATTAAAATAAATACCAGTTTGAACCACTTGCTATAAGTTTAATTCTAGTATAATCACTTGATAATGTTTGTACAGATGTACCATCAATAGTTTGTCCTGCGGATGCTGAAACATATACGTTATTTGCACCAACACGTTTTACATTATAAATTCTACCATCAATTCCAACAGCTGTTGGTAATGTTAAATCAACACGGCCTCCACCTGAACTAGCAATAATATTACTATGTAATGCGGTTATTGTTGCGGTACCAGTTAATGTAGCAATTGATTCTGCTTTGGAACCACTTAAATGTAAAGTTGAATGTGATGCAGTTGTACCAATACCAACATTACCATTTTTAAGTACAGTCATTGCATTAGATTTTTGACCACCATAACCATTACCAATTTCAAATAATGAATCAGTACCAACCCAAACTGTATTATTTCCACCACCAACGTTATTATAACCAATAACAAATGTATTATATGAACTTGCTGTTAAATATGTACCAATTGCCGTTGAACTTTGTCCACTTGCCGTATTATATAATCCAAATGTATATGAATATGCCCCACTAGCAGTATTATTTTGACCGGCTGCAAAAGCATAATTTCCACTAGCAATATTACCATATCCCATTGATATTGAATATATTCCACTTGCAACACAAACTTGACCAACAGCAAATGCGGCCTGTGCGCTAGCGGTTGTTGAATATCCTAAAGCAATTGCTGATGTTGAACTAGCAATTGCTTCTTTTCCAATAGCAACGGAATTGAGTCCAGATGCTATAGCACTAACACCCATAGCAACGCTCGTACCACCAGTTGCAACACAAGCCGTACCTATTGCAAATGAATAATTTCCAGATGATATATTTCCATTACCAATAGAAATTGAACCTAAACCTGAAGCTATACTACTTAAACCTGCAGCTAATGAATATTGGCCACTTGCGGTTGTTAAATAACCAAATGTTGTTGAATTAGTACCACTTGCTAAAGTATACTTACCAAAAGCCTGAGCATAATCAGCGGATGCAACATTATACATACCTATAGATGTACTATTATTTCCACTTGCCGTACATACAGAACCCATTGATAATGCAGCTGTGCCTGTTGATGTACAATTAATACCATAAACCATACTATAATAACCACTTGCTATTGATTGTATACCCATAACAAATGCTGAAGAACCTGCTATTACATTAGAACCTATAGCGACACCAAATACTCCACTTGATGTTGCATTTATACCAATTGCAATTGAATTTGAACCTGATGCTCTAGAATTTTTACCCATAGCAACTGAATATAATCCAGATGCAAAATTACCTTCACCGGATGAAAATGAAAAATCACCAGAAGCAGTATTAAAACGACCTGATGTAAAACTTCCTGTACCTGATGATAAAACGGATAATCCAAATGCAGCAGAACCAGTTCCAGTTGCAATTGCATCAACACCCGATGTTATTCTTAGTGATGATATATTAGCTATTTCTAATACCAGTTCACCTAATGTATTTTTATATTGTTTAGTAAAATATTTATTCATTATAATCCTTATTTGTATATACCTTTTAATGTTACTAACAATCCACCACTGTTAATAGTACCACCATCTATTTTTATTTTAATTGTTTTACAATCATCATTAAATACCCATGGTATGTTTATTATAGTATCCGATAGATTTGAATATAATTGAGTTTGTAAATATAATTGATCATCATCTGATGTACCTATTGATATTGTTGGATATCCCGTTAAGTTTTCAGGTATATCAGAATCTTTAGCAATTATAACAGTATCAATTGCACATTTATTTCTTATTTGTGCAATTATTATTTCATTTGGTTTACTAAATAAACTAGACCAATTAACACCACCATCAGTGTTTATTAATACAGTACCATGATCACCAACTGCTACAGCTACCGAAGCATCTGTTATTGATGTATACACTCCATATAATGAAAAAATAGAAGCAATATATGATGTCCACGATATTCCATCTTCAGAAACATATACATTTCCATTATCACCAGTAATGATATAAAATCCATCAACATTGCGACTAAGACTTGTTAAATTACTAACTGGTGTTAGTGTTTGTGAAGACCAATTATTTCCACCATATGATGTCGTTAATACCATACCATCATTACAAATGGCAACACCATGTGAACTATCATAAAAAACTATATCATTTATTGTTTTTGTAGTACCTGATGTTTGAGACGTCCATGTTTCACCACCATCAATTGTTTTAACTATTATACCTTCAACACCACATGCCCAACCAACATTATCATTTAAGAAATATACACTTTTTAATTCTTTAAATGGTGGTCTTGGGTTATAGTTAACTATTTGATATGGCCATGATTTTGCAATCCAAGTAGAACCTGTATTTATTGTTTTATATATAACACCATCACCTACTATAAAACCAGTACCTTTATTTATAAATTTTATTTTATTTAATTTACTTGGGTAACTGTTAACATCTGGTATACCAACATTATTCCAATTAGTATGATCGGTTGATGTCATTATTGTGTTACTATCACCAACAACATAAATTTTACTATCACCACCTAATACTGCTAAACTATTAAAATTAGCCGTTGAAATTCCAGATTGTGTAGTCCAAGATGTACCTGTATTTTCTGTTAATATAATGGAACCTGTATTACCACATGCATATATTGATGTATCATACATGTATACATCATTCATTTTATAATCAAATGATATGCTACCAACTATAGGATTCAACCTACTATTAAATTGTATAGATGTTCCTATAGTTAATCCTTGACTTTTCTTTTGAAATGTAGATAATAATTGACCACATCCACCTTCATATAAACCTAAACCTGCACCATATGTTTGAAGATCTCTCCATTTAATATCATCGGAATTATCATTTTTCCATAATAAATAATGTATTATATTATCTATAATAAAACAATGTGAGGTTTTATTATTTAGAAATGTTGTTTTATTAAATAAATTGGTACTTATAAATGAATCATATGATAATGATGTATTATAAAATATACAATGATTAATATCATTATTAACAATCGTAGAACGATCTGACATATCAAATTTATCAAGTTTAGTATATACAAAAACATTATTTAATATGTTTGTATTACCATTTAAGTTTGAATTTGTATATGATGTATTATAAAAGGTATTATAAATTATCCATTCACCATTTGTTAATGATAAATTTGACAACTTACTATATGAAATAAAATTATTATTTGATATTATTGAATTTACATAATTATGTGAACGTTTATTTCCACCACTTATAGTAAGATTATATAAACCTGAACCAACTTGAAATATATTATTTTGTATATTTGCATCAATAGTATTTAATTTCTCAATGTTTGATTTTGAGAATAATATATTATTTCCAAATATTCCACCAAAAATATTATTATTTTTAATGTAACTTTGACTATCAATAAAATTTGTTTTAACAACGGCGTTTACAATTTTATTATTTGTAACATTAGTATTATCCCAGTTAAAATTTAATATAGTATTTCCATTAGGATTTAATGTTAAAAGTTCACCACCATTAGTTACATCATCGGTACCACCTAATGCTAGCGTTGCATCTTCATTAACTGTTATTAATGTTTCACCATTAAAATAAACAATATTGCTGATAACAACTTTTCTATATATATCAGGTTTGAAGTTATGCGCACGAGTTATTTCATTTACTCTAAAATAATTTCTAACATCACCTTCAAAAGTATATTTCGCTTCTGAATGTGTATATGATTTATATCTTATAGGAATATTTGATGGTGTATTTTGAAAATTAAAATCTTGTTCAACCATATTATCATATAATGGATCATATAATGAATACAAATTATCTAATGTAAAATTATATTTACATTCAAATAATCTACCAAAATTAGGTACACTTGTACCATGATTCATACGAGTAATTGTTGTCGCCGATGATGTAAATGTTGGATTTGTACATAATGATGCGGATGTTTTTGTGACATGTGTTAAAGAACCATTATGTAATGTTCCTTCAGTTGATGATTGTAAAACAATATGATCATTAACTGCATATGAAGTAAAATTTGATTGATGTTTATTAATATTATTAGCTATAGCTTCTATAGTTGCTATAGTACTATTATCAGGAACATAATTTATTTTATAATCATCATGGAAATATTCTATCCATCGTTTATTATTTATATAATATGGTGTAGAAAATACCGATGCTACGCTACCACTAAATAAGCTAGCGGTACCAACATAAACAGAATTTACATTAGCATTACTTCCACTTTGATAAACAGTACAATTATCAAATTTAGAACCTGTTAATTTTTGAGCAGCCCATGATTTTTGACCATGTTGATATAAATAATAACCAAAATCAGAAAATGATGATGTTGAATTTGCGGTCAAATATACATTTCTATCAGTAATAAAATATGTTAAATCAGTTTGCAAACTACCACTTGATATTGCTTGTGAAGCTGATAAATATGTTAATGGTATGTTTGTAGGAGGTACTAAATACTTTTCGGTTGATGTATTATATAAAAATCCATTTTTACTAACAACATTAGTATAACCTGAACTACTATAATTTAGTAAATTAACATTGTTTATTATTATAGCATTATTATCAGTATCAAAATAACTTGCAACTTTTGTTAATTTATCATCACCATGCCATATATGTTGTTCATATTGTACATTATTAACATATAATCTATATTCACCTGTTGGTGCAGATGTTGTGTAATAATAACCTGGGCGCGATTGATCTTCTATTAACGTTATAGATCCTACAAATCCTACGTTTGCTTGTGGAACTAGTTTGACTGTTAAATTAGGCACAGGTTCACCTGCACTGTTTAGAAAATACTTTGAAAATATGCTATCAGACATTTATTTTTAATCCTTGTTTGCTTTTATAAATAATTATAAGATAATTTATTAATGTGTTAATTCCGTGAAAGTTAAATGTGCATATGACTTCAAACCTTCAATATCAGTAGTCTTTTTAGGGCATGTTATAATAAGTTTATTACCAGCTAAACTTATAACAGGTATATGATTATTATCTGGTGCATAAATAGGTGTAGTAATTACACTTCCTAATATTGTGCTACTTGTACAAGCCCATGTTAATTTATATGCATATTGAGTGCCTGGGTCTATTGAAAATGTACTTATAAGAGCTTCGAATAAATATGTTTTTCCACCTTGTAATGGAATATCGGTTGGTGTTAATGTTTGATTAACCGTTCTATTTAATTGAAGTTTATATGTATTGTTTATTAAACTTCCACCTATTTCACCTGATACATCGACTGTACTTGATTGACCTACATTTGAACCATCTGATGTAGTTTCTTGTCCAAACATTATTGTACTTGAGTTGTCACCTTTTGATATAGAACATACACCATTAGCAGATGTACCGTTACCTAAAGCAACTGACATATCCCCTATTGCATTATTACCACTATTTAATGCAACTGAACTAATACCATAAGTGCTATTATTTGTACCCATTGTTACACTACTAATTCCATTTGCATTATTACTATCACCAAACGAAAAACAATTATCAGCATTTGTATTTGATGAACTACCTCCAGCAAATGAACAATGTCCTTTTGCATTTGTTGAATCACCACAAACAAAACTAGTATCACCCGTTGCATATGAACTATTACCAAATGCAGTTGAAGCGCTTCCAGATGCAAATGTAGATGTACCTGCCGAAAAACTATATGCACCTATTGCATAATTTCCTTGACCTATAGCTACAGAAAAATCACCATGAGACTCGGAGGAATTACCAATTGCTATAGACGATGAACCGCTTGATATTGTGCCTGGGCCAAATGCAAATGAATAATTACCACTTGATATAGAACCTAATCCTAATGCAAAACTAGCAATACCACTAGATATATTACTAACTCCTAATGCAAATGAAAATTGACCACTTGCTAAATTACTATCACCAAACGTTGTTGAACATAAACCGCTAGCTTCATTAATACCGCCACTAGTTGCATCACCACCAAATGCAAATGATGATGGACCATTAGCAATATTATTAATACCACCTACAAATGATGTTAAATCAGGACTGAATTTATTTGATATTTGTGTTATTCTATTTTCACCATGCCATATATGTTCTTCATATAATACATCATTAATCCATAATTGATATTCACCATCTGGAGCCGAGGTTGTATAATAGTGACCTGGGTGTACCAAATGATCATCAACCAATGATATAGCACCTGTTGGATATGTTAAAGCCTGTGGGACTAATTTAATTGTAGAACCTGTTACTGGTTGTCCTTCACCGTTAACAATGTATTTAGAGTATATACTATATGGCATTTTTAATTCCTAATTTAATTTTTTATATTATAACCATTATATTTTTATCATATTTGTTGCATCATGTAATAATCTTAATATAGGTCTAAAAAATCTATATTTAATTTTATTCATATTAACACGAAGTCAACATCTTAAACGTAATCTCATATTAATATAATACCAAAATATTTTGTGCAGTTGTTGCGGCCATAATCATATCACATCTAATAGGTAAACTTGTACCATCTGTAATAATAGATGATGGGATTGTTACTATAACACCATCAAGTCGACGTACTACTAATTGTCCAGCAGTACCAACAAAAACTTCTCGAGTTGGTGCAATAAATACGGTTGAATCTGAAGGAGTAATCATTTCATAAACAGCACTAGGCCAATCATTATGAACAAAATTCTCTTTAAGTAAATCGGCAGTTGTCATATGTAATCCTTTTTTATTATAAATATATCATATGTGGATTTATTACAAGTTAGTTGAAATAAAAATGGCCCAGACGATTAATCTGAGCCATTAAATTTATCTTTCAACAAATTTTAGAATACAACGTCGATACCTTCTACGCCAATTAAGCCGAAGAACTCAGGACGAAGAACCTTCTTTGCATATCTTGTCATGATACCTTTACGTGGAGTAAATGTAACAGGATCATAGATAACAGGTGTGCTCATCAAAGGCACGTAAGGTAAATAAGCAGCTCCACTTTCGAAGAAACTGGTACCTTTATAACCAAGTAACATTACGTTATTTGTGAAATAAGGGTTCTTATAAATCTTGATGCGTGATTTGAATGAACTTGAACGAGATATACCCATAGCAAATTCTTTTTCATCACCAGCTGCATCGGTTGCATAACCAGGGATAGATTCTAAGATGGTTGCAACATCAGGTGAACATACAAGGAAGTTTGCACCACCACGTAATGTTTTTTGATGTATACGGCTACTCATCTTGGTAATCTTTGTACCTAATGTTTGGAACCATGTTTGTTGTGTATAAGCCATTGCATTGGTACCATTATTTTGTAATGTTTTTGTACCTGCATTGTACTCATAACCGATTCTTGCTGACCAATAGTCTATTGTTGGAGCAGCTTGGATTAACATTTCTAAGATTTCCAAGTCAATTTCTTGAGCAAGGTGTTCATTAAGAATGTTTGTTAATTCCATTTCTGCATCAACAGCTTGGTAAGCTTGAAGATCTTGAACGGTTTCTTGAGTCCATACTGCCTTCATCTTACGAGTCTTAGCAACTACAGTCTCAGATTTAATCATAATGTCAACTTCAGGGATGTCAAGAGCAACAAAAGAACCTGAAACTGAAATATCTTCGAAATCACCACGGTTATCAGCTGTGGTTTGTTTTACGTAATCCAATGTCCATGCTGATGCTGCTGAAGCAGATGCATGTGTTAAAGCGTTTGTACCTGCTGCTAAAGCAGTTGCTGCTGTTGCGTCGGCTACAAATGTTACAACATAATTAGCACCACTTTGACTAACAGTTGTATAGTCGTGATAGAATACTAATGCCGCGTTAGTTGCGTTTGCTGATGAAAGGTTAAATGCACGTGCTGCATAAACGTCAATTTCAGGACCTGCGGTAACAGCTAATTTCTTAATGTTACTTACAGCAGCTGATGCGCTTAAAGCAGTTGACAAGTTAACATCAATCCAACTACCAGTTGTTACAGTTGCTGTTAAGCTAGCCGATTGGAAGTTGTTAATTGAATATGCAAAATGACCAGCACCGTAAAGACCACCAGTTGCTGAGTTAGTACGACCGAATAAACCTGTAGTACCATCTGCATTTTTATCACCACCATAAATTGATGCGTTTTGAGTAAAGCCTAATTGAGCACCGCTACCGTACTTGAAGTCTAAGAAGAATACAAGACCGCTAGGTTGAGCCATAGGTTGTACTGAAACGAACTCTTGTGCTGCGATATCAGCAATAAGACGTCTTACTAATGGAAGTGCAATACCACTCCACTCTTCAGTACCAGGGCCATTGACTAAAGAAGATTCCTTAACCAATTGTTTTGCTTGATTTTCAAGAACTAAGCTCATAGCAGAGACTTCACGTTGAGTCTTAAGACCACGTAAAAGTCCAGTTTTTTGCCATTTCGCAACAAGTCCTTTAGTAGACACAGCTAACTTTTCTTCGTAGCTTGGGCCTTCAAACAAGTTTTGATATTTTATTTTTTTCATATTTCACTCCTAAGTGATTTTAATTAATTATTTTTTACCATTGAATGCTAATTGATTCATTCTGTTAAGGTTTTTATCTTCGAATATTACTTCGCGTTTCTTTCCATTAACAACTTTCACTGAACGACTTGAGCCTGCGCTTTCAGCAATCTTTGAAAGATTTTTTGTTTTGATTTTGTTTAATGTCTTTACAACAGTATCATGTATCAAACGAACTTCACGAAGTGAATTAGCGCGATCATACATTGCAATTACATTACGTTTTTGTGCTTCATCAAGACCAATAGCTTTTAATACTTTGGTTGTGTAATAAAGCTTGCTATTGAATAAGTTAACCTTAGCATATTCTTTCTTTAAATACGTTACCGCATTCTCGTGAATTTTAAGGGCTTTTTTCAATTTAATATTTTCTTTAACCGTTGCTTGAAGTTGTTTGTCAACAGCTTCTAATTTAGATTTAAGATCATCTGCATCAGGTTCAGTATCACCAGCAGCTGCCGTTACATCACCAGTACCATCTGAAGATTCTGGAACTAATGTTGAATCTACATCATCGACGTCTCCGTCATTGTCTTGGTCAAGTGCATCAAGTTCAGCCATAATATCAGTATCATCTTTAGTTTCATCTTCATCTGGGATGTTAAGATCGCTAAAGTCTTCATCTTCAGGTAACAATGCTTCATCAATATCATCAGCATCAGGTTCAGTATGATCTTCACCTTCAGTAATATCATCATCAGCATCAGGTTCGGTACCTTCATCTAACTTGTCGTTTTCATCATCAAATGTTCCGTCAAGATCATCAAGATCATCTTCGTCATCATCTGTTGTATCTAAATCTTCATCAAGATTATCTTCGTCAGGCTCGTCACCTTCGTTAAGATTTTCATCAAGATTGTCATCTTCGTTAAGATTTTCATCAAGATTGTCATCTTCATCTGGTTCAAAAGCTTCATCCAAATCATCTTTATTTAATTCAGAATCAAGATCTTCATCTTCATTCAAATTTTTAGATACGATTTTTCTAACTTTACCAGTTAATTCTTCGTTAAGACGTTCTCTTGCTTGGTCAATTGCTAGTTTCTTCACTAACTTTGCATCAGCAATAGCATCTCTTAATAGCGTGTTTTTCATAGGGTCTCCTAAATTCAATAAAATTGTATAATGTTAATACAATGAATTTAATCTTTAAACTTATTAGAAGTTTAATGCAGTTAATTTTTGGTATGACATCATATATATGATGTATTTTTCGATTTGATTCGTATCTATATAAATATATAGAATAATTATTTATTCTATTTATTCTATATATTTATTTTGCAAATTTAACAAATAAATTTATAGCTGACATTAATAATGTTAATGATATTGTAATTATGGCACCCCAAATAGCGGATTTACCTAAAGTAAAATTCTTTTGACCATTAACATCTTTATCAATGCTATTAATATCTTTTGTTAAACTTAATTCTATTCCACTAACACGTTCAGTTAACTTATTAATGGTTGAGTTCATTTCTCTCATTTCAAACGTTTTTAATGATTTAACTTCAAGTTTTAATTCATCAACCATTCTATCATTTTTATTTTGAATGTTTTGTAATGATGTATTAATTTTAAAGTCAATTTCACCAATCATTTTTGCAACTTTTTCTTCCAAGTTACGAATTGATGAAGCAACGTCCTTTTCAGTTAGAGAAATACTATCGGATAATCTATCAACTAAATCAGTATGAATTGCATTTATTTTACTAGATACATCCTTTACAGACTCTTGATTTTCCTTTAATTGATTTATAACATATGTACCCCATTTGCTCCAATCATCACCAGTTGGTTGTATTATATTATCATTCATCAATTAAAAATCCTTTATAGTTTATCAATAATTAATAATTATTGTGTTTCTGTCTTTTTCTCTTTTGAAATTCTATTTAATATAGTTAATTTAGCGGCTCTTTTTTTAGCCGATGGTTTTATATAATGAGTTCTTTCTTTTAACTCGTTCATGATACCACAATTTTTAATTCTTTTTTTGAATATAGATAGTGCTTTTTCAACATTGCCATTTTTTACTAAAACTCCGGCATTTGAATAATTATGTGCACCCATTAGAACCTCTTTTGTTTGTTATTATAAATTTGATGTCTTAATTTTTAAGAAATCGTCAGTTTTAATTGTAATAAAATCAATTGATTTTTCGGTAATTACTTTACCACGCCAATTTTTATGTTCACCGTTTTTAATAATAAATGGTATATTTTGTTTAGTTAATAATTTAACAAATATTTTAACCGGTAATGGTACATCATGATTAAATATATTATATGACATTTGTACGCCAAATTTTATTTTAATCACATCATCCTTTTCATTTAACATTAATTGCATATCATTAAAGTCAGTAACCAAATCTTTGTCTGCATATTTTTTATAAAATTTATTTATATAATTATGTAAGCCTTTTGCAATAGTTTCAATTCCGGATGTACTATAATTTGAAAATCCTTTACCATTCCAGTAATTTGGATCATTTTTAGGAATATCTAATGTAACTTTCAAATCTTCATTTATTAAATTTATTAATTTCATATAATCCTAATTTAATGATGATAAAATATCACCAATGATATTATCAATCTTTGTATTTTGTTTATTGATATTTGTATTAATTTTTTGATTTTCATTCACCACGTGTACCCATGCACCTTTTGTTGATGGATTTGAAACAATATCCCAACATATCATTTCAAAATCATCCATAACCCGATATAGTCCAGAGCCTAACTCTTCTACAGAACCTACACCTCTTGAGGAAACTGCGACTTCACCTCCTTCGGCTAATATTATTTTTACTATTTTTCCAAGGGGAGTGTTAAGAATCTTTAGACGACCGTAACATTCAATTTTATTTTCCCACCAAATCTTTACAATTCTATGAGAAGCACGTTGTAATGCTGGAGGCTCTGCACTATCAGGATGGTCTAATTCACCATAAGATCTTTTAGGAATAAATCTTGCTGCATAACGATCTATTGATGGTTTAAGAATATTATAAGGATATTCCCTACCATTACCATTTTCAGTATCAGCCATTTGCAATAATGTATCTACATATATAGGTTCATCAGTACTCATTGATTCTGTTAATAATTTAGTATCGCCTTTATATGTTATAGTTCCTATTGTTTCTATTAAAGGATGTTCCGCATCATATTTAATTATATTACCCATTATATTCCTTATACAAAATCATGCATATCAAAGGTTAATCTATCATCTAATTTAATAGTTGCTTTATCTTTTAAAGATGGTTCCTTTGCGGCTGCTGATTTTTTATTTATGACATCTGCTATATAGTTTGCATCTTCTTTAGAAAAACATGAACATACATGTTGACGAAATGTACTATTACCAAAATATACATTATATGAATCACATATAACTACATGGTATTCTTTTTCATATTTTACTTTTGTTGCACCATATTTTTTTAATTTATCTACAAATGCTTTAATTTTATTTTTTTGCTCATCTGTTAAAGCAATAGGGCTAGCTTCAAGTAATTTCATTATTTTCATTATATACTTTCTTATTTATATACAAACAATGGTAATGTACCATATTGTGCTAATGGGTGTAAATTTGTTATTTTAGCAGAATCCAATGTTACACCTATACCAATTGGACGTCTACTTTGGTCATGAATATAATCTTCTCTTGTACCTTTTTTATTACCTGAATCAGAACCTGCTATACAAATAGTTTTATCACCAACTTTTACAACACTAAATCCCATGTTTGGTTTCTTTTCAGATATCCAATCGGCATATAACCAATTAGCTTCAGGTTTCTTAAAATTTATATTAGAACTTGTCTTTAATAGTGGTGCTTTACGTTCTGGAGCTTCTTTAAGCAAGCTCATCATTTTTATTGTGTTAGACATTTTGTTTCTATTCCTTTTAATCTTTCCTTTAATTCATTATCATATTTAATTGATAAATCTATTAATTCAATATATAACATATCCTTAAATTTTTTTAAGTATGCTTCTCTATCATTAATTGTTTTAACGCCTTCTGGAAACTGACAAATTTGTGTTTTTGGATGACCATCTACTCCCTTATTAAAGGTTATATCAAAAAATGGATTATCCGGATTATATTTTTTGAAATTTAATTTTAGAACGCAATATGAACATTTACTGTTTGTATACATCTTGCTTATTTTTTCATCAATTGTAATTTCCTCAGCCATTACTTACCCGTCATACGTCTACGTACTATGTTATTCTTTTTAGTCTTATCTGGTTTTATGAAAAACGGAGTAGAATATGCTCCAACTGCTCCTGATGAAGTCATTTCATCAAGTAGATCTTTTATACACGTTTTAACATGACGTTTTAAAGATTTATTTTTTTTAGGTATCATTGGCAACTTCCACTTGTTTTAATTTAAGAGATTTTTTCATTTCAACAATTAAATTGGATGTTTCCATTAAAGCTACAATATATGATTCTTTAATTTTTGGTTGTTTTGTTATTTTTTCTAATGATTCCAAAACAACACTCAGTTTAGCTTTTAATACTTTATCATCATGCATTTCTAACAATTTTTTAATGTTAAAAATATATGATTCGGTTTTTTTATTAATGTATTCTTTTAATGCTATACTATCGGTAGCATTATATAAATAAGTACGAAGTATTTCACATTGTGATTTGTTTAAAGATTTGCCATATTTTGAATTGAATTTATCAACCAAAATATTATATGATAATGCACGTAAGTCTTTACTTTGTGACATAAATTCATTAACAACGTTTGAAGTCTCAGTTGTAATTTTTTTATTTGTTATTATACTTAATATATTATCTCTAGAATCAACTAATTCTTCAGTATTTTGTATAGCTTCGGTTAAACAACCATATTCAAATAATTTATATATTGATGCACATTCTTTATAATTGCTTATTTTTGAATTAAATAGTGTTTTAATATCATATTGTTTAGATATCTCATTTACTACATTGTATTTTTCAGTTCTAAGTAATTCTGCATTTAGCTTCTTTCTTTCATTTAGAACAAAATCAATATAAGTTTGCGCTTTTGATTCGGCAGAAAAATTTGTTTCTAATAATTTTTTGTATAAATTATATTCTTTTAACAATTCTGATGATTTTGAATAATGTTTCTTTATAATATTAATTGCATTTGACGTCGGCATATCATTTAATGCATCGGTCGCAATTTGACGAGAAAGTAATTCAAATAATATGTATGTATTTTTTAACTTATTGTGTTTGATTTTCACCAAGACATCTCCAAACGTTTTTTTAATATAATTATTACAGATTTAAGAAAACAATCATTTTTCATATTAAATCTATCATTTTATCATCAAATTTAATTTCATCTTCTTCTGTCAAGTGTAATTCGGTAAATTCATCTTCAGTAGCTAAAGGTGAATTGTTTTTAAAGTCTAAACCTGTAGATTTATCTAATCCTGCAGGAGCTTTATTCTTTCCTAATGCATCTCTACCAAATGTAGATTTATCAGTACCATAATTAGAACCTCTTTGTACGGGTGCACCTTCTGGTTGTGGTTTTCCACCTTGATTAAGTTGAGGTGATGCTACACCGCCCCCACGGCCTGTAGGACCTGCGTATTGTACATCATCGGGTTTATTTACTATTCTCGATGTTGTATCTGTTGCATGTTCACCTGAAACATTAGGATCATTTCCTTGTTCAACAATTTGAGTAAGTCTATGATCTCTATGAGCATCATTAAGTACTTCTTCTTTTTGTGATTCTATTTCATTAGATGTCATTTGATATATGTTTTCATATATCCATTTTTCAGATAACATTTTACCTGCACGTATACTATCGGCTAATTCAATTCGGCCTTTCCATAATTCTAATTTTTCTTGTTCATATACTATAGATGGGCTATTTAAGCTAATGGTAAATGATTCTAAATCATCTTCATTATATCCTTGAGCAAATAAATGTATTTTTGCTATTTTTGTTAATTCACCAACAATAACTGCTTGCATATTTTCAATAGTTCTAGCAAATCGAACATCTTCAGCCGAAAGCAATGATTTAGAACCAACGGATTCTTCAAAACCTAACCATGCTTTAGGTATACGTAATGCCGCAAACATTTTATTCTTAAAATATTCAATATCTTCAATAGTTTCATTACCTAATGCTTCAAGTGTATCAATTTTATTACCACTTTCACCATTTCTAACAGGAAGATAAAAATCTTCAGTAATATTTTGTATATTATATTTTAAGTTATAATCACCAGTTTGTTCATCGATTAATGGTACTTTTTTCATACTATTAATCATGTTCTTCATGTATGGGTCAACTTCATTTGCATTTAAGTTACCAACCTCAATACTAAATACTCTTTTTTGTGGAGCTCTAATAATACGATGAATTAACATTGCATCTTCAGCAAGGTTTAATTGTTTCCAAACACGACGTGCTCCTTCAATTGCGGATTTACCATAAGGTAAAAAGTTAATATCACTTTGTAATCTAAAATGAGCCATTTCATATGGTTGTAATTCACCACGGAATTTATAACCTTCAATAGCATATTTAGTATCTATTTTACCAGTTGATTTATTAACTTCTTCAACTCGAGTTACGTCATATGGTGACATTGTTACGGTATCAACTATTCCTAATTTATCGACTATGTTTAATTTCATAAAGAAATCACCATACTTAACAAATGATCTTACCCATGATCTAAGATTAAAATTAACATTTAATACATTATAAAATAAATTATGAAGTACTTCATTAATTTCTTCATCTTCACATTTTATTTTTACTATTTCACCAAATTCATTACGTATTGCACATTCTTCAGAATATAAGTCTAATGCAGAGTGAAGTATTGGATCTTGGTCCATTAATTCATAATCTCTAAACATCATAAGTCTCATAGTATGAATTGGCATACCTTGGTTTTGTGAATTAACCATAGCTAATGTTGAGTAAAGATTTTGATATCTTGAACCCATATAGTTATTAGCCATATTACCAACTACTTTAGGGTTGTAAACATCCATAGGTTTCATGTTTACGCCCTTATAGTTTCGTATAATAAGGTCGGTACTGAAAAGTTTATTTATAGAGCTGAATACACTCATGTATTATCCTAATTTGAAAATCTTGTTTAATGTCTTTAGTAAGTTGTCCTGTATATAAATATTGTTAGATTTCAAATTCATGAATCCTGACTTATATTTATTATATTGACTTTGTGTTGGTGCATCTGATAAATTTGCAATCATATCACATAATTTAACATTCAATGCAAATGGTGATTTTTTTGCTAATGCTAATAAATAGGTATTATATTCAACCGATTTATCATGTGATAATAGTAAAACAATAGACAATATATTACTACCAAATGTTTTACCAATATAATCGGCAATTGCTTTTGGATCTGCACCATCTTCATATGTATCATGTAATAATGCAATTATTTGTTCATTCTTACCAAAACCAAAATGTTTTGTTAGTTTATAAACTAATAATGGATGAACAATGTAAGGTTTCATCGATGATTTTCTAAACTGTCCAGTATGTACTTCTCTAGCAAATTGTTCTGCCTTTTGTATTAATGATACTTCCAATAATTTCATTTTATAAAAACTCCGTTAAATTTATTGCTTGTCTACCAGTTCCATATTGCCAAGGATTGGTTATTATATTACCATGTGTATTTTGTTCTGACCTGCTAACATGTATAGCACCTAACATTGCGGTAACCATTGAATCATTTCGTGATATATTAATTAATGCAACATCCCTACCAAAAATAGCAATACATAATGCCATAACAATATCATCATTATAACCATATGCAGCTTGTGGTTTATTATTTAAGTATACAAATGTACGTAATTGGGTTATTGTTCTTTGTGAATTTATTATAATTTGCTTTAATCTTATAATTTCTTCCATTTGACTTATAACTAATGGGCGTGTAGCTAATGACATTGTAAACCCAGGTACATCACTCTTTTTAATAGCCGATGAAAATTTTGTCTTTTCATTAACAAATCCTCTTTTATCAGATTCTTTTGTATAATGAAGATTCCTACATCCTCTATCAATTAAACGTTGACATGTACCCATACCAATGTTTGCATTTTCAACAATAACATATGCATCATTATATTTTACAGCATATTCTAATATTAAATCACCGAAATTATTTGGTGGTAATTTACCTTCAAATTCAGCAACTTGTTCATATGTTTTTGTATCTATAATATGAAATGTACTATAATCATCACCATCACCACGAGCAACGTCACCACTTATAATATACTTTGCATCAAAATCAGGATCTTTCCAAATCCAAATAGTATCTTTAAGATCTGAGCTATAACTAACAGTTGGTGTAATTTTACGAATAGGTTGTTTTACTGTATTGTTTTGATACCATTCTAAAATATCAGGAGCAATAACAGTATTACCTGATGACAAGAACTTAGCATCACATTCTTGTGCAGCTCTTCTTGGACCAAGTTCAATTTCCTGTTCATCTCTCCATTTTTGAGTACGTTCAGGATGAACACTCCAAGGAAGTTCTACAGTTTGAAAACTATTACGTCCTTCTTCAGCATCACACCATGTTTTATGAAACCAGTTACCATATCCATTAGGTGAACTTAAAGCAATACAATCACCACCTGTTGAAAGTGTAGGTTGTAATGCTGTCCAAATATCACTCATACGTTTAATGTGAGCACATTCATCAATAACAACCAATGATGCAGCTTCAGAACGACCTACGTCTTCTGCCGTTGTTTCTGCAATAATACGCGAACCATTTGATAAAACAACACTTAACATGTTATTTTCTATACATTCACTTCGCATCCAAGATGGTAAAAGATCATTCATAATCTTTACCTTCTTAACAAGATTTTTTGCTACTTTTTGTTTTGTAGCAACAATAACAACATTATAATCATCATTAAAAATCATACGCCATAAAATAAAACCTGCTGATAATGTTGATATACCTAATTGTCTACCTTTTAATATAATCGTTCTATGTTTAGATTCAAATATATCAAGTAAATCATCTTGATAAGGATATGTTTCAAATAAAATTTTACCACGTTGAGGATGAACTATTGTACAATATTTTTTAATAAAGTACTTTGAATCCAATCCACATCGTGTAAATTCTTCAGCCATTAATTCTTTTATTGTAGGTTTTTTAACTACAATGTCATCGAGTTCCATTACTCTTTTACTTCCTCAGTGCTAGCAGTTTCAGGTGCACCATTTGCTTTTACTTCATCATATATTAACATTAATTCATCTTCGGTTATTTCACCTGATAATGTTTTTTCCAAACCTATTATAAGTTTTTCAATATCAGCTAATTGTAACTCTAAAAATGCCTTTTGTGAATCATATGAACCATTATCCCAAGTATCAATTGAACCGTCTTCATTGACATATGTCATTTTTTTATTCAATCCACTTATAAGCGTTTCTACTTGACCTTTTGTATCTTTCATATATGAAAGTTTATTATTTAATATTTTATTTTGTACATATTTTTCAAAACCACCTGATTCTTTTATTTGGTTTTCTTCATGTACTTTACAATCTAAACACATTCCTGTTTTTGTAAACATTTTATAATCAAATTGTTTTCTTATAGTTTTTTTACAAACTGGACAGGTTTCGAACATTTTATTATCGGCAAATCTATCAGTGTATACACCGTCATTTATTGTATACCCAGGTGCTATATTAATATATTTTGTATTTGAATTTGGATTAAACCATTCTTCATATTCTTTATCTCTAAATTGAATCATTTCGCCAGTTTTATAGTGCTTGCGAATACCCGTATAACCACCAACTGTTATATCTTCAGATAATTTACCATTAATAGCATCTTTAAGATTACTATAATTAATATCTAATGGTGATGGTGCTTTTTTATTTCGTCTTGCAACGAAATCTTTATTTATTGCATTGGATTTAACATCCATTGTAACCTCATGTTATTTTTATTATCTTGCATATTTCAACATACCTAATATTTGATTTATTGGGTTGAAACTTCCTGTTAATTTATAAATATTGCCTTTATATGTAAATACAATTCCTTCGGTTGGTAATACGATGTTACCTACACCTCTTAATTTTGTTAATTCAATATCAAGCTTATTTATAAGGCTATCATCTTTAGATGCCTTTATAGCCGCTATAGTACTTGTTATTTCATCTTGTAGTGATTGAATTGCCTTACTTGGGTTAACGGTCAATACACTTTTCATATTACTAAGTATTGCAATACCAAGATTCATAGTCATATTACGTATTGGTTCAACAAACGTATTATTTAATGTTTTGACTTTAGCACCTTCCGTTGCCTTAATATCTGAAAATTGTTTTTCATCAACCATTTTCTTAATATCATTTAATGATGTTGATTTATCATCATATAACCAACGATTTAATAAAATCTCATTTACTTTATCATCGTTTATATTTAATGATGTAATATAATGTCTCCAATTAAATTCAAAATACTTTGATAGTTTATCACTATCCTTTGCTCCACATTTACCTTGTATCGCTGATAATTGTTTATATAAATCCTTTTTAAGATTTTGTCCATTTTCTATAGCATTCAAATGAATGTCAGCTTTTGGTTTAATTGTGAATGTATTTTGTACATGTGCGTTTGCATTTTGAATTAATTTATATAATTTTCCTGCACCTGTTTTAACTTCTGAAATTCTATCACCATCTTTATTATATTCATATATACCATGAAAAACTAACATACTCATTCCATAAGGAATAACATTTGTTGTTTTTGGATATATTACTTCAAATGATAAAAATCTTTTTCCATTTTTAAAGATATCTTCTTTTTCTGCTTTACTTAATGCATTTAATGCGGCCGCCATATCATTCATAGCAAATGAAAATGCATTTGATATATCACCGCGGCCGGCAAACATCTTAAATAAACCATCAATAGATAATGAATCTTTTGCAAAATTTTTAATATGTGATTTATTACGAGCCGCTCTTACTTCATTATTAACAACAGTAATCATTAAATTTTGACCGTCAGTTTTTTCAGTAACGGATTTTAATTTACCACCTAAACCTAAATCAATTATTTTTTTAATATCACCAAATGTTAAATTTGCATCTTCATAAATATGTTGCATATGACCATAACCACCACCTTCTGATAATTTACCTTTAAGTAAATCATAAGTTTGTTGTGTTATATTAGGATTCATATATTGGCTTATATTCTTTAATGTAATTTTTCCAGATTTTATACCATCACGAACATCAGTTGCACTTATTTTAACAGTTGGTATACTTATCATATATCCTGCTTTTTCAAACGGTAACATATCATCAGTATTCTTAAATGGCTTAAAGTATTTTCCAGCAAGGCGATTCATATCTTTATCACCAGTACCAATAATTAATGATACACTTTTTGGAAATTTATTTAATAATTCGGTTGGTTGTAATGGAACTCTACATTGAATAATATGTGATGCAGGTATACCATATGATTGTATTATTGCCTTTTTTTGAGCAAAATTTAATATGGAATTATTACCGTTAGTTGAATTTGATGTACATATATATACATTATTAGAACCAAATTTATTACATAAGTATTTATATGTTTCATAATGACCTTTATGAAACGGTTGAAATCTACCTGGGTATGTAACAACATAATCTTTTTTGGTAGATTCTAGAATTAATTTATATTCATTTGATGCTATAATTCTTTTAACTATAGCATCAACATATTTCTTGTGTTTAATAAGTAACCTCCGAGAATCCTATAATTCTGAATGCATTTGCTGGTTGTAAATATCTAATCTTTTTGTATACACCACCACCGTCCCATTGACTGCCTGTTGGTCCTGATGTATTTCCTTCAACTGTTGGGCCACTTTTATTTGTCCAATCACCAGTAACTATACCAATATGACCTGACATTGTATTACCATGTTTCCAAATAACTAAATAACCTTTAGTTATTTTCTTTTTACCAATTAATACATCATTTGTTTTAATTGATTTTTTATTAAAATATGCTTGAGCCATACCACTTTTTAATGTAGGTGCTTTTACGTGAGCTGCTTGCATGCAATATGAAGCAAATGCGGCACACCAAGAATCTCCTTTATGGCGTCCTACACTATGTAAGAATTTTTCAACTACTGGACCGTCATTATGACCAGTTGCTTCCATAGTTCCTACATATGTTAATGCAGTATCTACATGTGGTGTTGTGCTTTTTTGTGGGATATTACCCAGCGACAATAGCGCCAACAATAATAGCAGCGATAGAAAATAAGAATAACGCATATGCAATATTTCCTTTTAATATTTCTTGAATTGTATCAACACCTTTTAGTAAGTATTCATCTACCCACCAAAATATCATAATACCTGCAATTGCTTTAACGAACGTTATAAGAAATGTAGAAAATTCTACAAAATTATAAACAATAAATATCATAGAAAGAACGGATACGATTAGCATAGTTGCTAATTTTTTTGCATTTTCTTTCTTTAAAAACTCAGAAACGAATCCAAACATAATATAACTCCATTTAATTAATGATTTTATTATAAATATAAAACAATTTGAAATTACATAGATATCCAATTTATTGCACCATAAAAGGTATTTGCACCTTCAAAATTATCAGTACATAACCAAAGTTCATCAGGTTTATTATTAATATCGGTACCTATTAATAATGTAGTATTTGTAGGAAATGTAATACTTGGATTTGAATTTGATACATAACCTTGATATAATACAACACCTTCATTTGTAATAGTTGCAGGTACACTAGCACTACTAGTAGCATATTCTACTGGACGTACGGTACCATCTTGCCAAATTAAAGAACCTGATGTTGATATACTAGGATTAATACTAACAAACCATCTATAATTCCTATTTGTACTAGTGCCTAATAATGATAATATATTAGGTACAACCGTAGTGTCTATATATGTTGATTTTAATCGTATACCAACAACACCAATCTTTTGTCCGGTCGTAACTGAAATTCCAACATTACATCCATTAGATCCCATTTGTCCATTAACTTCTTGACCGGTGTCAGTTATAACGGTAGAACATATTTGTCTAATATAGCTAGCTTGACCAGATCCTGAATTTATAATTTCATATCTAATTGGTAAGTTAGGTGTACCAATATAAACACCACATGTTTCATTTGCATTATAAAATTCATGCATGCATATATTATCACCTCTATAATTTATGCCCATTCGTACACGACCTACACCCAACCACTGATAATCAAAATGAAATATTTGATTTTTAGTTAAATCTAATATTACTTTACTTGGTCCAGAACCATCCATTATATCAATATTAAATGATGATTGTGGTATAACGGTATCAATAACTGCTCCTGATATATTATTTCTTAAACCAACATAAAATTGAGATCCTGATGTCATAAAATATATTCCATTATTATCATCATATCCACATATACGCTTTATTATACCTGATGAACTAGTACCTAAAATACCAGTTAGCATAAATAATTGACTTTTCCCTGGGCAATAATTAAATCTACGTTTTGTTTGATTAACAGATCTACCAACATTACCATTTGATACTTATAACACCGTTTCATTAGATGATGTAGAATATAGTATACTTCCCCCCACCGGTTGTTAATGAATCCCAAAATAAAGATCCGGATTCATTTAAGTTTTTGCTATCAAATAAAGTATGCGCTTCTGATACTCTAAATCTACCAAAAGCATCTGTTGACATTGAATTTGCAGATGATATTCTTATATCTTCTATATATGACATATTATATCTCCTATGTTATCCACCAGTTTGCACCATCTGAAATAATACTTATTGATGTATATGCCGATGTTATTGTTTGTGAACTGGAATTGTCAATTAATTGACCTAAAACTCCAGATATTGTTACCGTATATGATCCTGATATTTTTTTAATTACATAAATCCTACCAAAACAGTCTTGTGCATATGGTAGATTTACTAATATATTATTTGCTGATGTGTCACATAGTACAAAATAATGGTCAATTCCTAATGCTATATTATTTGTTGTTTTTAATACGGATACACCAAATGAACCACTTAATTGTAATGTACTGTTTGTATTAGATGTACCAATTCCAAACATATTAGCATAACTACTTGTCATTAAAAATTTATTAGTTACAACCCAAGCATTATTATTATTGTTTTTTATAAACTTAAATGTATAATTTTCACCTGGGAAAATATCTGGACCGGCTGTATCAAAACCTGATTCATCTTCAAAAAAATTAGCAGATGCAGTACCAAGTGTCATTGTTATTTTCCCAGGCCCTAATGATTTTATATAATATTCTTTACCATAATATGCATATTCAGGTAAATAATAATTCATATTATATGAACCGGAATATATTAGTGTATAATCATTTATATTAATATAATAATCTGTTGTTCCTGATGATGTATAATGTATACTTCCTCTATTTGCAACATGTGATGCATTTGAAACTAAATATGTATCATTTAAATTATTATTTACTAGAGGTAATAATGTATCACTTTCAAATGAAGAATATCCTATTGTGTTTTTATACTTTAACTTAAAAATAGTTGCATCTATATTTGTATTACTTATAGGTACATCAAAAATATAATTAGTATTATTAAATCCAGAATATGCATCAATTCTACGAATCTTTATATTACCTAATCTTAATGACATTGATGAACTAGTAAAGTTATCAATATGACCCCAAAATCCTAATGATAAGGATGTATTATTTTCAGAATTAAACTTTATTGATTCATTTATTTTTATCATTGTTTTAATAATTGGTGTTGCAATATCATTATATAATCTATTATAACTTTGATTATTAATACTAACATTCCAATTAAATGATGTGTTAGATGTGGTTGATGAATAATCAGCAGCAAAATCATAAATAATTTCATAATTAGAATGTGGAACTAATTCTATGTTATTGTTTAACATAAGAAATGTTGAACCTGATAAAAATAAGTTATCACTATTATTTATACACAATGCATTTGAAAAATAATCATTATTTAATGTTGTGTTTATTAATGATGTAGAATCAATTACTTGATTATAACCTAATCTCCAAATATTATTAAATTTTGATGTATCAAATAAAGATCCTGAAAAATAGTTTGAAAAATTACCTGCATCATATGATAGTGTATTATATGTATATTGTAATATGTTAAATTTTGAAGTATCAAATGAATAGACAAATTCAAATGAATTATGATCATTCATATATGATTTTTTATAAACATCAATTGAATCAATTTTACCTGATAGTAATTTTAGATTATCAGCAGTTATTCTTACATAATTATTATAATATGAATTTATAGTATTTATTATATCTGTTGATTTATTAAAATATTCTATAAATGTAGTGTGTGTAGATGCGGTAACATTATAATATAATCCATCTGTATTATTGTATGATTTTGGTATTGCATTTAACTTAAATTTATAATAATTTGATGGGCCTGCTGAAACATATGATTGTATAGTTGCTGTAAATGAAGATGTTATATAATTTGAACCTAAATATGAAAAAGCACTATCAGGTATAGTCACTTTTGCACCAACTAAAGTTTGTTGACTACTTGTTAAATTATCAGGTAATAAGAGGTTTATATATGTATAATCAGTGTTATAAACATCGGCCTTATATTTAATCATACGACGTTCTGGGGCATTATCAATTAATTCTGTATATGAATTTGTTACATTTAATGATTGTGAAAATCTATTATAATCATATCCTTGTACATATTTTTTAATAACGTTTGCATTTATTATTGGATTTGTTGCAAATCGAAGTGTTGATGTATTTTGTGTTGATTTGTTTATATTAAAATAATGATATTGTTTTAACGTATCACCGTTTTTATTCTTAAAAATTAAAGTCATAGTTGCATTACCATTTTCAAGTGGTTCATCAATAATAACAGTAACTAATATTTTATTAGATTCTTTATAATTTTCATAACTATAATCGACTCTATTTTGTAACGAATCTAATATTTCTAATTGTATTTGTATTTTACCATTTACACTATCATCATTAGTGTATAATAAAAAAGAATGCCTACCATACGAACATTCCGCAGGTAGGCCAGAAATTACAAATGCATTAGATTCTACTGCATCAATTAAGTGTAAATTTTCAACTAATTTATTTTTAAGTAATTGTTGTGCTAGTGTTGCCATATTCTATTTTACTAAAAGTATCCTTTAATTTAATATCTATTATACTATCTACGGAATCTTTTATCGAATCAATATGACTTATAACTAATATAAACTTATATTTGCTTCTAAGATAATCAAATAACCTTTGTATTGAACCTATATTTTCACTATCAAGATTACCCCAACCTTCATCAATTATTAAGAAGTTAGGTCTTGGTAAATTTGATAGATTTGTTAATGCAATTCTTAATGCTAATGATGAAATAAACTTTTCCATTCCACTACCAAGATCAAGATTCCAATAGCGCTCCGTATCGTATACTATATAAATATTGATGTTTTTATTTTCATCAGGTAATATAAGTAAAGAAAAATCAACAATCTGTGATAATATATTATTAACTTCAACTTCGACTTGAGGTAAGATATCTAAAATTATTTCATAAGGTATACCATCTCTTTTAACAATATCACAATACATTGATTGACATTCTTTGTTAAAGGCCATATTTGCATGTTTATCAATATCTTTAGAATAATCATCTATTTTTGATGATACTTGATTCATTTTCATTAGACTATCCATGACTTTAGTCTTTAATACATTTAGTCTAGACTCTTCATCTTTTAATCTATTTTCTAATATTTTTATTTTATCATTTGCATTCTTATTATTTAGTTGTGCTGCCGCAATTGCTTTTGATTCTGATAAAGTATTTGTCCAATCTATTATTTGTTTTTCATGTTTTATTATAGCTGCTTTAGTAGCTGCAATTGAATCATTAAGTAATGAAATTTCCTTTGTTATTCTTGGGACTTTATCTATTATAGAATTAACGGTACCGTATTGGTCAACTATATTATCATGACTAATCATACGAGTGTATGCGTCATTACATTCATTTTGCATATCGTTATAACGTTCTTTACGTGACTTATAATTTGATGTAACGGAATCAAAATGATAACCAAAATTCTTTTGGCAAAATTCACAATTTGGATCATATTCTAGTTCATGAACGGTTGCAACTTCTTTTTCTAATTTATCTAAATCAATCTTATTAATATCAAGCTGTTTTTTAAGCGATTTGTACTGTGATTCATCAATTAAATATTCTTGATATTTTTTAATTATAATGTCTTTATCAACTAAAGCATCCTGAGCAATATCATATGCTTCTTTATATTTTAATATCTTAATTTCATTATCTTTTAATTGAATTTCCAATGAACTTAATTTTGACTTTGATGCTTCCAAATCATTTGTAATTTGCATAGTATCAATAACATTTTCATTTTCATTAATTTGTATAAGAGTTTTATGGGTATTAAGTATATTATCTTTAGTATCTATTATTTGTTGTTGTACATTTATACTAGATTCATTTGCTTTATCTATATCATTTTGTATGATACTTATTTGCTTTTCTAATTTTAACTTATCATCTAAAATTGCATCAATATCAATGTCACGTAATAATACATTATATTCTTTTAACTTTACATTTGCAATATCAAATAATAAGTCAAATATTTTTAATCCTAAGAATTTTAATAATATATCTTTTCTTTCTGAATTTGATTTATTAACAAATCCTAGATTATCATTTTGTACACTATATGATGATAATAAGAAATCATCTAAGTCACCAATTATATATCTTATATTTCTATTGGTACCCCATTTATCTTCACCATTTAATGATACTAATTTATCACCTTCATATTCAAAAAAATCAATTTCATATTTTAAGGCGGTACCTTTTTTATTTTTTGTACCAACCCTTCTTATTAAATATTTTTTACCACAATGTTCCAACGTTATTGAACATTTGAAAGATTGTTTTCTAACATTTAATAAATTAATCATTTTAGATTCTTTTGATGTTTTATCAAATAATGCAAAAGCTAATGATTCACTAAAACTACTTTTACCTGTAGCATTAGCACCAAATAAACCATAAACACCATTCATATCAGTAAAGTTAATATAATTATCTTCACCAAAAGAAAACATGTTTGACCAACGAAATTCTAAAAGATTCCACATTGATGTGTTAAAGAATGTTTCTAACTTTACATTAGCATTTGTCTCTTGATTTACATCCAATATGCCTTGAACGATATCTTTAGATAATTTATATTTTTTATCTAGAAAACGTTGTATAAATTTATTTTGTACTTCAACATTTTTAATATTTGAAATATCAGATATTTGATTTTTACTAAAAACTGAATTATTTGCTACCGTATTATTTTTAACATATATTAATTCCGATGGATGATATGTTCTTTTTATAACATCTAAAGTTCCAGCAATCAATTCTAACTTAACATCTTTAAATCTAACACGTATTCTTGGATGTTTTGATTGTATATTAACTTTTGGTATAACTAAAGAATCATCAACATCTATTGTATAATAACTATAATCATTTTTAACATCAACAAATGTACATGTCATAGTATCAATATCATGTACAGCAAATCCATGATCCGTTGGATGTTCACCATAATTTTGGCATAATAAACTACCAGGGTAAACTATCAGTGGTTTTTTTGATACTATTTGTCTATTATGTATATCTCCTAATAATACCGAATCATATCCTGTAAAAAACATATTAGTCATCTTACCTGATAGTGTATAATTAGAATCATTCTTTACACCATTAAGAGGACCATGATAACATGCAATCTTTACATATTTGTCATCAATATCTTTAGCTTTTATATAATGAGTCATTTCATCAAAAACTGACATAACCGAAAAACATAAATTACCAACCGTGTATAGTCCAGATGATCTTAAATAAAATAAATTATCATTACTTATTAAATTAACAATTGGTGTTAATGAATCTATTCTATTTTTATTATTAAGGTTTGCATCGTGATTTCCTGCAACTAATATTGTAGGACCTATATCTGATAATGATTTTAGAAAATAAGCAGTTAATTCAACTAACTCAGGTGATAGTTCATTTTTAGAATGAACAACATCTCCAAGTACGGCAATTAATGTATTTTCATCATAATGTTTTTTAACTTCATTATGCATTTCCTTGAATACTTCTTCATATTCTTCATATCTTTTATATTGTCTTATATGAATATCAGCAAGATGAATTATTTTTTTAACATCTCTTTTTATATTTAATTTAATATAATCCATTAATTAACCTTATTTGTTGCCTTTAGTTTGAGCATTAACATTTTCCTAAAATCATTTACACCAACCGGTGTTGCTGATAATAAATATTCTTTCATTTTATTAAATCCTAATTCACTTGGATCCTTTTTATCAAGTTCAATAAAGTATACTTTTATACCTCTTTTAATAAAGTACTCAGTATGCTTTATTGCAGTTTTCATTGCATCCGAATCTAAACATAAATATATTTCCTTTATACGTTTTTCAGCCAACAGTTCTTTCATATCATCACAAATACTTTTACCTAATAATGCAATAGTATTTATTTTAGTTGCTAAAAAATCAAATGGTCCTTCAACCAAAACCACAGGTTCATCCCAATTTATAAATAGTTCATTAAATACTATTGAACTTTTATCAATCTCAGGATATTTGTATTTGAAGCGAGTGTATTTTTCTAATGATCTACCAGCAAAATAATTCAATTTACCAAATGAATCATATGATGGAATAATAATCATATTTGCAAATGGGCCTACATCACAATATCCTAAATTATATTTTATTATATCAGAATATGTAATATTACGTTTTTTCAAATATGCCATAGCTATTTTATATGTATCACCTTTTGTTGGATTCTTAAGTGATATAAATTCGGCAGGTAAATTTACTACTAATCGTTGTCTATGATCTGGTATTTTTGGTGAACCATTATTTTGTACATAATCATAATCTAACTTATGATAATATGTAGGATCTACTTTATATAAATCAAAAAAAGTTTTAATTCGTTTACCACGAGTACCGCTATCATTTTCACAAACCCAACAATGCCAATGTCCATATTTTGGAGATTTTGGATTTATATTTATAGACATCTTTTTATTAGAAAATGACTTATTACATTTTGGACACCAAAACATAACTTCATTTCCTTTAAGAATGCCTTTTTGATTTATAGCGGCTTCAAGGAGTGATTGAACTTCATACATAAAAACTATTCCGAATCACTTGAATTGAACGTTCTAGAACGCATTGTAATTTTCAAATATATATTATCCGTAACATTCATTAATGCAGAAATTTCCAATCTATCATAATTAAAATAATATTTTAATTCATAAATATGATTATCATTTAATATAAATGTATGAGGTACTAAAAATTCAATAATATCACCATCATAATTAACTGCTATGGGTTCAATACCTATTGATTTTTCTATCCACACTGGAGTGGTATGTATGTACATTTTATAACCTATTATTTGTTAAAAATAAATATATTGTAATATTCACAAATTATATTCACAAAAATCATAATTTTTCAGGTTCTGTTAAAATTAACCACAACTATCCCAAATCAATGCATAAATGGCACTCTCAGATGATGACCAGATGCTTTTTATTGTTGGACTGTAATTTTATATGGATTTGAACAAAACCTCTTTAAAAAGCTTTTATAATTCATAATATAATATATATTATTTTTCATTGTAAAACTAAAACTATCAGTATCTTTATGTACATGTAACCAGATATTTCCTGACTTAATTTCTTTATGTATTACATTCTCATTTAATACATAAATTTTATTATATGGAAAACATATAAACTCAGGAAATCTATTTCTACTAAATATAACAACAGGTATTCTGTTATTTTTACAATTTGCGGTAGCCTGTTCCATTGCTGTAAAAATATTTAAGTTTTCAACATTCTTACATTCAATATCCATAGGAATATATTTTTTTGCGGCAGGAGTTAATTTAACATCAACACCATTTTCTGACATAATATTAGATGCAATATCTTCTTCTATTAATTCAGTTGTTTCATTACAATATATTTCTCTTAGTGTGTTTTGTACAAACACTTGTAAACGACGTCCTTTATTTTTTGCGGACCTAGTTTTCATATATAACCTTTAATAATTTAATTTTACCACAAATGTAGTATGAAACTTTTTACTTTTTTCTAGTGGGTATGGAACTTTTGCAATTGCCAATAATTCGTTTACATCATTATATAATCCTATACATGATATAAATGTTGGATATTCATTATTAAATGTATCATCCGATATTCCAGTTTCATTATCAAATGTTGCCGATGTTGGATTGTTTGACTTATTAAACTCACCTGGGTGAATGTTTATAATATAATTATTTTCAGAACATAATACAGTAGACTTAAAATCTACAATACTATTATATTTATCAAAATAATCACCATAAGGTATTTGTCCAACTTTATCATATAAACATATCATTCCACTTTCATATGAAACATTACCTACATAAATACTATCGGCTGATGCAGTACCATTTGCATAATACATTGTAACATCTTTAATACTAAATGTACCATTGTTTATTGTTGAACCGCTGAAGTTTAGATTAAATGAATATGCAGCTGAACCACTATTAAAATAGTATACATTTCGTTGCCACATATTATCTAATGATGCGGTTGTCATACCACTTAATAATACCGGAGAACCAATATTACTATTAATTTGTTTACCAACAAAATCACCAGTTGCCATGCATTCAAATGAAAGTATCATCGATGATGAAGTATTTAGGTTAGCAATAAATTCATCTGGTATTTTTAATCCTTGATTTGTAGAACCGGTTGCGTTAACATTTAATCGTAATGCACCATTATTTGAATCTAAAGAAATTGATGATTTTTGTTTATCTAATGGAATCCATTCACTAACACTATTATAAAAATCACTTTCATATAATATTTTGAATGCATCCATAGTGTATATGTTATTATTACCATCATCAAATAAATGTATTACACCGCCATCATAAGGCTCAAGTCCTGAACCTGAAACATTTATAGTTAATCTTATTGATTCTGGTTTTATACCATCACCAATTACATCATGAGATAAAGATATCATTCTATAACCAACAATTGATGAATCATTAGGTGGTAATACTATATCAGAAATAATTGGATTTGTAAACAATTCATTCATTTCATATTGTGTAGCAATTTTATTATACATTGCTTTTGAAATGAAATTAGGATTATTAGGATTGAAATTTGACATAGATAATTCAGGATGTAGTGTCGCATATATGGTATACATACCACTTCCAGTAATTAAAAAGTCAGTATAAACAAATTGTTGACTTTTATATCCGTAGTGCTGATAATTTTCAATTTTATCAGCACCAACGAAAGATTTATAGATCATTAATAATCCAGTCTAATTTGTAATGTAGCTTCTTTTGTGAATGTTTTTTCGATTGGTTTTGATAATTTTGCAATTGCTAACAATTCATTATTATCATCATACAATCCTACACTTGTCATAAACACATGAGGATCACTATTAAAATCATTGTATAATAAATCACCAGATGCAGTGAAGAATGAAGGATTAACACTATAGTTAAAATCTTTATTCATTATACGAATGAAATAATATTGAGAGTTAACAGTATCTAAACTTCTACCTGAAAAGTAAGAACCACTTAAAGATGCAGTACAAAACATATCCATACTATATGCTTTAATAACACTAGTAGGTCCAGCAATTCCTAAGTTCAACCAACTTGTATTTGAACTACCGCTTGATGCAATTGTTTCTGCTTGCCAATCTGCAGATGCAGAATAAAATAATTTGCTAGCATTTAATGCTATAATTCCATAATCAGGATAAACTAAACCATAAACATAACCACCTGAATTAAATGCAACACCGTTCGAACCTGATACTATTTGATATTGTGATGCATATGCATTATTTGTATTTGTATAATCACCACTGTTATCAATCAAACTAATAGTTTTACTACCAGCTGCACCTGAACCTGTTATAAGTCCAGATAAATGTAATTCCCAATTACCTGGGTCAAGGCGTTGTTTAATATTATTTCTATTTATTGAAATGAATAAAACTGATGTCATTGGACTATCACCATCATTAAATAATGATGTTGGTGAACTTAGCAATAAATTTCTAAATTGGTCATAAACCGTTTTTGTGAAATAAATTCCACTTGCCGTTTCTGCATTATTTGAACCACTACCATTAACATGTCCAAATGCAATTGAATATTCATATGAATTTGTTGAACCTGTTATTGTTATATTTCTATAATGTTCAGATGATCCTGTAATTACGGTAAATGTATTTATTAAACCTAATGAACCGGCTGCCCATAAAGCATATGATGTTTTAGTTGGTGTACCGTAAATAACATCAGTATCAGGATCCAATGTTTTAAAGTTTGTTGATCTTACTACTGGTAAAGGTGATGGTAAAGTACCATTACTATTTATATTAGGATTTGTCATTTATATATTTCTCCGTGTTAAACTAAAATATCACCAGCTTGTGATGATTTATCATATACTAAAATTGAAAAATTAATTACACCACCGTCATCATTTCCAGTTATTGTTCCTTGAACCGTTACTGAAGATTGACCTGCTGGTAGAGTTTTACCTCTTAACATGAATGATGGTCCTGTTGATGATTTACCACTCAAATTACCTTCATTATCATATAATCCTAAATAAGTATCATCTGAAATTTGCATTGTGTATGTATCATTATTACCATTTGATGTACTTGGTACAACTTCAAGCAATGCCCAAGGTGTAGGATGAGATGTTGTAATTGCAGGAACTCTTATAGTTGTTGCACCTATAGAAACGATAGCTTGTTTATATTGTCCTTTATTTGCATTAACTAATTTATATTTCATTAATTTTGTTTCATCGGTAATTGCTTGTAATACAGGCATACTTGTTATAGCATCTGCATAATGTGATGAACCTGAATTTGATGTATTATTATATAATCTATAATCAACTTCATCATCACTAACTGAAAATTTTGTTATTTTAAAGTTACTTTGTGAAAGCAACTCACGACCTCTTCGTGTTAGGATAGCATCTATTGTTAATGTATCATTTGCTATATAGCCCATAATGTAATTTCCTTATTATGTTTTTAATTTATTAATGGTAATTGTGTATCATATGTATCATTTACAATGATAGGACTTTGTCCATTATATGACGTTGATGCATCATTTAAGCATCCTGTAAATCTCATTCGTTTGTCACCTTCTAAGTAAAAATTATTACTTATAATATGTTTACTTGGATATGATGTTGTATATGTTTGATTTTCTGCATATCTTCTAATATCATTAAATATTATTGCATTTGTATCAATATCAACATACATTGACCCAATATTCATAAAATCAGCAGAAGTTGAAAAATATTGAGTATCATCAATACTTGCTGATAGTACATTGCTTATAAAACCATTTATAAATAAATATTGTGTATTATTAATTTCATTTATTTTTATTGTTGTTTTTACATCATTTCCAACATCAAATGATGAATTTATATTTAATCCTATAGGTAACATATTAGATATATCATTATATGATGCACTTTGTACATTTATAGATGTCCTAATTAAACCAAACGAATCATTTATATTATAACCTATATTATTTTTAGGTTTAGTATCTAAAACAACAAAATTATCTAATAATTGAGCAGTTGGTTTAATATGTTTAGGTTTTGTTCGTTCAACCATAGATTGTTCAAATAATAAACCAAATAATGGAATAACTCTTGACGGTATAAATTGAGTTAATGCACTATACATTGTAGGATCTAAATTATTAATATAATCAATAAATTCTTTAATATCAATTGTATTAAAATTATTTATATATAGTTTTCTTATTTCATCTAGAGCATAATATGAATCAGAATAATAATCGGCGGGATCTGCAAGTAAATCATCATAATTTGATATTGCCAAATTCTTTATTATATTTTCATTTATAAAATCAGTTGGTGATAGGTATATACCTAAATATGGTAGTGATGTAATTGAATTTGAAAAATCAGTAATACTTGAATCATATGATAATTGTGTTAATGTATTTATATCATTATTTGTACTTACTATTTGAATATTATCCGATGATAATTGTGCAATAGATGTATTAGGATAATCAATAAATGCGGTATATGGTTTTAATTGATAACCATAAGGATATGACATTGATGATGTAAAATTATTTGCAATTGCAACTTCACCTGCATAATCACTGTTTGTAGAATCATTAAATATAGATGAAGTTAAATGTAAATCTTGTGGTTTATCTAATGAATATCTATCCAATAATGCAGTCGTATCTTTATTAAAATAACCTTCACATAATATAGAATCTTGAAACATTATATGTTTATTTAGTGTTTCAAAATTACATATACCTGCAAATAACCGTAATTCTGCTAAACCATAATGTGGTGATAAATTTATAATAACATGTGCACCATCCATTAAACCATTTCCACCTGAACTAGCAATTACACCACTATCGGATATATATTCAACATCTTGTGTAAGTTGGTCTAAATATCTATACGAAAAATTAACATTACCATCTTCAGGTTGATTTATTTCAATTAAAATAGTAATACCTTCATACCATTTTATATGTGATGATATCTTTTGTACTGTTGTTGATGTATCTACATCAGTTATGGTATTTTTGAATGATATATAATTACCATTTTCTTTATGACATGATAATGTATACATTAAATCACCGTCACTATTAGTATATGTAAATATATCACCATGTTCCATTAATTCAGGTTTGAATAACATAGTATACTGATGTACATCCGTTATACCTGATAAATAAAAATCAATATTTTGTGATGTATTTTGACCGTATAAATAATGTTTATAATATGTTACTTTTTCTCTACTAAAATTTTTAATAGCGGCATGTGAATTACCAAACTCTCTAATCTTTAACATATGTTCAGGTACACCATAACAAGCCATTAACATTCGTAATGAATTTATAGTACCTTTAGATTTGTACATATATAAAAGATTATTAAGAATACGATTCTTAATTTCTAAATCAGAGTTTCTAAATGATTGTGATAAATAATTCATATTATCCTAAGGTATTTAATACCGTTTCAATTTGTTGTTCTTTAATACTATCATATAATGTAGTATCATTTGAATCTATTTTTGGAGTTGGATTAAATCCAAAATTATATAAAAGTAAATTAATATTATTTGGATCATTACCACTATTTAATCTATTATCAAAGTTATATAAATCAAAATATTTTACCGTATTATACATATGATCATAATAATGGCCACACATATCTATTAATTTAACAAGTGATATATTATTAGAGTCATCATAAATTTGTGTTGGTATACCATAAATCAATCTATTCATATTATCATTATCATAATTTATAGCAACATTTAATGATCCGCTTAACCAATTTTTAACTATTATATTGGTTGATAATAATGGTAATAATGTTGAACCATCTTTTGGATATGGTTGTATAGTATATTCATTATTAACTTGTTCATCAATTTCAAAATATAAATATCTTTCATATGCATCAAATTTTGATTTTAGTGAACTTATTTCATCCAAAGATGCAGAATAGTTAACCGATGATGTTGGTATGGATGATAAATATTCCAATGATATTATTTTATTCATGAATATTTTAATTCTACTTTCAGCAGAACCAAAAAATGAAAAATTTGATAAATTAGAATAGTCAATATTACCAACGGCATCATGGACGTATTTTGAGTCGTTTATATTAAAATATGTTTCTATATCATATTTTGAACCTGATGTCAATTGATTATAATTATAATTATTATTGACATCAATAATCGAACTACCGACACTTGTTTGTGGTGTTAATGCTAATCTAGTATCAGTAATAACAGGAGGATCATATTTTATATAATAGTTTATATCTAATGATGTTACTGCACTTAATGCTTTATAAATTTCACATGAAGTATTTACACGTTGGTCATATTCAGATTCTAATTTTAATAGAAGTGATATGTTATTAACTATACCTACTGTTGTGGATGATGTATTCGTTTTCTTTGCATTTAATATTAGATAAAAACTACCGTTATTATAAACATATGAATTAAATTCTGTTTTTAATGCATTTACTATAATATCATTTATTTCATAATCAGAATTTATAACCAATTCAACTTTTGAATTTGAAATTTGTTTTACTTTCAAATTTTGTGCATTTAATAATGTATGCACATATGTAACATTTCCATCTTTATCATATACTGGTAATTCATATTCATATGTACCAAATAATTGAAATTGTACATTACATTGACCTTCATCAAATATATTTAAGTTATCAAATAATAATGGAATATCGGCTATAATGTCTACTGATTTATCATTTAGAATAGTTAATGTTATAAAATCTTTGAAAGGTGCACTCGTATAATCAATAAAACCTTCATATATACCTGCATCTAAAAATACAATAGTATAATGTAATTTATTTGTTATAGAATATGTCTCAGTCATGTTAGCCATTATTTATCCAAAAATTTAATAGTTGAATTATACTTCATTCCAAATGTAATTGATTTTGTATTATTACTATCTATACAAAAATCAAAAACTTGAAATTTATTATATAATTTATATGGTACATTTAATGATGTATTGATTTTATCATGTACATCATTTTTCATTGACTCGTCCATAAATGTATTATAATTTAATAGATTTCTATCAACTTGTATGTAACCATCAATATATTCATTATATAATACATTAGCATTAGTACTTTCAACATATTGTTTGTTTATATAAATATCACCATGCCATAATATCATTTTATTTGTAACATTATTTACATAAATATTTTCACCAATATATGTATATGTATTTGGTTGATTAGGTATTAAAACATCACCAGTTTTAGAATATTCTAATAATAAAGTATCATCAGTTTGATGTGGTATTAAATAATAATTAGATGTTTCATAAAATGACTTTAATGCAGTAATATCATATGTTCTATATTTTATAGAAAGCGATGCAATATACTTGAAAATGTCCAATAAAATATTAGTATCATTTTTAATTATTTCACTATAATATGTATTATAATAATCCTTTATAAATAGTCCATAATCTTCAACATGCACCGATGAAGTGGTGTGATAATTGTATCTTCCATTTGTACCAAATATAGGCATATATGTACTATTTGAATCATACATTTGTAATATTTGATTATAAGGATACCATGATCTTAGATAGTCACCAAGTGTTATAGGTGTTGTATCATTATCTATAAAAATCAATGGATTACTTAAAGATACTAATCCTGTATACTCTAATGTATAATCATATCCATTTGCTGTTGATATTAATATTCCTGTTGTTTTTTCAGAATTAGGATTATCATTACTATCATTTACCAAATATTTTGTAAATTGGTCATTACCATTATATTCATAAACTTTAAAGTAATATTCAGTACCTGATGCCAAACCTGTTACTTTAACGGATGTTCCAGTTCCACCATATATAAATTGTTGTGTTAAATTTTTATCATATTTAGATGAAACATTATTAAATTTAACAGGATCCGTTCCATTAAGTGGAGGAGTATCAAATTTATTATTCTTATTAATAACAACTAAACATTTTTCACCATTACCACGTTCCCAATGTACCGTCATTGCATGATCTGTTATATCAGTAAATGTTAAACCGCTTGCTTGTTCATTTGGTGGATTTACACCTGATATGAATGTAGTACTTTTTGGATTATCAATCGCATTTTCTAATAAATACTTGGTATTTGCTCCTGAACCATTAAATTCATATCCTTTAACATAATAAGTAGTGCCATTTATTAAACCATTAACACTTACGGTTTCACCTAAACCATTATAAATTACTTGTTGATTATTATTACCAAATGTTGAATTTCCAATAATATCTTCACCATCTTTAGGATCATTTATAGTATTGGATTTGCTCATTATTATCAATCGCTTTTCACCATGACCTTTATTCCACGTAATATTCATCTTATCAATATTCATTGTATTAAATGCAATATTACTTATTTGAATTTCAGGTACCTTTACACTAGACACTAATGTAAAATTAATTGGATTAGAAAATCCAATATTTGTTAAATAAAAACATTCAATATCCGGAGCTCCATAATATTCAACAGCCTTAACATAATATCTTACATTTTCTTTTAAACCTGTCACGGTAACTTTTGCTTTATTATTATCACCACCAATTGTTAGACGATGATAATCATTATAAACAACCTGTGTACCTGATGTGTATATTGAATTAGGTACAATATAATTACCGTCTAACGGGCATTGTGGATTGTTTATATCACTTATTAATAATATACATCTATTACCATCACCTCTATCCCAAATAATATCAACATAATCAGAACCTGATGAACCTGTCATTATATTATATGATTGTGTCTTTGGATATAAGCTTTGATTTGTATTATTAACACCTACAAAATGATTAGTATTTGATGAATTATTATTTAATGTTTTTAATGTTTTAACTTCAGTACCATTTGTATTATATTCTAATACTAAACAATAATAATTCATACCATCAATTACTTTTGATAATATAACAGTGTTTTCATTACCTGAGTATACTATTTCAGAAACATTACTACTTATTGAAGAATCTGCTATTATTGGATATGAATCAACTTCATCAGTATTACCATTTAACCATACACCACCGTTAAAAAATGTTGATAGAATTACAACACAACCATTACCATTACCGCGAGTCCATGATAATTGTACTCTACCATTTGATGAAACATTTGCGATGATATCGGATGCCTGAATAGTTGGTACGTTAATAGGTACAATAATAGGTGGTGATAATGTAACATTTTTATTATTATCATTTGTTAATGTTCTTAAATATTTACCATTTGAGGGATTTCCATTATCATTAAATTCATAAACTCTACATTGATATATTTTATTTGGCATTAAATTTGTTACCGTTACCGTCGTTCCAGTACCAATGTATACAAATTGACCATTATCAAATCCATTTGCGGTATCGTAATTAAATACATTACTAAAATTAAAATTAGTAGCTCCATCTTGTGGGTCATATAGTTCTTGGACACCAAATATAACCATACATTTTTCACCATCACCACGAGACCAATTTATAGTAACACTATCAGATGTTAAATTTGTAAAATTCAAATTTGATGCTTGTTTTGTTGGTGGTGTTGTAATTAGTGATGTATTTTTTAATATAACTCCATTAGGATTTAGTGTCATTGTATCTAGATTATATCCAGTGTCAGTGCCACTTCCTAATCTATCATATATTCTACAATAATATTCTGTACCTTCAGTTAATCCGGTTACTTTAAAAGCACCATCTTGAGGAAAATATTCATCATATATTAATTGCTGTCCTGAACCTTTATAATGAGAATCTGCTATAGGATCCGTACCATTTATAGGGTCAGTAAATTCATTTATAGTATTTAACAAAATATAATGGTCATGACCATTACCTCTAGTCCAAGTAATCCACATACTATCTTTAGTCATATTTGCAAATGAAATATTACTTGATTGTGTAGTTGGTGTAATATAATTAATTGGAGGAAAACCATCTCTATGATTAGAACGCTTAGATGAAGATGATAATATACCATAAGTATCGAAATGTAATACTGTCTTTAAATTTGTTGGTATTGATTTCATATATGGATCTTTAAGATATCTTTCATTAATAAATTTTATTAAAAAATATCTATCATCTTCCTTTAGATCATTTAATTCACTATCAGAATATGGTATAAAGAATGGTCTAAATAATTTTGCAGCAACTTCAGCATCACCATTACAAAATGGATATGGTAACGTTAATATATTTGAAATTAAATTACCAGTAAAATCTGACATTGATTGTGATGTATTTAGATTAAATGCACTTTCAAATCTTGAACTATTATTTATATATTCTGCTATTTGTTTTGATTCATTTGATAATGTACCTGCATACCGCATAGTATTAATTAATGATGAAGTATAATTAAATGGGCTAATATTTGTTTTTGATGGAATGAGATTATATGTTTCAACTAATCCCAATGGATTGTTTGGTAATGACATATTAAAGTCTATTATATCACTTCTAGTATCACGCAATATTTCAAAATTTGTTGTTTTATTTTCTGAATAAATATCCTTTTGATTATTTAATAAATTAGCAACGGCACCTGACACTTCATCATAATTATATTTATCATTCAAATATTGACTTGATGTTACATAAATATATTTTACATCTTTTTCATGTAATATATGTTCAACTTCAAATTCCGTATTAAAATCAGAATCATCTATACTGAATTTGTCAGCTATTATTTCAGTTGTTTCTGTTATCATTTGCTATTTGCTATTATTCCTGAAGTACTTGACATATAATATGTAGTACCTAAATTAATATTATAAAAATTTGATGACTCATTACGAGTATCTAATAACCATGAAAATGCTTCATCCTTTGAACGTATTTTATATTTATTTAGAAAGTTTTCTAATAAATCATAATAAGCAAAATCCTTTATTTCATCAGTAGGTCTTATTCCAAAAAATGGTACATATCCTTTATTACTATAATAACAAGTTCCATTATTGGACCTATAACCATTTTCATCCAATGAACCATTACCTGTGGCACGTACTATAAACGTACCTTCATGAGAACCTATATATTCTATTATTGTATGTAATCTATCACTATTCATAGATTCTTGTTTTACCTGTAAAGCTAAACAATCATAACCTGTATCTTCATCACAAGTTTCAAATGACCCATTAAATTTAGTATCCCTATTAAATAATGCAGAATCTATTCCAATCCCAGGAATGTTATAAAAATAATTACTTAAATTACTACCATTATAATGAGTGTTCATTATATTAGTGTTCATTTTAATATAATTTGTAGTTTCTATTATACCATCATTTAATACTAACACCGGTGCCAATAGCGGACGTACAGTTTTGCTTGAGCTCCAATAAATACCACGAGTATATCTTACTTCGGGTGCCCATACAATATCTATATAATTATCATTACCAAAGAAATAGCTTTCAAATGTAGAGTTAAGATATATTTTATTTGTTAAATTCTTAAATAACCTATTAGACATTGCTTTAAAAATTGACAATAAATGATTTAGATAATCTAAAACAACAACTTCACTTTCATCATCTAAAGATGAAATAAAATCATCAATACCATCATATGTAACATTTACATAATTTCCACCATAATATTTTACATAACCATAATTGAATGCTTTTAACATATCATCAGTATAATAATTACCTATATTATAATATCCTAATGTAAATAAATCTAAATTGTATGATTTGAAATTTATATTTAGATTTAATGCATTTGTACTTAACAATACATTTGAGTTATTAAGTATTTGCCCTACAACATTTATATAAAAATATGTTGGTAAATCATAATTAATACTAGCATTTCTAGAAATAGGTAAAAAATTAAAACCAGTTTCACTACTTCCAGTATATTGAAATAATGAAAGATTGTTGTTATTATTAAGATTACGTAAAATATAATTACTATTCTCAATAGTATAATCAAATATATAATTAAACATATTATCATCACCATTGCAAAATGGTCTAGGTAATGAATATATTTTATTTAATAAATCTCTTATATATGTTATAGCATCTGTTTTTTGTATAAGTTTAATATTATCGGAAATGTTAATTTCATTGGATCTTGTAAAATTTATTATTTCATCATTTGAATAGTGTGTTATAACCCAAGTTGGTATTACGGCTGAAGCCGTTGGATCCGGTAATATACCTGCGCTTTGTGTTGGTAATGAATTATAAATATATTTCAATGCTGCATTTAAGTAATAAAAAGTATTAGGTTTATTTAATGCAAATCCAACATTATGCATTTCATTATTAAATGATTGTTTATATTGTACAATATTATCTTTAATTTCTTCTAAGTTAACTTGAAGATTTGCGCCTGTTAAATATAAATTTTTATAATCTTCCTTTTTTACTTCTTCAATATCATTAGGTAATTCAGTATTAACAACTTCCGCTATATCATCTATATGTGTTAATGTAAAAGGTGGGTTGTTTCCTGCATGCACATATAACATATCGGATGCATCAAGTTTAGAATCATTTAAGAAAATAGGTTCTAAATTTGCACTGCGAGTTAAATATGTCCCATCTTTAATTTTATCAAGGTCAAATCCCATTAGTCAGTAACCATAAATGTATTGTTATTATCAAATATATGTAAATTATTTCCATATGTTAATTTTATTTTTATTTTATACATTCTTTGTGGTACTAAAGAGTCCATCCAAATGTTAAAATAATTACCATCAATGTCAGATGATATTTTTGTATATTCCGAAAAACCTATAATTTGTTCATCGGTTACTGCATCAAATATACCATAAAAAGATTCAGTTGGTAAATACAACACAGGTGTATCGGCCAAAAATAAATTATATGAATCTCTTTGCCATTTTGGTCTACTATTAAGTCGTATTGCAACAACATCATTAGCGGAATATTCTTTAGATAAATTTTTATAAAAAATAAAAATATTACTTAATAATACATTACCTGATAACTCATATATAGATGTATTAATATTTGATGGTACATAATTATCATCGGTAACTAATGATAGAATAGTGTCCTCATCGGTAATCTCTAAAGCTCGTACATAATCATCAAAATAGATATTTAATTTTGGTCTATATATTGTATTTGATTGTTTTGAATAAAAACATAAAGTTCCATAATCAGAATCATTTGATTCTACGGCATCTTGAAACTTAACTAAAAATCCATATTTTAGATCTGATGAACCACTTATATAATATGATTGAACAAATTCGGTAATATCAAATTTTGGATCCTCTAACATTGTAGATTCATTTAATCTACCTTTAACCTTTTCGATAATTGTACAAGTCTTTGGATTAACACTTGCTACATCTCCTCCAGCAACATCCCAAGCAACATTATCAGTGGAATATAACCAATTTGAATCATTTGTATTTATTTTTGTTTCTGTGAATTTACCAAAACCTTCACTCCAATAATGTTTAACTGGGAAGCATTCTAAAGTTAAACCTTTAATGCGATCACCTGCTATACAAATAGGTAGGGACAATTCAACCTTATCTGGCATTCTACCTAACGCTGTAAATAATCTATCTAAATCAAAATATACTAATGACCTTGATATTACAGGTTCTATATTTATATTTCTTTTAGTTAATTCTAAAATTTCATCTTCACCTGTATTTTTATTATCATATGATTGACTATGATATAAAGTAGTATCTTTATCTACATAAAAAATAATTTGCATTGTGTTCCTTAATTAACAATTGTACCAACAATATCATTGTCTGGTAATTTGACTTCAAAAATAGATGGGTCAAGTGCCGTATAAATTACACCATTTACATTTGCCTTTGACATTATATCTGGGTAATAGACATTTGAATATGGTGAACCACCAATACTTGATTTATTTACTATCTCAATATCAACTATAGATCTTACACCTGGGATAACTGCTAATAGATTATAAATTTCATGAATAATAATTGGTTGACCAATTGTCCATTTTGAAATATCAAAATAATCTTTTAATGCAGTAATACATTTTAATAGAACTTCCTTTTTATCAATAATATCATCAAATATTGATACACTAAAATTAACACCTATATTAATAACATACGCATCTCTTATTTCTATAGTATCAGTAGCCATACGATATTCATCTAAGTATGTTTTTATATTACCTTTTATTAAATCTGATAATGGTACCAAATTGTTATTTTCATCATATCCTAAACAAAATGCACTCAATGAAGAAACTGATAATTTATTCAATGTTTCATCAGGTGAATTTGTAGTTGCTATTAAGTTTGAATTATTAACAACTTTTACTTTTGCAACTGAACCATATTTAGGATGTAATGATAAAATTCTTATTTCATAATCAGGTGTAGTTACACAACGATTTTGTGTAGGATATGATGCAATTGCATTTTCCTTAATTTCATATAATGATTCAGGTCCTCTTCCACCAGTTGCGGCTGTTATATTGTTTACTGTTAATGTTGATTTAATATAATTAAATGTTTGTAAATCACTACCAATTAAATTAGCACCATTACTTATAAAATTAACATTCTTTATCTTATTCAAACTATCAGCCGCAAAATTTGTATTTCCGGTGTAGCCTTTTAGATATCTAATTGTTAATGTAACATTACTTGGACTTAAACCATAACTTCTATTTAATAGAAAATTTCTTGGGTCTATATTTTTATTAAATGTTGCGGTACCAATATATTTTGGGCTAGGTAATATATCAATATCTGATAATTGTGTAACACCACTACCAAATTGTATCATTAATTTATTATCAACTAATCGTGATATAAATCTAGTATCTACATTTTTATAGTTTAATATATAAGGTGTATTATGTTGCGCATGCGCATATCTTAAATCATTTTTTACAGGAATATCATCCACTATTTTATTATATGCTAAATATGGTACTTCATACCAAACTGTACCATCACTACCTACAACATCAATAATTTCTAAAACATTATCATCAGGTATTGTTATAGTTAAAAACTTTTGAGCATTACCTACATCATAAGTATATGTTTCAATACTACCCGATTTTCCAGCTATTGGTTTTTCTAATAAATAAAACAATACACTTCCATCATTACCTTTTGAATATTCCGATATTACAGTTCCATCTGTTAATGTATTTGAAAAATCAATTATACCATCATTAGGAATAAATGTCGTATCGCTACCATCTGCACCTATTTGTAAATCCGATAATATTAACGAATAATTCCAATCTGGTTTTTGAGGCATTTCTGTTGTAGCAGGTATTAATTGATATAACATAAATTGTGCATGTGATTGTGCACTTACTTTTGGTCTATATCCAAAAAGACTTTGTGCTTGATTTATAATATTAGTCCTATCGGTTGCCGAAAAGAATAATGATTCTGTAAATTTTACATTTTGATAAAATCCAGTTAAATCGGTTATATATGATAATAATTCTACTATTATCATTTCAACTGATTCATTTGAAATTGATGTAAATTCATTTGGAAAATATACTTTAAGAAATTCAATTAATGCATTTCTAACATCTTCAAAATTTCTATTAATATATTTTACGTTTTTATTTATGTCTTTAGTTATCATATACCTTAAACTTTAATTTTAACTACTGCTGATGTACCAAAATACATAAAGTTTATTGAAACTTGAGTATCATGATCCGTTATTTTTTCTATTGTAACATTAGTAACCGTTATTTCTGGAATGTAAGTCCGTAGGCTATCAATAATATCTTTTTTTATTTTCTTATTGCTAGTTTCATCATTTTGTTCAAATAAATACTTTGTTAATGACATACCAGTAAGATTGAAATATCTTTCATTTTCTTCACATGAAAACAATATTCTTATTTTTGTTTTTATATGTTCAAGCGTTGTATAATTTAAACTAAAAGATCCATCTTTTTTTGATGGTTCTATAGGATATTTAATACTTAATGGGTTACTTATCATTTATTAAATTTGACCTGAATAATCTTTGTTGAAAACATTATCTAAAAATGTACCATATTTTTTATCTGTTACTGATATCGCATCTAATGCATTAGGAGCGGTATCACCTTCAGGAATATCATCTATAGTATTATTCATGATATCATTCAATACTGGATTCTTAAATTGTATTTTAGGGCGTTGTGATTCTTGTACTTTTTTTTGTTGTTTTTGACCAACTCTTGGAACGTTATTATTAATAAGTTTTAATACATCATCTTTATCATCAGAAAGAATATTATTTTCTTCTAATTTCTTAAATGCTATTTCTAACTCTTGTCTAACAACAGTTCTTAGTATTTTTATAAATCTTGCTTCATCCATTTTTCTTAACCTTTTTATAATAAATATATGAATTATATTATTTTTACATTATTACTTAATATTCCAGTTACTTCACTATTCAATGCTAATATTGAAGGTAAATTAACAGGTGGTGTCCCAGGTGCACCAAATGTAAGTTTAGTCATTTCTTGTATTATCTTAGAAATTAATTGTGTTAATTTTGTTCCTAAAACTGCTGGGATTGTTGCACCATCTCCAATGGTAATTTTATTTGCTTTCAATGAAATTGATTTTGCTGTAGAAAGTATTATATTATCACCACATTCAAATATTATTTTTTCATTAGCACTACCATATAAACTACGTTTTGAAAATATTGAAATTTCATTTTGATTTGAATTTAATATTATTCTATCTGAATTTAATATTATTTGTTTACCCTTAAAAACAGGTTCTGATAAATTATTATAATAATACTGTTTACCATTTGTTGATGCATTAAATTCGACATTTTGCTCACATATAAATATACTATTATCATTGTTCAATGCATTATTAGTAATTGTTATGTTTTGATATCTTGCATCTTTATCGTATGAAAATATCATAGCACTTCCAAACCTACTTTGAATCATTAACATTCCAGGGACCATATCAACCTGTTTAGATTTATTTAGCTTATTTAGCTTATTATCCGTTGTTGGTGTTGATGATGGTGCGACCGTTGGTTTAGGGCCACTTGATTTGAAGTTTGAAATGTTGGTAGATGATGATGTTACTTTATCACCAGTAACTAACTTATTACTTGTATTTTCAAATACATCTCCAATATAACTAATAGGGGCTTCATAATATACTTTATCTAAAATATAATAAAATTTTACCAATTCACCAATAATTGGTATTACAAAAATATTTTTAGTCCCAGGTGTTGCTAATACACCTTCAGGATTAGGATTTCCATCAAGTATATTTATAACGGCCTTACCAATGTCATTTGGACCCGTATAAAGTACATGATTTTCATCTAATATAATATCAGTTACTTCTGCAATGTTTGATTTAATACCATTTTGATTCTGTGGTAACTTACTTGATAATGTTGAACTACTTATTAATTCATTGTTATTTTCAAACATTTACATTTTCACCTTCTAAATCTTTTATAGCGGCATCCGCTTTATCAATTAATGTTGTTAATCTATTACTAACATTTGTATCTACTGATTTTGCTAATGCACGTTGGGCATTAATATCTTTAATTAAACTTTGTCTTTCATCTTCAGTGAATGCACCTGTTTCACCACCTCCGCCTATTTTTATAGCACTTATCATACGTTGTATAATAGCTGCTAATTTAACCATATTTCCATCATTAGCAACCGCAACCTCAAAATATTCTTTAATTAAAGGTACAATAATCATAGCATCTTGTGGTTGTTTAATTAGACTATTTAATTTTTCTAAAAAGAAGTCTATTTGACTTGATTTATTTTTAGAACTATTATAAATATCTGCATAAATATTTGATAGTGATATCTCACCAAATATTGTAGTATCTTTATCCATACTTTCCTTGAATTGTTATATTATAACCTTGTCTATATAAATATAAGAAAGTACTAAAAATAAATAAAAAAGGCGGGTACCTTACGATAACCGCCTGCTTGTAGGAGTATAATGATTAATTATAATATTTTTTTGACATATCTAAATAACCATGTTCTTTATATGAAGAATATGCATTTAGGTATATTTTTTTCATTACGTTTAATATTCTGTTGATGTTTTGAGATGTGTCATCTGTCATTTCGCGGATGTATACAAATATTGATTTCTTTGAAATGATGTCCATTCCCTTATTTTCCAATAGGTGTATTATTGCTGATAATATATTTTGGTATTTTTTTCTACCTTTACATATTTCATATGAATTTTCTTTAAGATAAATTATAAACTGTTGTATGAATGTTGATATATCATCATTTTTTTCATCAATATCATATGATTCATCTTTTATGTCCAATGCAAAACTATTTTCAGAATCATCATTACCTGACATTGACATTTCATTTTTCATTCGTCTTTCACATCGCCTATTCCATAATATTAAATAATTAATCATAGAACGTGTAAAGTATGAAAATGCCCTACCTTTTTCTGGAGATATTTTACTTATGTTTAATAAAATATGAGCAACTAATTCATGCTTAATATCATAAAATGATTCATTAATATATGAAAACTTTTTAGTATTAATAATACTTTCTGCCATTTTATCCAATGCAAACTCAATACGATCTTTATAGATAATACTTCGTTTTAACACATCAGGTTCAGCAATATATTCTAACACTGCAGCTTCAGTATCAGGTGTAAAATACACCTTACCCTTTTTCTTTTTAATTTTACTCAATTGAGTTAACATATTTATTCCGTAGGTTTATTAGTAAAATAGTTAACAACGTTTTCGTGTAACTCTTTAATTTCATTTGTTATAAATTTATAAGTCCATCCAATTTCATCATCGGCTTCAAATGAACCACGAATATCAATATCCTTAATTTTCTTAAGTGCATCATTAAATCGTAATATCATTAAACTTTTATAATGTTCAAATGAAATTAATATAGATTCCATAACTGTTAGTTTTCTATAAGTATTAATAGCAACATATGTTGCAACTAATGCATATATAGTAACTATTGTATTATATAATTCAATATGTATTTCCATATTATGACTTCTTTTTATTTAATATTGCTGACATGTCACCTAAAGTAAATTCTTTGAAAACATCAACTGCTTTTGCTTGTGCCGACTGTTTTCCTGATTTAAGAACCTTTATATTCTTTTCACCAAATTTCCAATCTTGGTATTCAATACGCATAGCCATCATATCGGCTTGATGAATTATATATGGTAAGTTATTTTTGATTTGTTTAGAATCATACCAAGAAACTAAATATTCTTCATTACCTTTATTATATAAACCATCATGAAGTCTAATTCCGATAAATTCATTTTCAGTAATACGAATATCATATTCTTGTAAGAACCATAAAGCTCTATCTTGATGTGGCATTACATTTTTAATAGTTGTATTTGTATCATACATTTCACCACGTTTGCGTTTCCAATCTTCAGTTACTGGAACATATAATTCATTATCTAAATCTCCCAATTTACCAATATCATGATTTAATGCAACGAACATTAATTCTGAATATTCATAATTCTCAAATTGACCCATACGAATCCACAATTCATGCAATTCTTCTGCACATCTGATAACATTCAAAACATGATGAACATAACCACCAACAAAACATGAATGAAAATGTTCTTTACCTGATGCCGGCATCATAGTAATTCTCTCTTCAAATTCACCATATAATTTTAATAGTTTATCAATACGATCTTGTGAAAATCCATGTTTAGATGAATCTTTAATCCATTCGATTAATCTATCATAATTTGCTTGAACTTGTTCTGGTGTTAATTCTTTCATTTAATAACCTCTTTATTTTGTAATTGATTTGGCATAATCATTAACCACTTTATGCCCAGTATTGTATACACCAAATGCAATATCCCATCTATGATATTTTGCATATAATGTACTTAAATATTTCATTGACACTTTTATGTTAAGGTCTATATCATATAACACTTGGTCATATGTTAATACACTATCCGACATTGAATTTGCCGTACTTAACATTACTTGTGCAGCTCCTAATGCATTTTGATTTGAAATTAAATTTGCATTATAATCTTTATCTATTGGGCCACGATATGTTGATTCATGATATAACATTCTTAGTGCATATTTCGTTGGTACATTATATTCTTTAGAATATTTTACAGTACTTAAATAAACCTGCACTTCAGGTGAAATAATATTTTGCTTTGTTTGTATATTATGAATTTTTACAACTTCTGCTTCTATATTATTTATTCTAACTATATCAGTAATAAACATAGTCACTGTTATAAAAAATAACAGTGACATATATAAATGTGTTAATTTCATTTTATTTTATTCAAATATGAACGTTGCATTTGCGCTTGTATTTGACCGTTAATAATTGTAGTTGATGAATCATCAAATATAGTAACCGAATTTGCTTTAAAATCAATTATATTTAATTGACCTTTATCATCAACCATAATACTAATACTATCACCTGTCTTAAATTCAAAGACTTTATGTTGAACTGTTGTTCTAACAGTGTGCACTAAATAACCAAAGACAATAGATAATATTATTAAGCTATAAAGTTTTACAAATTTCCAAAATGATAAACAATACACTTTGATTTTTGATAAAACTTTAGTCTCAATTTCTTTAATCTTTACTTTAGTTACCATAATGACCAACTCTTCCATAAAATTTGAAAATAAGATCTTTAAGATCTTCGCATGTCCAAACACGAGCACCAACATCATTATTATATAAAAATACACGTGTTGCAACACCAGCCGTTAAAATTGAATTTAATTCACTTTCAACTTCAGGTCTTGGTATTAGTTTTCTTTTTGTATCAAACATCTTATCACGACGATCATCTTTAGAATGACCATAATTTTCATTAAGCCATGCTAAAAGTTTAGGTTCATCTAAATCAATATTTATATAGACTAATTCAGGTGCAAATTCACCATGTCTAATTAAAATAGTTTTCATTTATTTTCCTTATTTTCTTTTACTGAAAGTCTATAACCATTTTTGAAATGCTTATCTGCATTTTTATATTTATCAATGATTTTTTCATTATTATCATTAATAAATTCAACTTTTTCATTCCTACCAATTTTAGGTTCAGTACGAACATGAGTAATACCTGCATATGATCTATCAGTCATTAGAATACCCATCAAGTGATCATATTCATGTTGAATAGCAACACATTCTAATAAATCCAAATCGGCATATAATGCCTTTTTGCTTTTAATAGAATCAGGATCTTTAATACCAAACTCACGTACACCTTCAAAATTATCTGCTTTAACTTTTATTGAAAGTCTACGAACGGTTTTGCTTGATTTATTTGGAATTGACATACAGCCTTCTACATAAGGAACTGTTTCATATGAGGCTTCGATAATTTCAGGATTTATAAAAATCTCAGGTTCTTTTACGTTTACAACAAAGACCTTTCTAAAAATACCAATTTGTGGAGCTGATAAACCGATACATGGATTTTCTTTCATTGATTGTAAAAGTAACAATGCAATTTTTTCACCATACTCAACGGATTCAACTTTTTGTGAAACTTGGCGTAGTTTATTTTTATCTTTTATAATATTAATTCTACCAACACTATCAAGTCCTAATGTAATACTAGGATCATTTCCAACATTGGAATAATCTACACTTTCTATTTTATCCGAAGCCATAACATTTTCAGATGAAACAACTTCAGCATCTTCGGCAGAATTTAATTTTTCATCAATCACAGGAAATGCTTGTTTAACAGCGCTTAAATCATTGGAATTATTCAGTAACATTTAATTTTGCCTTTGCTTTCTTTTTTGAAATTTTCTTTTCTTTTTTAGCTTTGTTATATCTTTTTAACAATCGTGCTTCTTTTTTAATTTTATTTGCTTCACGATTTTTACGTTGAGTTTCTTTAATTGCATCAACATCGGTTACCGGTAAAGTACCTTTTAATTTTGGAGATTCAACACCAAATCTATAAACAGTACCATCTTTGTAAACAAATTGCTGCATTAATTTCCACCCACGTGGATATCCTACTTTTTTCTCAACTTTTGCTTTCTTTGAAGGTAATTCAAATGGAACTAAAGCACTTGTACATTTTGAACAAGTGACAGAAACAGCATCGGTACTAGTATGTGGAACAACGGTACCACATTTACATTTTAGATCTTGAGATTTTTTAGCATTCAATAATCTATCTGCTTGAGCACCTGACATTTTAACAATTTTACGTTTTTGTTTTTTCAATTCTATAACCGTTTAATTTTTATAA